AACATCTATTATTTTTTATTAATTTTATAATTTATATACCTAAAAAAAAGATAAAAACAATAGAATAAAACTACCCGAATGATGGGTTTATTCCTTTATGAAGGTATGGGAAAGGGATAAAATGTTTTATTCCTTTATTCCTTTATTCAGGTATGGGAAAGGGATAAAATGTTTTATTCCTTTATTCAGGTATGGGAAAGGGATAAAATGTTTTATTCCTTTATTCCTTTATTCAGGTATGGGAAAGGGATAAAATGTTTTATTCCTTTATGAAGGTATGGGAAAGGGATAAAATGTTTTATTCCTTTATTCAGGTATGGGAAAGGGATAAAATGTTTTATTCCTTTATTCAGGTATGGGAAAGGGATAAAATGTTTTATTCCTTTATTCAGGTATGGGAAAGGGATAAAATGTTTTATTCCTTTATTCAGGTATGGGAAAGGGATAAAATGTTTTATTCCTTTATTCAGGTATGGGAAAGGGATAAAATGTTTTATTCCTTTATTCAGGTATGGGAAAGGGATAAAATGTTTTATTCCTTTATTCAGGTATGGGAAAGGGATAAAATGTTTTATTCCTTTATTCAGGTATGGGAAAGGGATAAAATGTTTTATTCCTTTATTCCTTTATTCAGGTATGGGAAAGGGATAAAATGTTTTATTCCTTTATTCCTTTATTCAGGTATGGGAAAGGGATAAAATGTTTTATTCCTTTATTCCTTTATTCAGGTATGGGAAAGGGATAAAATGTTTTATTCCTTTATTCCTTTATTCAGGTATGGGAAAGGGATAAAATGTTTTATTCCTTTATTCCTTTATTCAGGTATGGGAAAGGGATAAAATGTTTTATTCCTTTATTCAGGTATGGGAAAGGGATAAAATGTTTTATTCCTTTATTCCTTTATTCAGGTATGGGAAAGGGATAAAATGTTTTATTCCTTTATTCAGGTATGGGAAAGGGATAAAATGTTTTATTCCTTTATTCAGGTATGGGAAAGGGATAAAATGTTTTATTCCTTTATTCAGGTATGGGAAAGGGATAAAATGTTTTATTCCTTTATTCAGGTATGGGAAAGGGATAAAATGTTTTATTCCTTTATTCCTTTATTCAGGTATGGGAAAGGGATAAAATGTTTTATTCCTTTATTCCTTTATTCAGGTATGGGAAAGGGATAAAATGTTTTATTCCTTTATTCCTTTATTCAGGTATGGGAAAGGGATAAAATGTTTTATTCCTTTATTCCTTTATTCAGGTATGGGAAAGGGATAAAATGTTTTATTCCTTTATTCCTTTATTCAGGTATGGGAAAGGGATAAAATGTTTTATTCCTTTATTCCTTTATTCAGGTATGGGAAAGGGATAAAATGTTTTATTCCTTTATTCAGGTATGGGAAAGGGATAAAATGTTTTATTCCTTTATTCCTTTATTCAGGTATGGGAAAGGGATAAAATGTTTTATTCCTTTATTCCTTTATTCAGGTATGGGAAAGGGATAAAATGTTTTATTCCTTTATTCCTTTATTCAGGTATGGGAAAGGGATAAAATGTTTTATTCCTTTATTCAGGTATGGGAAAGGGATAAAATGTTTTATTCCTTTATTCCTTTATTCAGGTATGGGAAAGGGATAAAATGTTTTATTCCTTTATGAAGGTATGGGAAAGATAATTTATACATCAAATAAAAACATTTAGTATAACAACTTTATAAAATTTATATTTTGAGCATTCTATTAATCAATATTGCCTTTACAGATGTCAAATCTTCGAATGTTAATAATTCACCCAATAACATTAGAACCTTAGCAGAGGCGCGTGTGGGAATAGATTCACCACCCCAATATTCTGCGGCTTTTGCTAATAGACCGACGATTGCACAGGCTTCTTGTGTAAGGTTTTCCCTTTCCAAGGAAAGACCAATAAAAGATTTTGCATGATTAAATCCCTCTTTTGAATCCAAGAATAATAATTTTACAAATGTTGTCAAATCTTTACCAAATACTTCTATAGCTTCCTGTTTAAATGATTCAAGAGCAACGAACACATTTCCGGCTCTATCTCTACTACGAAATTCTTTGGATGACCAATATAAATAATCGGCAATGGCCACCGTTATATCGTCGGATTCAGTAAATTCATCACAATATGCATAGTTAACAATATGGTATTGATGTTCCATATTTGTTTATTGTAAAAGAAATATAACAGCGGAAGGCTGTTATAAACGTATATGTCTCGAATTTATTTTTCATCTTATATTATTTATTCAACCATTTCAACCATCTTCTCTAAAAAACTTTTCTCAATTTTTTCTTCAACCTTTTTCGGTTGAGTTTTTGCTTTTTTATAGGGATAAGGGTAACAATATTCGTAGTATCGTTTGAATGGATTAGGCATTTTCATAAAATCAAATACGCCATTAAATCTATCCTCTTCGGGCTTTATAGCCTTTTCCACAACGCCAGCGCCATTGTTGGATTCCGATATTGGGGGTTTTTCCGCTTGTTCCTTAAGTTTGGGTTTTATATTGGGGGTGGGATTCGGTTCCGGAGGCATGATGGGTAAATATATTTTTTCATCATCGGGAAAGATTTCCGCATCGTCATCTTTTTTATGTGGATCCGGAAGTACATCATGAAACGGATTTAGTTCTCCAAACATAAAAGAAATTAATTTTTTCATAGGATACATCGATAGAGAATACAGACTGTATATAATTAGATTGCATAATCTAGATAAATAAAATATGCATAGCATGCAGATTTTTGCAAAGCTATTTATCAATAATTGACAAAATCCTTTCAATGCATATGCGATGAATCCTATAACCTTAAGAATTAATACTATCGTCCCTCTCACACACTTCCATATCCCAAAAATAATTTTGTGAACGAGGGAGGAAATCCACCAAACTAAAAAAAAATAGAAAACTCAGGTTTCTCCGCCATAATTTATTAGACATGAAATATAATAATTATTGGGGAATGGATATTCTACCTATAAAGAGAATTTCATTTTCATATTCTATTATAAAGATGAAGGGACGGTTCACGTATATGGATTCAATGCGAAAGAGATGTTGGTATGTATCTTCTTGAGTATTATATCTCATTTTCTTTGTTATATTTTTTGTATTTGTTCCTTCTTCATCTATCTCAAGAATAATTTTTTGATATACGGATGGGGGAAGAGGATATAGATCATCCTCTTTATCCCCTTGTGTAATCATACGCGAAAGATTGGGATTTGTGAACAATGTTTTAATCCCTGCAGAAGGCAGTAAATGTTCCGCGTTAAAAGAATGTTCTATTCTAAACTTAGGAATGGAGAGCTCTAGATACTTTTTTCTCGATGCGTATTTAAATGCCTTTAGCGTATCGCCATGCATCATGTTTTCTAGTTGATTCAATTGGTCGTTAGATATAGCGTCTGGAAATACGATCCACATATGCGACCGTGAACAATTGCCATAAGGAATTTCAATGATATTAGACTGATGATATCTACCCACATTAAATATACCTTTCGTCGTCATCATATTTACGTATTTAAAGGAAACCTTATCTATATTGAAGATATCCATCGTAGTTTTTTTACGTAAAAAGGGATATTTCCATAATCCATTAAACTGTACGGTGTTTATAATCAAAATAGACGTATCGGGCATATAATGTAAAAAGTTAACAATATTTGTTTTTTTATAAACCCATTCATTAATAGATCTCCGTATAGGTTCTGCGTGACTCGCGAGATCCGCGAGTATCACATCAATTCCCATATCATTCATAGATGTTACGAATGCGGAATGTATAGGTAGGTGAGAATCCACATACACTTTTGTAATATTATGAATATGATTTTTCCGTATAGGGGAATATGCGCTTCCTATATATTTACTCAATTCATTTTTTGTTTCTCTTTCAGAACCTAAATATAATACATGCAGGAAGGCTTTTAACGATTCTGGAGAAAAAACAATGTTGAATCTGTGTAAGGATTTCAAGATACAGAACCCCAAATCCAACATTATATTATTATTTAAAATATAATACTTTTTCATCAAATTTATAATTCATCATAATAAAAAATTTTCTTTATGTGTTCATGTTGATGCTTATTATATTTCGATCTGTCAAATGATCCATGATGGCAAGGTTTTAGATATTTATTATGATTTTCTACCGTCCCAAATCCACAAGTTAATTTCCCAATATTGCTTGAAAAGATGTATTTAGAGGCGACGGGTTTCAATTTCTTTTCACAAAGCGATCTAACTTGAACCAAAGATGAACTATGTTGAATACACGTATTATCTATTTTAATGGTAACTTCCACCTCACTTTCACCAAACTCATGCTTTTCTTGTCTATATGTTAATTCACTACTCACTTCATCACAAGACACTATTACGTGTATTTTTTTAGAACATTTTGGTGCTAGTTCTATATGTGACAAATTTCTGGTGTACATTTCTGTATATACATATCTGCCTAATCCGTATACTGCTTCATCTACATTTTTTACAATAAATTCATTCGTATTTGTGTCATCACATTCGTCATGGATGAAAATTCTAAACCCATTACCCTCTTTTATTAGACCTCCTGGTCCGTATACCATGTTACATCCAGTATTGGAGGCTTTAAAATCATCTATTGTAGTGATGCATAACCCTACCTCTATTTCCCATGTTGTTTCTTCATCTTCATTACATCTTTGAATAGCTATAGAATTAGAATAATGAATCAATCCTATAAAATTTAAAAGAAGAAGTAGTAGTGTATTATCCATTTCGATTCGATGCGATGCAACAGAATCGACTGCCGTATTAAATGGAGTATAAATTCATTTTTATCCGAATAGTCCTGAAAAAAATCCTTTTTTCGGAGGTTCCTCCTTCTTAAACGGGTTCAAATAACTTAAGAATCCCGAAGTTTTTGGCTGTGGCTTTCCTCCAAATATATTCCAACTATCTATAGATAGCATTTTCATAGGTGATAATAAATTTGGAAAGTCCAATATATTATTTATTTTATTTTATATTAATAATCTTTTTTAAATTCGAAAAATATTTGTAATAAACAATAAAACAAATTATAGTTTATTTACCATATTATATCTAATTCACAAAAATTCATACATTCTTTATCATCATGTGTATCACAATAACATCTTTTTGTTCGTTTATGGGGTATATTGGAATCAGGTTTATTAATATTATCATCGATTGAAGATATATAACTTTCGTCATTCTCACAACAACATAACATAATAGAAGAAGTAAGTAAAATAATAGGCAATATTTTACTATCCATTATAATTTTTATAAAATAGGCTTTAATTTTAAATATTTTTGTGATTTAATTAAATGGAAAAATAACATTTAATTATCTTAAAATTTATATAGTGAATTTCAGAATTACAGTCTCCAGAAAGGACATAATAATCTATATTTTCATTTATTATTTTATCCGTAACATTTTTAACTATTTCTTCTAAAAATGTATAATCATTATTATTCATCGGATACCACATATCTTTATTTACTTTACTTAATGTGTTCCATGCTATATTTTTATTATCTTCATTTTTGAGGTAATAAAAGTATTCCTTAATATCTTGATAATTGAAGGCTACTTCCATACACATATCATCAAAGCTTTCATCCACTATTCTTTTCTTTATAACTTTGGAATATAAATTTACTAATAAACATTTACCGGACCTATCCAATATGATACCAAAATTATCTACTTCTGCCAAATGATTATTAATTATTATATAACAATAGCATAATTCTTTATTATTTTCTGATTTATGAAATGTTATTAATCTATCTAAATATGGAATAGTAAATAATATATCATCTGCAATTTTATATTTTATGATCACATTAAATAATGCTACAATCTTAATTCCTTCCTTTACGATTGTGGATTTATGTATCAAGGTTTTATCGAATAATACATTTTCTTTTGTAGCTATTGAAGTATCATCATTTAAGAATATTTTTGTTTTACCACCATTTTTTGGTTTTTGTATATATAAAATTAAATGATATTCTTCACAGTCATGAGATCTTAATTGAATAAAATCTGTATGATTGTCAAAATGATCACCGCAATCATATTTTACAAATGTAATATGTTTATCTACTATAATTTTTTCAATTATCTTATTATTATTAAATTCATCAAGTAATTTATTTCTGACACGTTCAATGACATCATCATTATCAATAATAATTTGTTTTGATTTTCTTTTATATATATCAATATGCTCCCCTTCTTCATATACATTATATATTTTTGAAGGATACCATTTATCATCATTTGATTTTATTATAGCATTTAAACAATCTAATATATCGGAGAAACAATTATTTTTAAAAATATTCACCGTTATTTTATCCAAATTATTATTGATATACATATTTGTTTATTATTTTTTTTTAAAAAAAATTATTTTTTTTTTATGTTTTATTTTATCATTTAATCTTCTTCATCATCAATGGATGATTTAACATCTCCTTGATATTGCATGATGGGTTCTGGTCCATTACAACCCTCCTCACACCTATGTATGGAGGGTTGTATAGTACTATGAAATCCAACACATACTATTTTGTTTGACATATCAGTAGGTACAACAATACTAGGGGTAGATGCAAATACTAATGCGGTTTCATTAATTATTCGTGTATTTGTTGGAAATCCTGGTTCTCCTGGATTATAATCTGTATCTACAATTAACTCTGTAAAATATCTAGACCATCTATAAGTAGGTGCCAAATCTTCTAGATTATACCATTTAGCAGCAACAGAAGAAGGATTATGTTTATCAAAATCACAAAATAATGTTGTATTTTCTCCTTTCTCTTTACCAGTTACCTTTATCTTAGGTTCTACAGGAGATGGAATATTACCTTTTGCCAATTTCCAATAATCATTTGCTGTAATACCACACGTCACTGCAACAATAGAACCAAAATATTTCATTATATCATTCCAAAATGGAGATGTGACGGTCAACATACCCACTTTTGGAAATGTATGAGATTTTACCTTTGTAAATCTCTTATTTTTTGTATCAAATCTAGTTAATATTTTACCATCAACTTCTACATAACCAAATTGTGTATATAACTGAATTAAATCTGTACAACCAACTATCAGTGAAATACTTTCATGTTTATTTCCTTCAAGTTTATTGATTTCAGAAAGAGTGTTTTCTAATTGTCCAAGCCAAAAACTATAATGATAATCATCCTTTGGATAATGTTTAATTTTTGTTTCATTAAACCATTTAGGAATTGTATGTTTTTGTTCCGGTCTTCCGGTTTCATGGTTTAATTTATAATGTTTTATTAATACATTATTAAATGTATCCGTGACATCAAATTCTTTCTTTCCTGTAGTTTTATCATATCTAGTAAATGTATAATTATATACCAGATATCTGGCTGCCTCTGAGTATGCTATTATAGAAAGTAGAATTAAAATTAGTTTTTTCATATTTTGTTATTTTATATAATTAACATCATATTTCAATTATATTTTAACTTTGTTATAAAAAACTTTTTAAATATTAGTCGATGTCGAATACTAACTTCTGCAAAGAAAATGCTTGAAAAATCTATATCATAATTTATTTTGTTGGCTATCAATCCTATTAATCCTATTGTAGCTTTACAATGAGTTAATATATCCCCATTAAATTTTTCGTGTATGTCTAAATATTGTATTTTTTGTTGAGTAAACATAGATACGTAGTGATCTATATTTTTATAATAAATATATGCAATATTATCATATTTTAATAATTCTTTAAATATTTTTCCACATTGTATTTGGTTTCCATATTTGATAGATTTTCTCCATTGAAAATACAGATAGATTATATCATCTATACTATGATGATTTTCTAATTTATCTAAAATAATATAATTGATTTTTTTATTTGAATATTTTGATTTTTCTAATACATCTTTCGATTCTTTCTCTATGATAGTATGTATATTAAGTTTATTAGGTATTACTTTTATTATATCATAAAATAGTCGTAAATCGCATAAATAAAATTCTTCTTCAAAAATTTTTATTACTTCCTTTTTTGTTGGATCTTTATCATGACGTGAAAAATCTGTATTTTCTTTAAAGATGATACAAAATTGTTTAAATTCATCTATAGAAAGTTTTTTCAAATATTTTCGTATTATCCTTCCGGATCTATAATCCTTTATAAAATTTTTCACTATAACGCACGATGATGGTACCGTCATCTTCCAGAGAAGTTGGTTTACAATTCAATTAATTTGATTGATTGAGATTATTTATAAAATTTTTCACTACAATTATAATATAATAAAAATAAAATTAATTTTCACCAATATCTAACAACATTTCATCAAGCAAAGATAAGATTAATTCATATACTTTAAGCTTTGGCCCGCATTTCTTTTTGTATTTTTTATCTACAACATTTTTTACTCTTTCTTTTAAGTATGGAATATCATTTCTTGATTTTAGCACACATATATCAACTGGTGGTGGATTTATAGATCCTACACAAACGGTTTCTGAAGGTTCTGTAATTTTGGGATAATAATCATTTTTATCTTCACCAATAACATTGATACAAACATTTTGATAGCTTTCAAAAATTATTTTACATTGATATTTGTTACAATAATAATCACTGATTTTGTAATATATAGGTTCGTTGTCACCAAATGTAATATTCGCGGTATATGTAAGAAGCGTATTACATAGTTTATCATTTTCATAAATTGGTACCTTTTTTCCTTTGATGATAGCTGTTGGATGCTTAATGGTTAATATGATTGATCCGGTTGAATCTTTTCTTTCTAAAGTAATATTGGGTGGATTAATAATCACAATAGAACATACTGACTTCAAATTTTGTGTAAATTCTTCTAAATCTTTATTAATTAATTTTACCCATATATCCATTTCATTATCGTTTATTTTATCAGAAACATCACATATACCAAATGAATTTGTACAAACAGTTCTCCAACTTGTTTCATAATTATTTATAGATACATTATATTTATCTTTATTATCATTCCATTTTATTATTGTATCAAAATCATAAGATTCAAAATGTATATTATTTGGTTTTGATAAGGCTGAAGCAATAAAGAATGAAACTAAAATCATTGATTTAATCATGTTGGTTTTAAAATATGACAAGTTTTTTTTTAGTTTTTTTTCTGATAAAAATTTTAAATTATGGAAACATTGAACATAAATATTTATCAAATTGATTTCGTTTTATGTAACTTATGTCATCAAAAAATATATTATAACAAGGATATGCTCCTTTATCGTATTTTGAAATTATTGATACTAATCCAATCATGCGTTTAATTGATTCTATATCTATTTTAATGTTATCATCGTATGTTCTTTTAAACCGTTTGAATAATGTAAAACTATACTTTCTATCGCTTGTAGTCTCAAGATTTGTAATTGATGTATTTATATAATTGTTACCATAATGATCAATTGCCATTTTATCATATGTTAATAGCTCACTATATATTTTTCCTATAGGTACGTCATTAAAATCAACATCCTCATTGTTTTTTCTATACATAAAATATACCTCCATCATGTTGTTAAAGTCATCTACATCACTCATTGAATTAATATATTTATACTCTTTCCAAACTTTAAACGGTATAATTGTAACATTATATATTCCATCGTTGATTAGCTCATATACAAGTTTCCTATTTTCATATAGTATATTTGAAACAAACTTTATTATTGAAAAAGATAATTTATCATCCGTTTCTGTTAAAAAATCAATCATTAATTCTTTTGATACACGATCGTGCTTTGAAAAATAAAATATTTCTTTGAATAGAGTTCTTAGTTTTTCTTCATCTACTTCACATATTAGGCATATATATTTTTGCATGAGTTTATTTTTCTGTTCGTAATTCATTTTTTAAAAAAAAACTATATTTATTTTCAGTTTTATAATTATTATACTAATTTATCAACTTGTATAATTAAGTATTTATTAATATTTTGCTTATGATATTTTATATATATGATTACCAAAAAAATGCATGATATCATGACTATTACAAATGGTATCAAATAAATTGTAAAAACTACAAATTTTAACATGGTGTACTGATTTTTTATTATTTCTTTTATATCAAGTTTAATTATAAAACATATAGATATAAACAATGAAACCAAAAAAGTAATAACAAAGTAGTGTGACCAATCGCTAATACGTTTTTCAATGGTATCATTATAAATATAATATACAGCTGTTTTCTTGGTAGTCCTTACCATCGTTATTATATTTAACAAATACATCCTTTTTCATGTTTTTCTTAATTAATAGATTTATTATTTTTAAATTAAAAAATTTCCCCATAAACGCATAAATTAATGGATTTATGCAACAATGAGATAGTGCTATAGTTTCAGTAATAAATATACTATAATATATACCTTTCATAGTATTACATCCATCTATTATATGAAGATAATGTAGTGATAAAGCAAATATTGAGATATTGAATGGTACCCAAAAAATTAGTGTTAAACACACGATGATACAAATTAATTTTATTGCCTCATTATTTTTATTATTGATATTCATTCTTTTCAAATAAATTATCATTTTGACATAACAGTATAACAAGATAGTAATTGGTATTAACATTCCCAATATATTTACTTCAAAATTTATAAATATTTTCCAATTATTAGTTCCATCATAATATGGAAAACATTCCAATGTGTTATGTTCTTTTTTTACATTAAAGGAAATGAACATCGGAATAGTTGCGATAATAGAAATTAACCATATAATTATACTAATTATAGATGCGTATTTTACAGTATTCATCTTTGTTGATATACACGGATATGCTATTGAAATATATCTATCTACACTCATTATTGATATAAATAACATAGTATTGTAAAATCCTATATAGTATATACCAGATACAAGTTTGCATATAAAGGTACCAAATGACCATTCTTGTAATATATAAAATATATAAAATGGTAATAATGAAACAAATAAAATATCAGACGTTGCAAGGTTTAATAAATATACATCTTCTGATGTTCTAATTTTTGATCGAGTGAGCACATAAATTATAATAAAATTACTAACTAATCCGAAGAAGAAGAATGTTGAATATGCTAAGATTAATATTGTATTTTTATGAGGTATTTCATGATTACAAGGCTCATACGATTCATCATATTCGTAATCATATCCCTCATCCGTAGTACTATTTATAATAGAAGTTAGTGTGGTTGCATACATCATATTATATATTTCAAAATACTAACATTATTTTTATTTTTTGAGAAAAATATATTTAATCCTTATTAAAAATAATATCTCTATTTTTTGAAATATCGATGCAATTTAAACCCATATTATTACATTCTTCATAATCCAAACCAATAGAGAGAAGAAAATCAACAATTTTTTGATCATCGTGATACATCAAATAGGTATACAATATATTATTTTGATGTTTATCTTTATTAAACGGAGAATTACCCATCTCAATTAGAAATTTCATTATTTCAACATTAATGCTGATATTGTCTAAATATACATGAAGCAAATTTTTTCCATCTGAATTGATTTCATTTATATTGGCATTTGCTTCGATTAAAATTTTTAATATTTCTTCAGATATATTTTTATTATATGTAAGATAGTAACTTAATAAACTAATATTATCTCCAGGAATAATACAATTTACATTTGCACCATTTTCAATTAAAAGTTTCAGTATATTTTTATTTACATATTCTTTATCCAAACATGATAAAATCGGAGGTTCATTAAAATCATTATTTTCATTACTAAGATTAATCCATTTTTTAACACCTTCTTCATCATCACTTTCTATATAATAGAACAAAGGATTAGAATATTTTGAAAACATATAATCCACTTGATCCATGAAATCACATTCTTTGCTCATCATGTCCATTATTGTATGGCAAAATTATTCACCACTAAAAAAAGTCATAATATTTCATTTATATTATAGTTACTTTATATTCTTTTGTTATATTATAATTATTACTATTATATGCAAATAATAATGTACATACATATGAACCAGAATCAGAATTTGTTGCTGAATTAATGGTTAAAGTAGAATTATCATTACTAAGATGTATATGTTCTGTTCCATATATAATAATTCCATTAAAGGACCAAGTTAATGTATAATCATCTTTGAATGTGGTTTGTATGCCGCGTGTTCCATAACATGCGAGTTTTATATCTTTACCTGAATGGAATTGAAAATTATATAAACCACTATCAACACTAAATCTTATGGTTGATTCTTCACAAATATTACCATTACTAATTGTGCAAATATAAATACCTTCATTTGATTTTTTAGAATTTCCTATCCATAAATTTTCGCTCCTATCACCTATTTCATTATGTGTAATAGTCTTTATTTTAGTACGTGCTCCAGAATCTCTAACAAATGCCAAGGAATCTGTTTTTGACCATGTTACATTATAATCAGTAATAAATGTTTTATCATAAAACTTCGATCTTTTAGAATGTTTTCCTGTACAAAGTAAAACCATAGGATCTCCATCTTTTGCATATGATGGAATTAAATCTCCTCCTCTATATTGACATGATAAACATAAGCAATTAATAAATTGTAATAATATGAAAAATATTATCAAAATCATAATTGATTATTTTATTACTATCTTCTTCAGCTTTTTATTGTTTATTTTTAATTTTATTTATTTAGGGCATGTATTTGGTAATAATCCAGAAATGTCAGATATTGTTCCATATATAATTGATGACGTATCTCTAACACTTCCATAATCATATGTTACATCAGCTTTAATACCATCAATACATTTGCCATATAATATGAGTTTTTCGATATGATCTGCATGTTTTTGTTTTTTAGGTTTAAACCTTTGTGGTGTCATTACTAAATTATTATCATCTCCATCACATGTTATTATAATTCTAACAATGCATCTACTATCAAAATTTAATCCTTTATATTTCATAATAATTGGTGTGAAATATCCTAATTCCATAGTATTATTTCTAACATTTGTATAATATCCCTCTGTAAATCCTGCATCGCCACAATCAGATAATGTAATTGATACATTAAAATTATCTATTATATACATAGAATAAAAATTATCATGATCATACCGTTTACATGATACATCATTTATTAGATTTTTATCATATACTGTCAGATCAACAAACATAGTAAATTTATTTTGGATTTCTTCATTTGATACTTTAGATACATGATAACACGTAATAAAAAAAATAAAAGAAGTTAATAATGTATACTTAATCATTATTTGATATAGTAAATATTTATTTAATTTGATTTCTTATCACATACATAATAATCTATCTTTTCTGTATCTACATCACATTGTCGTTTGCTTGTATTTAAATTTCTCCATGTATATCCTCCGCTTGTACCCGAATAAGGTCTGGCTATAATACTATTTGCACTTTTAAATCCATATAGGGAGTTTGGATATACATTTAAATCGACGCAGGTAACACAGGAACCCACTATGATTAATTCATTTTTTGTTGATAAATTATCTATATTTTGCCTTTTAGAAACGATATCACAATCTACATCTAAACAGGTAATAGTCACTTTTGTATCTGGAATAGAATTATTTGCATTTGACGATCTATCATCCGCCATAAATATTAAAATCACTAATGTATTATTTACAAAACCTTCTGCTGAAGCAACTAGGGGTTTCGTAATTTCAGTAGTGAATTCAAAATCTACATTTATCCCATATCCTGTAATAGATATATGACTATTTGAAATAATATCAATTTTACACTCTTCTTGTTCTTTAATTGGATAGGTTAAGCCAATAACCAAAGATGATGCTAAATTCCAAAATCTGTATCTGTGAGAATTGCATTTCCCTAATGAAGAAGAAAGTTTTCCATTCCTATTACTAAGAGGGGAAGAAAGGCAACTAGAGATGCAGATTGATATTAAAATAAAATAAAATAATTTAGCCATTTTCTACCTATACTTTTTTATCAATTTTTATGGATCTCTCACAATACCAGAAAATAGAATCATTTTAGTTGGTTTATGTTCAATCAAGAACATAAAAGGTCGGTTACAAATAATAGATTTAATAACTCGTCTTGGTATCGCCAATATTACAGTTGAGCTTTGTGCAGTCGTACCTGTTTCATCTACATCTATTTTGGTTTTTTGTAGGGCTTTAGATACATAAATCTCTTCCTTCGTCATAGTTGTAAAATCAGCCAAATCTTTATCAAAAATATTTTTAATACCCATTTTACTTAATACATCTTTGAGATCAATATTTGATTCTATTGAAAATCTAGGCAAATATATTTGACAAAAATCTTCTTTCATGTTCTTTTTCCAAAAATCTATAAGGTTGTAATGTAAACTATTTGATATATGATGTATAGCCATATTTTTATCTTGTGGCACTATCACAAACATCGAAATGGATTCGTCTTTATATGGTAATTCTATGACATCGTATTTTATTGCGGGATAGCCGGGAATATCAAATGTGCCAACATTAAAAACATTTGTTTGAGCCATCATTTTTACCATCTTTATGGATCCTCCCTCTTTATAGAATTGCATATCGAATGTATTCTGTTTTGGAAATATATTTTTCCAATTTCCATTAAAATAGATCGCATTTATCAATAACATTTTTAAATCTTCGGTAATTGTATCTTTTTTAATAACATCTTTAATCGTATTATTTGTTTTCTTTTGTATGTAATCGTTAATTATATAGGTAGCCTGTTTGGTATTTTTGAAAAATACTTGTTTAATCGTATTATTAAAAATATTTTTAAATCTTTTCATAAATTTTTTATATATTACCATATTTCTTTCTACAAATACTTCGTTAGCCATATTAATAGAATCTATAATTAGCATTTTTTCTATAAATGGTTTTTTAACCTCCATTCCCATCGCCGTCACTATTTCCATTTTACTATTACCATGTGTTGCTATTTGCATCATCGACATTGCCATAGTTAAACTATATGGAGAAAATACTATATTATTTTTATCATCATCCGAATATTTAAACCCCGTTATTCCAAAATTTATCACGCTTACATTTTTTTGACAATATATATTTTTTTGTAGTAGATATAATATAAAAAATATAAATAAGTATTTCTTTTTCATTATTTATTTATAATCAATCACTGATAATTAAGTATTGATTTTAAAGTTTCGTTTGATAAGTAATTTATAATCATATATTTTATTTCCATTGGGAAAGCGGCCCATGCCGTATCTTTACATAGATTATCAAAATAATCTATAGATTTTTTAATTATATCGTATCTAACTTTTGCTAAATGTATTAATATTTTAAAATAAATCCCATAGTTGGATAATGCAGTAAGTTTAGTAAAACTTTTATTTTTTATATGTTTTAATGCAATATCGATATTATTATATTTAATAATGCTATATGCCGATATTTTCTCATATCCGATATATATATTTTTTAATAAATTAATTTCTTTATGACAATTATTTATATGATCCATTAAAAATGTGTAATTATTATTTTCTCTTTTATAAAATTGTTGATCCAATAATAGTGTATATGATATAGATTTTTTTAACATTCTAGTACTATAATATTTTTTAACCTTTTTAAAGGATTTTATCATCGTCATATATGAAGGTCTCGCACTTATCAAAATTGTCAGCATGCTTTCATTTAACAAATCAAAACATTCGGTTATACATGTAGAACCATCATTGGTAATTGTATCTATACAGGTAGATTTTTGTTTTAAAAGAAATTTAACAGAATTAATTTTATTATATCTTATTGCTTTATGTAATGCTGATTCTCCATTATGATTTACAGTATCTGAAATGCCCAAATTGGATAAAATCTTTAAATTATTTACATTATTTATAGCTTCATGAAATGGTGTATTTCCATATTTATCCATAGCGTATATGTCTCCTCCTCTTTCTATTATTAATTTAAATATTTCTGAATTTTTATTTCTTGCACTTATATGTACTGGAGTATATCCTGTTATTGTTTTATCATTTGGATTAGCTCCACAATCTAGCAATGTTTTTATTATATTTATATTTGGATTTATAGCAAAATTATGTATAGCAGAATATCCATAAATATTTTTATTATTAATATCTACACCATTTTCAATGAACATATTTACTATTTCTTCCGTAATATCTAAACTACAAGATATAATATTAAAAGGTTGTTTATGGTATTTATTTTTTATATTTATATCTATACCATTATCAAAAAATATTTTTAAAACATCAAGATTAAATTTTTCTGGATATTCATACATATAATTATGAAAAGGTGTATTGCCTTCATTATTTTGAATATTTATATCTGCACCATTCTCTAATAGTAATTTAATAAGTTCTTCATTGGGATTTAAACAACAAATTTTATGAAGAGGAGTATCTCCATCATCATTTATGGTATTAGGACTTAAACCTAATTCTAATAATAACTTAACCTTTTCTAGGATATTCTTTGAATCATGATAGCAATGTAATAATGTATCATTATTTTTTGTTAATATAAAAGGATTTGCCCCTCTATCTAATAATACCTTAGCTATGGATATATTCCCCTTTTCTATAGCAATGGTTAATGGAGTTTTTCCACAATTATTGCATTCATCAATATTATTAATCTTATTAATGAATAGATTTAAAATTTTCACATCCGTTAAATTAGATTCTGTAAATGCATGTAATAGATTTTCATTTGAACTTGTCTTGATATTAACATCAGCACCATTATCCAATAATGTTTTTATCATATCTATGCTTGTTCTTTTTGTTATCATATAATAGTATAATGGAGTACATCCATATTTATCTATGACATTGATATTGGCACCTCTTTCTAACAATAGTTTAACTATATTCACATTATCTGTTATTGTTGAATAATGCAATAATGATAATGAATTGCTAGTAATTTGATTTATATCATATCCATTATCTAATATTGATTTTACTTTATCCATGTTATTAAAAAAATGTAGATTACGACTATAATATAATGGATGATTTATTGATTCTCTAGTTCTATATATATAAAATATTGATGACATTTATATACTTGTAACTTTTCTTACATCTATATATCCTTTAACTTTATCCGTGCGAATTACTTTTACCTTAATAACCTTACCAACTAATTTTTTTCTTATTTTTTCAAATCTTTCCTGATTCACATTCCAATAATCTACTATGAATCCATCGAGTCCATAATCTATTAATTTTACATACAATTCACCATTTTTTAAAATTACTATACCTTTTGTCAATTCATCTATTTCTGGAAAGACGTAACAGAATGCCAAATCGCTTTTTCGCGACATGGCTACACATAAAAATGAGCTATTTCTTCAAAATTATATAATGCTAAGGTAATGAATAACTACTAGTATTGAAACAATCCCATATGTTTTGTAAAATGATAGTTTCTTTAAGTGGCGTTTTTAAATCAACTAATACACATGATATTTTTGTATGTTTCATTTCTTCGGTAATATTTTTTAGTGTTAAATATGCCTCTGGTAGATTATAACAATCCGTTTTCTTTGTCGGAATTTGTAAATTTTCACTATAATGATTTTTATCCGCTTGGTTCACAAGCATATTATCTCCTATTATCCAATAAACATAACCATATTGCTTAAAATAAGTAGTTCCTCTGCATTCTAAAATAGTTTCTTCCGTTTGTTTAGTAGGTACATGTATAACTAGATCTCTTTTCTTAACACAATCATTTTTGCCATAAACGGCTGTAAAATAAATAATTGAAAAGATTAATATACCTTTTATCATTTTATATTATATTTTAATACTAAAATATAGATTTCAATAAATATTTACAAATATAATAAGCAGTAATACCTAATATAGCTCCAAATATGGTAATTTTTAGATAATTGGTTATTAATACATAATCATCAACTATATCGTCATCGTCACGGTCTATAAAATCTATAAAGTCTTTACCATTATTAGATATTTTTTCCACTATTTCATTTGATAATATCTCCATTATCTTCGTACGATTCTTTTCTCCCCATTTTTCAGCAATCAATGATATAAATGATAGTGTTGCTAACTTAACAGATGGTCTGGAATCGATCAATAATGATTCAATAATCTTTGATTTTATATCAGAGGTAGTAATATCATTTATGTTTATTTGATTATACATAGAATTGAAATCTAGTTCATAATTTTTTTTTATATATTCACAACTCTTATAAATACGATCAAGTATACTTTTCTCATAATTATTTAATAATCTTTTTTCACCCATAGTGCAAATATCATTTATATAAATATTTAAAAGCTTTTTAACTATTTCATCAAATTCAATAGCAGCTTCCATATTATTTATAAATATATTCAACTTTATATTTATGTTTATTTCAAAAAAATTAATTTAAACCGCTTGATCCAAAACCTCTATTTCCTCTAAACGTATCTTTTAATTCCAAAACTTCTTCTATAGATGGATTTTCTATACGTTCAAATATTATTTGTGCTATTCTATCACCAGTTTTTATTTCAAATACACAAGTGCTATTATTGATAACAATAACACCTATATTCCCTCTATAATCTCTATCAATGACACCACCACCAATATCAATATTATAATTTAAAGCTAATCCTGATCTAGGAGCTATTCTACCATAACAACATTCTGGTATTTCGAGGCTTATATCTGTTCTTACAAGAATCCTATCAAATGGATTTACTGTATAATCATAAGCGCTGTATAAATCATATCCGGCAGAGTTATATGTTGCTTTTTTTGGTATGGTGGCGAATTCAGATAGCTTAAGACATTTTACAGTTATATCTGACATTTTATATAAAATTTTTATCCTTTTTATGTTTTTTAAAATAATCTTCTTTTCTCAGAACAGCTTAGCCTTTTTAATACTTCCATATTTCTAAACCTATGTTTTCTCTTAATAGTATGTTGAGTTTTTCCAAATGTTATATCACTCTGTTCCAAATATTTCCTGTTAAATCTTTTTATGTAATCCGATAACTGTTTTTTAACAAATTCAGTATCAGGCATTTCTTTAAAAATGTTTAATAGAAAATACAACGATCTAATATCTTTATATTTTTTAATGAGTTTTTCTGCCAAGTCTATTCTGTCCATAGTTAGTTTTTCTTCTTCTTCTATATATAATTCATCTTGTACGATAAATATAACCATTTTGAATTGATATCTATTAATATTCTCTAGCACGGCAATTATTGCCGACCTCAATTCCATTTTGGTGATATATTATAATCGTGTATAAAAGAATTATTTTTTCATTTTCTCAATACATCGTCTACCTCTATTGATCCAGCCACTACCCATTGATTTACATCGTCGCTAAATACCTCTATTTCACTAATATATTTATTACAAAATCCGCCTATCACCATAATAGAATCTTCAAATTCACATACCGAGGCATTAAATCTAGGTCTATTAAGTGATGCTTCTATAGACCATTTACATATCACAGGATCATAGCTTTCAACAATATTAAACACTTCGATATTATCAATATATGATATTCCTCCTATAACATAGAGTTTTTCATGATAATAGATAATACAACCACCATAATGTGAATATCTAGTAGGTGTTCCCATTTTCCATACATTTGTAAAAGGTGAAAAAATTTCTACAGTTTTATCATTCTCCATTATTCCACCGATCACATAAATTAAATTATCAATAACACAAACACAAGAATTATATCTTGGATAATTTAAATCTGTCTCTAATCTCCATTTCTTTTCTCCCGGACTCCAGCTCTCAACTGCTTTTAATGGAAATTCATCTATTCCTCCTATCACATAAATTCTATTTTTAAACGCTACAACAGCTGGACATTTTCTTGGATATAATAAATTTGGAACCTCTATTTTATCCGATGTATTTATATTAATTCCTATAACTTTATTACTAGATACCATTCTATCTATCATTCCTCCAATTAGGAAAACAATATTATTTAATAAAACGGATCCACAATATGGAAAATGGCCATCTACTATTTTATTAATCTTACTAATTTTATCATATGCGGTTACATCCTGAATATGATTAATTCCATGTTCATCAAATGTTATCATATTTAATGATGGAGCTGTAGGCATATCATAATTACAATATGATTTTCTTGGATATATATTTATTCCATCGCTAAAATTAATTATCTGGGAATTTTTCATCTTTAATAGCCAATTATTTAATTTTTTAATTCCATCTTTTGTTAAAAATTTAGGTCTTAATATTTCCTGTATCAAATATAAAGATCTCTTACGATTATTTTTTTTAAATTTTGACCATTTTATAATAAAATCAAGTATTGTATCTTCACTGTATACATAGACATCGCTACTCTTTAATATTATTTTTAATTCTGTACTAGTAAGTGGTAATAGTAAACTAGTTGATTCGAGTATATTAAACCTTCTACGTATATAATCTATTGCTAAACTATATAATTTATAATATCCGTGAAAAAATCCCAGTCTAAAATATTTAACGCATTTATTGTCATCAATATATTTTGTGATAAAATTTATACATGAATCACTTATAAATTCTATAGATGTTTTACATGAAAAAATGAATAAATCCGTAACATTATTATTATTTATATAAATTTTTCCATCATAAATATATTGTAATATATATTTGAAAATATTATAATCTATATATAAATTTATATCATTTGATTTGTCTAATATAGTTCTGAAATAATTTGATAACTCTTGTAATAATATTTTACGTATTCCTACAGTAGCTCCTATCATAGACACGTTACATATTGTTTGATCGTTATTATATTCCAACACAAATTTAGATTTTGATATATAACTATCATCGATATATAATTCCATGATTTATTTTTAATTATTCTCTATTATTTCTTTAAACACGAATATTTATTCAGCTTTATAAAAATATTTATTTAAAAATCAGCATCTAATGAGAAAACATTATCTTCTTTTTTTGACATAATTCCCATTTTTTGATAATCACTAACTCTTTTTTCGAAAAAATTTGTCTTTCCTTCCAATGATATAGATTCCATAAAATCAAATGGATTTTCAGATTTAAATATTTTATTACAACCCAGTTCTGATAATAATCTATCTGCTACAAATTCTATATATTGACACATTAATTCACAATTCATACCGATCAATTTTACAGGAAGAGCTTTTGTCAAAAAAGATTTTTCTATAGAGACGGCTTCAACAATTATATTTATTATCCTAGATGTACTAGGGGGATACAATAATTGTTTAAACATCAAACATGCAAAATCACAATGCAAACCTTCATCCCTACTTATTAATTCATTAGAAAATGTTAAACCGGGCATTAATCCTCTCTTTTTTAACCAAAATATTGACGCAAATGCTCCTGAAAAGAAAATGCCCTCAACGGCAGCAAATGCAACTAATCGTTCACCGTATGTAGATTCTTTATCCAATATCCATTTTTCTGCCCATTTTGCCTTTTCTTTAATACAATCAATTGTATCAATAGCTTTTAAAAGATGATTTTTTTCATCTACATCGGTTATGTATGTATCTATCAATAAACTATACATTTCAGAATGTATATTTTCTATCGCTATCTGAAATCCGTAAAAACATCTTGCCTCTGAACATTGAACCTCGGAATAAAATCGTTGAGCCAAGTTTTCATTTACTATTCCATCACTGGCGGCAAAAAATGCCAATATATTTTTTATAAAATATCGTTCGTTATCTGTTAATTTTTTCCAATCTAATAAATCTTTTGATAAATCTACTTCTTCAGTTGTCCAAAAGCTAGCAATAGCCTTTTTATACATAATCCAGATATCATTATATATTATTGGAAATATTACAAACCTGTTATTTGATTCAACTAAAAGTGGTTCCATTGATAAAAAATATTATTTTTTACATATTTATTCAACATCTATACCTAACACTTCTCGTTCGTCAGTGTAATATACCCCATCAAGCCTAGTAAAATGAGTTTTTGATAATGACAGTATTTTTAATACCTGTGTTTTAAATCTATTACATGCATCCTTTACTAATGACCAATCTACTAAATATATTAATAGATAGACTAATATACATACAACAAATATAAATATTGTAAAAACCAATATTGTTCCAAAATTTATTTGCATATAGTAATAATTATCCACTGATAAAGTCGTTAATGGAGTCATAGTCGCATTAACCATTTTTGTGATTGCTATTTAAATTAACTACTTTTTTTTATTTTTTTATCATTATATAAAGACATCATCATTATCATCCATATCCTCATTTATATAATATGTAACTCTATAAGGTTTTTTCTTTTTTTTATTCGTTACCTTTTTTACAACCGCGGATATTAGCGGTCTTGATTCTCCTCCAGTTGTGCCATTTTTATAAACATATTTATGATGTTTCTTATACATTTCTGAAGGTTTCAATTCACCATATTTAAATTTGTTGCCTTGAATAATTTCTTTATCCGTAAGTGTATTTAGCTTATTTTTTATCGTCATAATTAGTTTATTCATATCAACGTTATTGATTTATATATAATTTAGTTATTAATTTTTTTAAAAAATATACGGATTTAATACTATTGTCATTAGTCTGTATAGGCTTTTTAATATTTAAACAACATCCATATTTCTTTATTTCATCCTTTGTAGGAGTATTGTATGGTTTTCCACTCACTATTACTTTATTTATTTTTCTTGCTCGATTTTTATCACTCATGTTTGCTTATTTAGTGAGTATTTATTTATGTTATTAGGTAAGATTTATGTTTCATTTTTGGTGTAAAATTAAACATATAGATATGGAGAATATTTATATTTATAGCTTATTTTACGTTTAATTGAACAAATTCCAAGTATAAATATAAAACAGATAATGACAGACCCAATAATAAACCATGGTTTATTATATGGAAGACTATTATATATAGTTGGATCGGGAACATATCGTTTATTTAAAGCATTCATTACAGCATTCAGTCCGCAATTTGCCTCCGCTGTTCCAGAATTGATTATTTGAAGCAATATATATTTATCTTCTGGAGCGGAACAATTTCCCACATCGAATGTTTCAATATTTATTATGTTGTTTACATCAGCCGATGCATTACACTGTCTCTCTAACTCAGATACATATGAAATATCATCATTCTTTAAATCAATTCCTATTTCATCCGCCAATTCTTCCCTTTCTTTTTGAGGTAGAATATTTATTATATCCTTAAATGTCTTGATTAATATGACAAAACTTAACTTTGGATTATTGAGACATCTATTTATGATTTTAAGTTTACACCTATTAAATACACCACGTATTTCACCTATGTGAATTCCGCATGTTGTATTTACAGGCACAGAATATAATGATAAATTCTGTAAATATCTATCTACAAATAAATTATAAAGTGTATTAATTTTAACTTGGTTCTCCTCCATTTATCCAAGGTGAGAAAATGTTTTTTGAAACAAATTTTTCCAAAAATGTGATAGGGTGCAATATTGAAACTTTTAATCTAAATTTATCGCATGTATTTTTTGAACAACATATTATGAATTCTTCTAATGCATTGTTAAATTCTACATCTTTTTCTATTTCCGGATACGTGCGTAAAAGAGTATGTATAAAAAAATGAAAGTCATAATACCAATTATGTTCCACCTTTAAACTATTTTTGATTTTTTTATTTACTATGCTAGCAACCTGGGAAAAATCAAAATCATTTAAACATGCTTTTATCGGTTCATTAAATATATAGGACATTTCTTTAAATTTTATCTTGATAGGTTTATTAGAATCAAACAATAAAATATTATCAGGCTTTAAATCTACATGTAAAAAATTATTACAACACGGTAATTCATATATTTTTATATATAATAATGCAATTTGTAAAAAAAGAAATTTTATATAGTTTACCAATGATGAAAATCCAAATTCCAATGCCATTTTCTCAGTAATTTTATCTGCAGAACATCTTGCCAATGGAAATACTATTATATTGCCCCTATCATAAAGATAGTTTGATCTTTTTTCATGTTCAAAAAAATGAAACATATGAGTAAAATAATTTATAACGTTTATATTACTTTGAACTAATAGAGGATAAAAATATGATAATAGTTTTACAAATTTTATATCTCCCTTTTTTTCATTAAAAGATTTTAAAAAATATTTATGTGAAAAATGATGTAAATTTAATTGTTGATTATCTATCGTCTGTAACAATAATAATAAAATATACAATACGCGTTTATAAAGATTATATAAAAATGTCAATCTATAATTTAATCCCATAGCCCAAGCACATACAATTAATTTTTTTTCATCGCCCTTTAAATTATTATATAAAAATTTAGGTATTGTATATTCCGCCGTTGTCTCTATCGGACTATATTGTTTATTGGGTTCATAGACAAACTTTACTACATACTTATCTATTTTAAATACAATACCATATCCTCCTGTTGATATATGATAAAAATCATCATTCATTGGATAAAACCTTTTATCTTTTTGTTGAAAAAATGAGGGATTTACATAATCTTCATTAATTATTTTGTTTAATGTTTCTCTATTAAAATTTTTAAAATAACTAATTAATTTGCTATTAGGAGACCAACTTTGGTTAATATCCAATTGAGAAATTATATAATCAAAATATATATCATCTCCCAAAATTGTTGTAGTATTTTCTATATCATCTTTATATTCCCATTGACATTCTGGCGAATCCTCATTCATGATTCTCATTTATTGTATAAAAAGCATATCATTTATATATATAACCCCACGTTTGATAATGCATGTAAATTAGCAATAATTTCAGATTTTACTTTACTACATTCGTTTTCATTAATTATTTTAATTATATATGAATTTATTTTAGAATATTGTTCATGATTATGATCTAAGAGATTATTTATTTCTTGAGATAACAAAGTTAACTCTTCCCACAATTCGTTCATAATTTTATTTTTTCCTTTTATATCATTTACCATTGATAATTTTATATTATCTATAAAATTATTATCTTTTATTTTATTATTAATTTTTTCTATCTGATATTCTAATGCATTCTTTCTATGTGTATCAATAATATCATCACTAAATGTTACATGCTTCTCCTCTTTTAAATGTTTATTAGTTTTTTTATAATATGAATCATAAATAGATAGGAATTCACTCACTAAATATGATGCGATATAATTTTTCTCTATAGTTTCTCTTATTTTAATTATTTTATCAACGATGCCAATTATCTTTAATCTCCTACTACAAATAATAGATGTTGCCTTTTCAGAAGATTGTGTAATAATAACCGTAGGTACTATAAATCCCATATTTGCTAGTTTTTTACTGGGTATGATACTTACAACAAGATAGATGGCATCCCCTCCTATTTGAGGCAAAAATTTTATCCCTCTAGAAGCTCTACTTATAATATAATCACCTACTTCTACATTTATTTTTAAATGTACACTTTTAGGAATATATAATCCTGAAATACCATCATTTTTTATACATATTGTTGCTATAAATCCGTATGAAGAACCTATAAATATCGTACCTTTAGAAAATCCATTTCCGTGTCTAAGTCTAACTAAATAAGTGTCCGATATTGATACTAGGCCATCCTTATCCAAAACAAAATCTATCATTTTATTGTCGATATTTATTTTTTTCCATGAATAAGAGACATTATTTATTTCTTCTGTAAAAAACCCATATGTATACGATTCATGTTTAACTATATCGCTTACATCAATAGGTGATTTAAATATTGAAATTTCGTCAGATAGTACATTATCTTTTTTTATATCTTTTCTTATAAAACAATATTCAGAAGAATCATGATGATTTTTATTTTTAGCTCTATATGACTTTTTATTATACCTATATATCATTCGTGAAAACATTGTTTTTGTTCACCCATAAAGCATACTATTAATTCACTTTAATCATCTCCGATAAAAAAAGTTGATCTTTTTTAAACGAATCATTTATCCATACTTCTTTATAATTATGTCTAAATACATATTCTCCTAGAAAATGACTATCTACTCTTTTTATTATAGAATGAAGTTTCATACGGCAATAACTAGCGGAAAATGCTGCGAATGGTAACAAATAGTTTGGGAAATAATCTTCTTCTTTGTGTGGAAATAATTCTGAAATATTCATAATTTTATCTATTAAATTATCCTCAATATCCTCGATACTTAATTTACCTATATTGTTTATTGTATCAAATAAATAATCACTTATATGTACAGAAGATTCCCATTGCAATGCGCCCAATTCTCTTATTTTATATCCTCCAATCATTCTAGCTAATTCTATATCTACACATGTTAATGGTGTATAAAATGTATAAGATGGTTCTGTAACATCATCCAAAAATATTATTGGAATTCTAACATCTCTTTTTACAGTTACCTCACATAAGGCTATATATAATTTATCGCGTGAACCTTCTTTAACATATTTAGGAACACCGATAGGATATTTACAAAATTCTATTAATTTTAATAATGATTTTAATCTATAGATAGAATATGTCTTTAAACACTGTGATGTATTTACAGTTTTTACATATTTAGATCTTATAGATTGATATATAAAATTAATAGAATCGTTTCCAGTAGGATAATACATGTTGTTCCCAACTTTACCCGCTGCCATATGCAACACTTTAGTTATAACCATATCTTCCAATTTATTAAAAGATAACATAAACCATGGCTGTATTAATACATTTATTGCAGTAAAATGATTATTTATTGAATTATATAAAGTTGTAACTGTTTTCAAAGCGCATCGTTCTATTAATTTAATCTTTAACTTTGCTTCATGTTTTGTTATTAAATCTTTTGGAGGTGTAATAATTACCCTTTCCCAATGGTTACAATATTCTTTCAACGTCATCCCGCAAGAAAAGTTTGCCACATCCAATAATAATATTTTTAATCCATCTTTTGATACTATATTATTATATCCTATAAACGTCCACCCCGAATCCTCCGGCCAAGATGCACGCAAAAGAGAAAAGTCAAATATACTACTTAAATATCCAACCATCGCGATGGTTGATACATTATTCATAGTTTCCCTAACCCATTTTAGGAATTCAGAAATTAATTTCTTTGAATCAAAATCAATAAAACATTTACCAGGATATACGCTTATCATATAAATAGATGGACCCGTTGGGGTAATTATAGCATTCACATATATGGAAAATATTTTCAAAAAATGTCTATTATAAGGATATATCTTGGACCACATATTTTTTTGTGAAATTGATTGGATATCATAGGGAAGAATATCCAATTCTGGTCTTGTATAAGATAGTTTATCTTTCACCCAAATATAATGATTACCTATATACGTAATAATCATTTCATCTATCAATGTATAGCTAGTTTCTTTTATCTTATCATCTCTATAATTCATAAATCTATATTTTGCCAACCCATTACAGCACATCCAATAATTAATTTCAGAAACCGTTACATTACCCTTAATGTCTAATTTTTTTATATTATTTTCAATCTCCTTTTCAGAAGATGCCCTTTTTATTAATATATCTATTAATGGAGATCTAGCTGTGGCAGGGGAATAATAATTATCCGATTCAGATTCATCTATAAATAGCTTGCTTATAGGACCCATAGGTGGAGGACATGGTTCCACATATTTGGTGATTCCGGCAATTTCCAAAGTAGTTAAATCTATCATAGATTTAACCATGGATAAATTACTAGAATACACAATAATGCCCTTGCCGCATTTTGTCCTAGCTAATACTATTGAAAATTTATATTCTTCTAATGCAGTTATTATATGATTATTTTCATCATCATTATTATCATCGGATAATGATTTAAATATTTGTTTAAACATATTTGTTTTTATATTAAACTTTTATATAACTTTCATTTTCAATTTATTAAAAGTGTATTATTTTTATCATTCCAATCTCTATTAAATATCTCAAGTAATGATGTTACTAGGTCAGGATCTATAGTATTAAAGCTTACAAATCCATGATGTAAATAATGTGTTCCATCAAAATTAGCGGGTGTAATATGAGCAAATTTATCATCGATAATCATTAATTTGGTATTATTTTTTTCATCGAATAATTTTATAGTTAAATCATTATTGCTACACATCATTTGTAAACTTTTAACAGAGGACATAACATATATATCATTTTTATTCCAAGAACCTACCAACATTCTTACTTTTACACCTCGGTTAATTGCAGCATAAATTATTTCATTGTATATATTTGGCCAATATGTTGTTTTATTATCTTCTCTAATTATGGGTACTAAAGATAAGAGTTCTATATCGATACTTTTTTTAGCCTCTGCTAATTTGGTTAAAATAACGTCCGCATCTAATGTTCTATAAAATCCTAAAATGTTATCCGGGGAATCAGATAAAAATACACCACCAATTGGATTATTCATATGATATTTGGTGCCAGCAGGCATGCAACATGCAATTGATAACATGTTACATATCGATTTATTTTTGTTAAATGCTTTGAATGTATCCACACGTCTTTGAAGATCTATAGCTAATGGTGGAAATGTAGAATATATTCCTAATGTTTTAATGTGAGAAATTGATCCACCTGTAAGAGATGCATTCCCAATATAACACCTAGCATTATCAGATACCCAAAAACTACCTAATAAGACACCGGGTTCGTTATTTTTCCCTATCTGTACCTTAATATAATCTATATTATTTGCTATTAAATCATCCTCATCTTTATTTCCACTTTGATAGTCTACTAAAATTGTGACCCTTATTCCGGAAGCAGCAGCATCTTTAAGTTTTTTCAAAATTAATTTCCCATGTTCGCTGGTGCGAAGATTACAACAAAATGATACTATACTAATATAGCTTTTTGCTTGTGTGATGATTTCATCGAAACACTCATGAGTAAGCATATGTTGTGTGTTTATTCCTAACCTTTTAGGAATAGTTTCAACAATTTTACATCCTGCACCAGAAGGAGTTTTTGAAAAAAAATAAGACCATAAGGACCACATTTAAATAATCAAAAAAATAGTTTATTTATCTGTAGAAAGTTGTTGAAGCTCAGCTTCATCAAAAAGAAGATCGTCCAATAGATACATATTTTCTAATAAATCAATAAGTACTTTTATTTCGGATATGATGTTCATCACTGCATCATATTCCATATTTAAAATATCATCTCCGCATAATAATTTATCGAGTTCGTTACTGATTTTCAAACCCTCTGTATATATGTCAGAAATCATTTTTATGATATTTAATGATTACACGATTAAATGGTATCTTTTTTTTCAACTTTTTAATAATAACGGCTCATCTTCTTCGCCAATTTCATAAATCTTTTTTTTCTTTTTATGTTGTTTTTTATTATTTGTATTGTGTATCATTTCTAATATAACAGACCCTATACCAATTATTGTCGAAAGAGAAGCTATCATCAACATAATGATCTCGAAGGACATGTCTGGAAAAAAATTAATTACAGTTATTTTATATATTTACGTTTTAACTTTCTTATTCTATTTCAAAATTAGATGACCAAAAATATTTTATTCGCAAACCTATAATTATATATATGGATGTATAAATAGTTTGAATGAAAATATTTATATTAAGACTATCTTGTCCATCTCCTCTATCTGTTATACAATACTTACATATATTTTTATTACGTTTTGCTTTTTCTATACAAGTTAAAATAAATCCAGGTAAAATATATTGGTGCTGCGATTGTTGAAAATGGAATGGTGAATATAATAATTCTAATAATGTAAATTTATGACCGCGAATCATAATAGATTCTGAAGTTTCTATCGAATTTGTTGGGATATATCTAACATTACCTATCTTTACAAAACATCGATTTCCTAATAAACAATTATCATCCAAATTTATTTTAATTTTCTTCATATTTTTAAATGGATTTAAACTAATTATATCTTCCAATTTATTAATATCCATTATAGTGGTAAAGGCACAATATTTTGCTAAATAACAGCTTTAAAAATGTATGCTTTTTCATTTTTAGATGGATATTAATTTAAAATCATTACAAATATTATCTATATATGATTTTTCTAATTTATTGATATTTCTTATTTTGTTTATAAATGATTTATACCGTTTATTTGAACGATTTCCTTTTTTCTTATTTTTATTAATTACTCTTTTAAACCACAAAGAATTTAAGTTAATTATATTTAATAATTTTTCTACATTTCCAAAATTATTGTTTATAAAATCCGATACCATTTTTTTATCTAATGTTTTCATATTTACAATAGTGATCAAATCCATTATTTTTTTTTTATTTAAAATATTTATATCCTTATTTAACATTTTAAATGTTGGAGGATATCCATCGAATAACAAATTATCCTTAACAAAATATATTTTAAAATCATTAATATTATTAAACTCAATAAACTTATTATAAACTTTTTCCACCGATATAGATAGTTGTTTAACTTGATAAAATATTAATAAAGATATCTTTTTTTCATTTATTATATTTTCCCATCTTGGTAACGATAGTATATTTTCACATATATATCCAAATTCTTTTAATATAATATAATTGCATATATTTAATGATTTACAATAATCTAAACATATTTTTGTTTGATATTCTAAAGATATATCAAATAAAGATATTAAACTAGTAATAATTGCTGCAGATTTTTCCATACTCTTTATTTATTATTTTTTAATAATTTTTTATAGTTTTTCAGTTCTGTTTTTTTGTATTATAAATGGCTTTATCCAATATCTCTTCTCCATATTATGCACATACACCATTTTATATCGATACAAAAGAGGGAAGATACCTAGTATTAAAGGCATTAAAAGTATGCAATATTAGAAATGTAGAATGTGATTCCGCTAAAGCATCGTGCATACTTAAAGTAGAAAAGCCAGTTGTGTCTGCATGCGAAAGACCTCTTTCTCCATGCGAGAGAGCGGCTAGAGCATCATCTCCAAATAGAGCTAATAATAACGCTATACCTTTCATGAAAACAAATATGTTAGAAGATATTCAAGCGAATAATAGAAATGTAGTTTCAAGAATTTTAGGTTAATGAGTAATGATATCTTTCTCTATATCAATTATTCCATGTTTACCCGTTTTTTTATCTCTTGGAATAATTTCATATATTGGTTGTTTGTTTCTACCAATTAGTGAATTGACGATGTCTGTTAATGGTATAGATATATCATATTTCATCAGAGCTTGATAGATAAGTATATGAGCGCTTATACCCCTAGAGCTTATTTCATGAATTTTATCATTTCCACTTAATAAAATAGTATTTGAAAAATATGTATAAAGGGTTTTATCATTTACAAGAAATGCAGAATTTGACACATTTTCAAAATCTACAGCATCATCAGCATTAAGACTTAATATATCACTAGATAAAGAATTCTCATCAAGATAAACATAACATTTATCATAAGCAAAGTTATAATATTTAGTATCTACAGTTATTATACGTTTTTTAATGTCTATAGTTGATGGCATCGGCATATTATTTGAATTACCATTTAATATTATTCCATACTTATTTCTTACATATTCCAATAATGTTGCAAACCGTATTGTTAATTTATCAGGATTTTTTGCTAAATCTTCTAACCGATCAATTTGAGATAACATTTTTAACATGGACAACAATTGTATTGTAGGATCAACTATATATATATTATCTATTAAAATTTTTGGTATATGTTGCATAGTTTCTTGTCTAATGTTAAAACTATCTATTATATGACTGTCATTTTGATCTTTCAATACCATGTAATTTTTCAAGTATGGAACCTTTAATAAAATAACATTATATCCTGTAATGAATTTTATTAAAAATGCTAAATCTATCAAAAATGTTCGAGAATTAGTTTGGAGAATATCTATATCTCCATATTTTATTTCTGGATTTAACAAATGTAATGAATATGATCCGTAACATATACAACTTTTATTGTGACGTCGTAAGTATTCTTCCATAAGAGAATTAACATTACATACAAGAGAAGAAACGTTGTGTCTCCCCATTACTTTGTCACTTATTGTTGCTATATTCATAGAGTTTAATGCATCATTGGCTATTTTTTGCATCGATGATGTATTGTATTGCACATTAGATGAAAAAATATCTGGTCCTTTTGTTGTTAACACACCCAATATATCTGTATATGTGGTTACCAATATCGTTTGTAATTCTATAATTGTATATAATTTCCCTATTGAATATGTTTGTTCTTGTTTTGTGAAATAATCAAATACTAATTTTTTTATTTCTGATACACTGGTATCTATGTCGGAAAAAAATTTTTTTTTATTTTTCTTAATCAAGGATATAAAAATATCTTTATTAAAAATATTTACTCTATGTATATTTTTATATTGAGATTTTAAAGTATGATATTCTGTTAGTGATGGTATACGTCCTAAATACTTTTCCAATATTTCTGATATGTGTCTGTTCATCCTTCCTTTTGTTTATGTTAAAAAAATATTTAATTATTGTCTAATACTATCGATATGCATAATTTTTCACACAAATTTAATGTATTATTTAGACTATTTTTCTTAACAAATACAAAATCGTTATCGCGTATGTATTCTCTCAACAAATTTAATTCTTTACTAACAGATGCTACGTCCTCACTAAGTATTTCATTTATTTTCATTCCTGTAAAAAATGTATCCACTAAAGAGGCAATATATTCATCCTCTTTACTATCGGAATATTTAAATCCTATTACTATATATATCAAAAGTGTTTGAATAAGAGAATTTACTACGGCATGGAAATTAGATATAGGTTCTTTTAACGAATATAAATTGGATACATAATTTCCTAAATACTTGTACTCAACAAAGTCAAATGGATAAGCTTTTATAATAGCCCCATGTTCTATTTTTTGCGGAATTTGATAATCTCTACCCTCCAAAATGTCTACTATAGGTATCCAGGATGGAAAATATTTGTATGGAACATAAAACAATCCATAAGATGCACATTTTGCTATTGAATACACTTGATTTAAGATATGTTTTTCATCCTTCAAGAAATTATCATCTGTATTTATTTGTATATTAATTCCATTACTCGTTTTTATATAACACATATCCTCCAAAAATGATAAATCTATTCCTGGAATATTACTATATAATATGGTAGATCTTATATGAAGAGGGTCTGATAGTTTAATACAATTTTTATCATTTTGTAAATTTTTTTTAGATGGTATAATCAAATTTTTACTCGGTATCTTTTTTATATTAATCTTATTTCTGGTACATGATATATAGAATAAAGAACAAACTTTTTTTGGATAAAACATCGTCGCACCTTTGTTATTTTCCATTAAATCTAGTAAGTATGTTATGGAACTTGTTGTTAATGGATATTCAAACATTAACTTATTCATTTTTGAAGCACAAAATCCATACTTTTTTACAAATATATCTAAAAGTTTATGATTTTCGTTATACCAATTAGTTGTGAAAGTATAATCTGTAACTAGATCTACATTTTTTTCCGATAAGATATCTATATCTATTTCATCTAATAAATCTACAATATCTTCATATTTCATCTCTATACACATCGCCATAACTAAAGATGAGTGTATAGGTAATTTCTTAATGGGAACCTTCATGTTTGCCTCACAAATAATACGTATACATAATTCTTCTGTTAAAATTTCTTCAGGTATTTTATCTATTATGGATGCCAATAGATCCATATGATTTTCTTTAATTAAATAATTTATAATATATGTAATAAATATTTCATATCTATCTATATATTTACAAATAATCATAAGTTGATCTTTATTCAAGTGTTCGAACCGTTCTAAAAAATTATCATCATATTCATCAAAAAATATTCTTGAATAGATATCTAATTTTTCTTTCTCTTCTACTAGATATTCTTCTGCATAAAATTTATACTGTTCTATGTTTCCCATGTTTATCATGTTTATTATATGAGTTTTAAACTTTTCATGTGTTAAATGTTCATGATTTAATAAATCCATAAATGACATGGTATCCTTCATTGTTCTTATGGAGGATAATATATCGATAGCTTCATCTACTGATATATCCTTATTTAACAATCCTTCATTTGTTGGTACAATTCCATACTTATACATCATATCAAGTAAAAAGGAATCAGTAAATGATTGATGTTTATACATACAATCATACATTTTATAGTTTTGCATAAATACTTTTTCCACGATAGAGTCTGAAAATATATAGTTTATTTGTTTAACGCTTTCAATATTAATATTAATTAACATCTCATCTATATCACTGTCATAAAATCTACTTCTTAAGCACCTAATATCATCATCAGATATGATCATATACTGGATACACTTTAAAATGATATCTTTTGTACATTTTTGTATAATTTCGTTTTTATAAAACGCAATATGATCTTTATAAATATCTATATTTTTTTGACTATATATTACCGATATTAAATCTATATATAAAATATTTTTTGGCTTAAACAAATACAATTTATATGGAATAGATTCAATTATTTCTGAATACCATTTTTTCGGTAAAGAAGTTGGATGTAATCCAGAAATAATTAACCTCATTGCATCATTTATTCTTAACTTTTTATACGCTTCAGATAATGTATTGCAATTTTGTTCCAAAAATACTTCTCTTAAAGCCGAGATATTCAACATTTTGTAATACTGATTGATATATGAACTAGTTTAAATTTGTATTTTTTAAAAAAACATATATTAATTACTTTAAAATTTTATAATTGAATTATTTATGATAAGATCCATCGCCATTTTAGTGGCATTTGTTTTTGCTTCCTTTTTAGTACTTCCAATTGCCGATCTAAACTTAACACCGCTAATACATAGCGTAGCCGTAAAAAGTGGTTTATGAATTGGTCCAGAACTAATAATATCTATAAACCAATCTCTAGAAGTATATTGACAATATTCATTTAATATAGAACATGGATTTTTATCCTTCCATGCCAATATCTTCTCATAAGGTATTGTATCTCCAAATAATTCTGGGTTATTTTTATCCATTGTCTCTATATCTAATTCATCCAAATATGTATTAGTTTCAACTATGGGAGATATTATATCCTCTTCATTATTTGAACACGGCTTTTTAAACCATCTAGGAGGATTTGTAGGTAATACATTTAATGAACCTTCATGGTACAATTTATAAAGTTGCCTATTTATATGTGATTTTTCGATATTTAATCTTCTGGCTATTTCCAAAGCGGTTATATGTCTTCCAAGTGGTAAATTAGTTATGATATCATTTACTAATTTAGTTATTTCCATGTCGCTATAATTACAACCACGAGAATGTACGGACATTATTAATTTTAAGTATTAATCATAAAATATCACTTTTTATTAAATAAATTTAAGATATGTTTTCTCCATTTTCATCTACATTCACATCCTCAGTTTCCGAACTTTCTGGAGAAGGATCATCATCTCTAACATCTTCCTTTTTTACTATGTTCATAGTTTTTATGTTAAGATCTCTTTTAGATAAATCCTTAAATTTAGGAGGTCTAAAATGGTTTTTACAATCTCTACATGTATGCATTACCAATGGAGGTTCATCCGCCGCACGTGTTTGAATCATCATAGGTATTGTATTTTTACTTTTGCAAGTAGGACATGATATATTATGTTTTTTATCAAGAACGTTAAAATAATCATCGTTGTTTATATCGGATAAATTATCAATATTGTACGATACTCCTTTTTTGATACATTTTATGCCGTATAACAAGTATCTAAAGACTTCTTTTTCTATCCCATTTGTTATTCTAATCATGTTACAGATATCTGCATATTCAACGCTTGTATGTGTTTCGATTAGCGGTTTGTTTCTATACGACAATTTATTTTTTGTATCCTTTGAATATTCTATTCCAATATTATTTTTTGGTTCAAATTTAGTTTCTTCTATATTGGATTTTGTATTAAATATATTTCTTATTTGAAATTTATTTGCATTTATATTTGCCCAGTTTATAAGATCATTTATTTCATTCGAATCATTAATATATTTTTTTATAATATTTTCAATATCTTTGTTTGATATCATATTAGTATAAGAGCATTCATTAGGAATTAAATTTTCCATTTATATTATCTAATAATTATTTATTAAGTATTTTTTACAAAAATGAATTTAAAGTTTTCATTTTTTTAAAGCTTTCCTTTATGTCAAAAGGAAAGTAAATTTACAAAATGGAAGACGTTGAAATAAACTCAAATGAAAAGATTACAGCATATGTATGCAGACTGTTTAAAGAGTTTTATATAAAAAAATATAATTATAAAAAATTAGATTTATGTATTAGTAATATAAGGAAAAAAGTATCAAAATTCTATCCCATGATTAACGATGATATCATTTGGAATAAAGAATTTATGCCATTATTATACGAATTTATTGCTTATAAAAAAAATTCTAGCGATCAAAATTTTGAATTCTCAAGTGTTTTAAATTTAACAAAAAACTCAAACTCATATGAGGATAATAAAAAATATAAAAAGCCTAATAAATATCGTCTAAAATCAAAATACATGAAAATGAGGATGATGAATGATACTATTAGTTTTGAAAAAAAATTAAATATGGAAATTAAAAAACAAAAGGTACGAAAATTAAAAATGTTGCATCAACATTACGAATATATTAATATCAAAAAATGTTATATTAAATTTAAAAATATTTTAAAGCATGAAACTGTAAGGAATCTAATTAACAATGATAGCGGCTTCTATAATAAGTTAATAAAGATTGATTATCATCTATCAAAAATATGTAAAATATCTGCCAATCCTTATTCTATGGTTGAAGCTCTTATGAATTATATGTTTCCAGATTTATTTGAAAAGGATAATAGGTATACATTTTATAGATGTAATGAATCTAAAAAATATTGTCAACTGTCTTCAAAAAAAATTAATTTAATGAAAATATTATTAGAAAATAGATTTAAAATTAATGAAGATACTTGGCAAGATTTGAAAAAATTCATAGATGAGAAAATTTGTGGAAATGCTTCATCGAATATCATATTGGGAAATTATCCATATTTGAGATTAAAAAATATGTCTTATATTATTAACATTTTAACAGATGATAATAATGATGATTTATTCTTACTTAAAAGTATAAAATCAAGTTTTTCATTAGTAGATTTGACTGAAAAAATTATCAAAAAAAAATTTGATTACATATTTAAAAATAGAATGAATGAAAAATATAGATTTTATTTTGATGGAAATCATATTGGTTTAAATCAAATAAAAATAATGCAAATATATAATAAAATAAAATTGTTTGTAGATCATAATGATGATGAATTGGTATTTAATTCATTCGTATATTCTGTGGATATGTGTTTATCAACGCCTAGAAAAATATTGGGATATAACTTGGAATATTGTCTTAACATCGCAGCAAAAATTACCAACGCTCTTTAGATAAAAAATAAAAGCATAATTAAATTACAAATAAATGGATTATATACGCAGAAAATATCTTATATATACAATAGAAAATAAAATTGACTTTATAAGGGATGAGGTATTATCAAAGATATCTAATTTTACGCTCAATCATGTATTAGCGCTTAAATATTTAATACTTAATTTTTCTAAAGATGTTTTAACTAAAGATGTTTTATCAAATCCAAATTTTTATGTGTTTTTACACATGGTTAAGTGTCCAGATGTATACAAAATAGTAATTAAACAATCCTTCGACGTGCCGACGTTATATATAAAAGCATTAATTAAAAACTATTCATCATTTAACCATATTATAGAAACATATAAAAAGAATGTTCAAGAATTATTTTTTGATGAAAAATTTATAGAAATTTCAAAACATTCTCATAACTTCGATAATATAATTGGTGTTAATTATGATTTACGGTTAAATCCTTTATTTTTTCAAGGAGAACCGATAAAAAATATGGAACTTATTTATAGTAAACTTTTTAAAAAATCAAATTTTTTGCGTGTAAAGAAGATGGAAGTTATAAGATTAATGATTTGGGCATATCTTAGCAAAGAGGATACGGGCATAGATTTCATGGATAATGATAATCAAGATATATATACGTTGTATCAGAAATCAAATGGTATAATAAACAGTGACATGACGGAAAAATTTAAGGAATATATCTTTGAAAAAAATAAAACTAGTTATTGGATATGGTTAAACGAACCAATATCAGATGATAAAAATATATACCTTGAAGGAATTGCTGAATCGATGTATGATAAGATTCTAAGCTATATTTATTCAGAAATCAAACAAGGAAAAATCAATAAAAATATGTTAAAATTAACTTATATGTTTGAAACGGATGAATATATACAATCAATATTGTTACAAATAATATATGGAGTTCCCGGGGACATATTATCTATTATCGATTCTAAAGATGAAACATGGAAAAAATATTTTATAGGCTTTTACAAAGAAAATTTTATCGACGGTAATACTTTTATTAGTAGTAAAACATTCAGCGATGATCTATTTAAAGTTGTGGCAAAAATAAATCCTGAATATTTTGACCCCAATAAGATAATATCTATTTTTGATCATAAACCCGAGAAAGTAAAGTTTTTTGATTCATTAGATATTAATAAAACATATATATCTAATATTATTTACGAAACAAACGACTTAAATTTAGAAATAATGGAAGAATTACAAACATGTCAAATATATAATGACGAAACAAAATATTTTATAAAAGAATATAATACATATTTATATTTAACCGAAAATGATCCGTTTGTATTATATAATGGTATATTAGTCAAGCTATCAACAGTTCCTATAGACAAAAAGTTTTCACTATTTAGTGAAAATATTTTAAAATATTATCTAGATGGAAAATTAGCAAATATAGGACTGATTATACCAAATTATAATGGAGATATTATTTTACATATTTTATCCCATTTAAAATGTGTTGAAGATGTTACAACCTTTATAAGATTTTCTATCTGTATAAACTCTAGTATTTTACCCTCTATTATAAGAACCATCTTGGCAAATTTTAATATTTCTATAATTATATTATTTCAAAAATTTTTACGCGATAATCTATTCTATGTTGAAATTTTTTTAGAAAAAACAAATCACTTAACTAAAAATGATAAAAAATATTTATTAGATGTTATAAAAAATGGAAGATCTTAATTAAGCTATTCAGCGTATAATAAATATGAATGTTGAAGACATATACGCAGAATCCCAAAAAAGAAATAATGACCAACAGACATTTTTTACAAGAAATTTAAGTCCACTAATGAAAAATACATATCTATATCATAACTATTCCTATGGATGGATACCTGAAACGTCCATATGGAGTAGCAGATTTGCTAACTTAGACGTTACCGACTATTATCCAATAACAATAAATTTATTAAAAAAATTTGAATTTATGATGGCTTTATACAAAGGACCTATACTTCCGTATGAAGAAAAGATAAATACAGAATTTATTTCAAAAGGATCCTTTTATGGAAGATATATAAATTTTTTGAGAAACTTTTCTATATTACCGACTAATGAATTCATTTCATTTTTATTATTGACGTCAATACCAATTTACAATATTTTATTTTGGTTTAAATCAACTCAGTTTGATATTAAAAAACACACATTATTTAGCGAAGTCTATTCCAATAATGATAGACATATAGAATTGGCAAAATATTTTAGGCAATCCGGTGATTATAAGCCTCTTTTCAGCAGGCTAAAAGAAGATAATATTTATACACAACCATTTCCATTAAACACAAGTAGAATTTTACATCAGAATTTACCAAATTCTTCTACTATTTCTGATTATGAAACATTATCCAATTTAAGCGCAATCTTATACCTTACAAATTATGATCCTGTATTGATGTTTTTGGCATTTTATGTACCTAATATTTCCGTAACAACCAAGATAACTCCGGGAGTAGAGTATTTAATGAAAAAGCTTAATATGGATAAAAAAGATATTACATTAATTTAGTTAATTATAAAATATTGGTTTTGTTCCAAACATTTTTTCAAAAAATGATGTGGATAAAACTTTGTTATCTAATAAATTTACTATTTCGGTGGCTAATCGTTTAAAATATACTTCGTAAAATATTCTTTCACATGATTTTAATTTAAAACCTCTATCTACTATTCTTTCATATGTTTTTATATTTACTAATTTTTTCTGCCAAGGGTCATCATCATTACATATATATGCAAAATAATATCTTTCTCCTATTTCTATATTTTCTAAATTATTTTTATTATATTCATTAACTAATGACATATTTGGGTTATCAATAGCTTTATAATTACAATGATGTGTTCTACTTAATAGAAACATTTCCAACGGAGCTGATCTTTTATCAAATTCTATTCGTAAATCATTTTCTAGTGATGTTAAAATATCTATACACACTTGAAGAGACGTCATAGATCCTTCCGACAACATTTGTAATATTCTTGTTTTATATATCTTTATCATGTACTTATGAAATCTGGCCACATCTCTTCTTGTTTCACTAGTACCTTTATTAATTCTTTCAGGAACATAATTATCTCCATTACACGTTGGCAAAAATTTAAGCGTCGTATACTTTTTTTTAGATTGCATAATAAGATTTTTATAAACAGCTTCAAATTCTATTTTAAAATTTGCAAATAAAACTTTTCCATTTATTATTTTTTCCAATTCATTAGCAACAATTATTGATGTTTTTACATCCTTTGTATTCATCTCTAAAAATATGGAATCTGTATCTCCATATACGCTTCTAAAATCAAAATTATAAACCTTTGATAAAGATGTATCGATACATATATCATTGGATTCTTTATCATCTTTGAAGAATGGATTAATAGGATAAGCGGCTAATTGTAACTTTCCAGATATTAATTTAGATCCGTTTAATACGGAATTTAAATAATGTATCATTTGTCTTCCAATGGCTGTACAGCTTTTTGCAGAGGCATACGAATATAAAACACTATTTCTAAATCCCATTAACCCATAAACAGAATTTGCTATAATTTTGTATGTATATTGCATGGAATCATAAATAGATTTTTCTGTTGAATCAGTTGCCTTTTTTAACAACTTTTTATATTTAGCTCTTTCATCTAAAAAAGTTTTTAATAAGTTAGGTATTATACCTTCCACTGTTCGTTCAAATACCGCAATTTCAGAAATAAGATCTGAAGATCTTGGTTCGCAATGAACAGCTATATATTTTGGAGATGGGTATCTTTTCTCTATTTCTTGTTTATTTATTTCGGCCTCCAATCTATTGTTTGCAACAAACACACATACTAATGTTTCTGGAGATAGATTTCCAAATAAACATACATTAGGATATAAACTATTATAATCAAATATCAATACATTATTTATAAACATTTTTTGTTTAGGCGCAAAGACTTTACCACCCTCGTATGGAAATTTATTCTTTTTTTCATTTCTTGATAATATCAATTTCTTTTTTAGTAATAAGTTTAATAGCGGACCTTTTATTAGTGTACTAGCTCTATATTCAAAAACCATCGATTGGGGTAAAATATATGTGAATGCTGCAGCATCTATTTTTGTCTCAATACCATAATAATTCCATAAATATTTGCATAAACAAGCGTCGTGCATACAATAATTTCCCATTTCTATAGCGATATCAAGGTTATAGTTTTTATACATTTCTGATAGATCTACATCATCTTTTCCAAAACTTAAGATGTATTTTTCTCCTTTTGTAAACGAATTGTTTTTATCTAAAATCTTTAATTCAAAACTTTCACTTTCATAATTGATTTTTTTCTCCAAAATTTTGTAAATATCATCTCCTATTGTTATATAATTTCCTGTACTTAACACTTCTGAAAATATTTCCGATTTTCCTTTTGTATCTGTTGTAGAATTTCCAATAAATGTACATACGTTATTATCTGTTTCTATCAACTCAGTCACGCAATTAAATACATTTTTTGATATAGAATCTAATTTATAAGAATCCAATTTTTCAGATTTTTGTATATATGTATACAAATCAAAAAATGTTGTTCCATTATTGTTATTTATATGGTATGTTGTATTTGCCACACCACCAACACCTTTGTGACTTGATAAGTTTCTCTCATAGATACATAAATGAACTACTTCCTGACGGTCAGGAGATTTAAAAAGGATTCTTTCTCCAGTTAATAATTCTAATCTATTGGATATATATCTTAAATCAAAGTTATTTCCGTTAAATGTAATTATAAAATCAAAAGATAATTCCAATAATTTTTTTGCTATCTTTAAAAGTATAATTTCTGAACATAATATTAATTCTTTCTTATAATCCATTTCTGATATAGAGCTTATATGAAAAAATCCTTTTTTGACAGAATTATTTATTTCGTCTTCGGATAACATCTCCTCATTAACTAATGTAAATCTAAATTCCTTGTTTGACAAATCTATATAACAACAACTAATATGTGAAACAGGATTTATAAATACAGAAGGAAACTTTTTATCAAAATGACATTCTATATCTAGAAATAAATACGATCTATTAATATTAAATCTATCTATAGGAGTAAAACATTCTTTTGGATCGTTACAATGATAACATTGGTTATTAATTTTCTCCATTTTTTCTAAGTCAATAGTATAACAACCTTCCGGTGAAATTTTGTTTGAAATAAAGAACCAAGTTATATTTAAAAATTCATCCATAATAACTTTAGAAATAGACTGTTTCTTTATTTCTTTTATTAGCCATACATTCACAGTTTCTCTTTTTCTATTAATATCTGTTACATAATTGCTTGTATATTCGCTTATATCAATCATATCCATGGAACCAAGAAATTCTGAACCATAAATTGATGGTTTTAAACTCTTATATACATCGTCCGTAACTACATAATAGAAGTAATAGGGAAATCTAATAAATATAGTTTCTAAATCCTTATTTCTAGCTTTTAGGAATAAAAATCTTTTTTCCCCTCTGCTTTCAAACCAATTTATACACTTTATTTCCATTTTTTTAAATAAAATAAATTATATTTTCATTTAAATTATGAAGCCAAAATATTGGGGAAGAGCTATTTGGAGCGTTATTTTTATTATTATATCACAAACAAAAAATACCGGAGATATAGAATCATGTAAGAGAAAACTCTATACCATTATCGATACATTACCTTGTCCCACGTGTAGAATTCACGCTAAAGAGGAAATACAAAAACACAATATAATGTCGACTAATGATTTAAACTATATTTATTATTTCTTTATAAGTTTATTCAATAACTTGGCAAATGATCCAAAATATAAAATAAATTTAAGAAAAGTTAAACCGCTTTAAACATATTTTGTTAAATGTATCCTGAATATAATGTTTTCATCAAATACAAAAAACTCATTATTTTCAACCTGGGAAATATATCCTTCAAATAAAACACTAATTCTTATAATATTCTCCTATTAATCGTATAATCCTTTTTATTATTTTATTTATGGATATTATATTTTATATTGATCATTTCCATCTATACCTTATAGATTTAATTTTTCCATTATCGAAGATTAAAAATACATTAATCAGTTCCATTTAGATCCTCAAATATAATTAATATTACTTTTAAAAATAAATGAATAAGATGTACAGGTAACGATCCTTTTACGATAAGTTCATCTATCTCAATATCAATATTTTCATTTACCCTTAATTGACAAAAGTATATTCCGCATCCTTCAAATACTGAATTTATTATTTTTGAGATAAATTCTCTATTGTTTCTAAATCGTTGTATAATTACTATTCTATATAACAATATGCTAAACATATATTCTATAATTATATTTAATAATAAAACTACCTTCGCATATGATTCGTTTAATGGAAAACATATAGTTGATGTAAGATTATTTACAGATGTAGATACGATAGGAATCAATTTATTTACTAAATTATTTCCTGATAATATAATATCTCCCATAAATAAGAAGTTTTCCGATTCTGTGATATCAGAAATATTCAACTTTATCTTCATCACATCATCCGATAACAATGATATAAGGGGACCCCATCCTCTTTTCCCGATTATATTTGGGTTAACCATTCCATGAATAGCGTACCTTACCAAATCATATAAACATTTTATTAAATCATCGTCATTGGATCTCTCATGTATTGTAACATCGTTACTTTTGATTATATTATAAGATGCTGTAGAACATTTTAAACAATTACACAACGGCATCTTTGCCATTTTCTCAAAATTTTTAAGTTTGTAAAATATATTAGCATGATTATTTAATATTTTAGTAGAGATAGAATCTAACATATCCATAATAATAACCGTTTTATTCATTTTCTGATATGTAGTTGTATATGTTAATGTTTGAGATTTCCATTGCTTGATTGCCTTTAGAGCAGCTATCTTTGTTTTTGTACTTACATTTGATAATAACACATTTCTTACAGAACATGGGTTAAGTCTAAAGTTTGCTAAAATATTTTTAATTTCAGACAATGATAATTTTGTTTTGGCTAATGCATTATCTATATGAATAAGTATTCCTTCTATACCGTTTTCTTCATTTACTTTTAAATGCCTTACAGGTTTTTTTAAAATACACGATTTTTTAATTATATTTTCTGGATTAACAGTAATAACTCTGGATTCAGTTTTCATAATATGGTCTCTAAAAACAGTTGCAAACTCTTTACAACGTAAATCATATAAGGATATATTAATTTCTATAAACTTCTTATCTTCATCACTAATATATTTTATATCCGTCATAACATCTAACGAAAACATAGCTATACATTTTATTCCATACATACTCACTAAAACTGATTTCGGAACAGAAAGATATAGGAATCTATTAAGTCCACTTAGAAGCATAGGCAAATTTTCTTTGACTATTTCATGAATTTTTTCAATAAAACATTTATTATTTTTGATATTTTTAGATATGTAATTAATAATATTCTTTTCTGGATATTTTTTTATTAATTCAATAGCTTTTACACAATCGTTTAATTTCAATAATGATTCATTGGTAGGGGCTATATTAAATGTATCTGATAGATAAAGAAGTGTTTTTAAATCTATAGATAAATTATCATATAAATATGGAATAGAATACGACGGGACTGATTTTATCAATTCTATAATATCTTCTTTAGATAGAATCATATTTGTTGACGCTATCATGGGATCTATTTTTAGAATTTGAGTAGCTGTTAAAATTTTTTTTGATATGATGAAATTTATATCATCTCTCGTCAGTAAATTATTATAAATCATTAATTTAATAAACTTTATTCCATGATTTATTAATGTTTTTCTATGCTTTAACACATGATTATATAATTTTGTATCAATAGATGATGTTTTGTCAATTAGCTCTATTAAATCCTCCACTTTAACTGAATCTGAAGGCATAAATCTTATATTAGCAATATCAAATTCTATTGCTTTATCATAAAATTTAGATGGCAAATTGCCGTGTAAACCATATTTAATAATAACATCAAAACAAGATTTTGGTATTTTATCAAAATCAAGCTTATTTGATATTATCTTTGAGATAGCATTTCTAGCTTTTCTAGAATACATGTACATTTTTATATTTAATTAAATACCCTATGTTGTTTTTCAATATTATTTTTATCCTTCTTAAAAAAAATATACGGATATAGAAATGTATATGATAACCATATACAGAAACAGAATGCTATAAAAACCATAACAATTACTATCATATTTATATACTATATTTATTCGATATTAGAGTCCATAATAATATTAGGCACTATTAAACATTCAACTACTTTAGATACATTAACTTTTTCATTGTCCTTTACAAATTCTGCAATACTGTTATAGAAATCATCTTGAAATTTTTTTGAATATCTATCAACATGTGAAGATATAGAATTTATTAACATACTATGTTTAGTATAAATAAACGATCCAATTTTTACGGTTTCTATACCCAAAATGTTTGCAATTTTAATATCTTTTAATATTACATATATTTTAGGATCTTCATATTTTGTTATTCTAGTAAAATAATCATATAATCTAGTTCTGGATATTGTATTATCCTTTACTTGAGGACATCTAAATAATCTTGTTTTGAATACTTCTAATAATTCGTTTGGGATATAATAAACACTATCCTTTACAGAAAATCTCTCATCCAATATAATATCATTATTTTTAGCTAGCTGATTAATCAAATCTTCTATTTTATCTACTTCTAAACTATATAAATTATTATTAAATGTAAAGGTATTGGCACTATTTTTTAGTCGCATGGATAAAATTTTTACATCACTAATATCTATATATAAAGGAGAACATTTTGGAATTTTTTCGAGTATCTTTTTCTCTATATCAGTTAAGACCAAATCATTTTTTGCATCATCGTTTAACTTTCCATCTTTAGAAAAATAATTATTTTCAACTAAGCTATTTATAAGAACCGTTAATACCCCATTGTTATAATTATCTAACTTAAATTTTTTTACAAAATCTTTTTTAATTAAATCTATTGGAATTTTAGATTCCAATTTTTTTGTTTGTGACTTTTTCTTTTGTGGATATTTTCTAGCAACTAATTCATCCACCATATCATTTATCTTAGATGTAAAATATGCTTTAAGAGCTCTGGCACTTATGCTATTTAAAACAAGCTGATCATCATTTTCTTCCATTTAAGTTTCTTGTATATCCTTTAAATACAAAAAATGAAAAAAGTGACACGATTATTAATGAAAATATTAAAAATAAAAAATTTTGACTGTTAAACCATGATACAGATTTAGTTGTTTTTTTCGAACCATCTTCATCGCTTAATACAGATTTAACAACATCAATGAAATTATTAAAGTCATCATCCGTGGAAGACATAAATACACCAAATATAGCAGCGTATAGTTTATCCATTTATACATTAAATAATGATGAATCTGTTTCGTCTTCTTCTATGCATTCATCGTTAACTATATCCACTAATCCAAGTCCTCTCGCTATATCCTCCTCACACGTTTCTGCCATAGAAACTTTTTCACTTTTTCCATCTATATCTATCACAGTCGCACTAAAATCTCTAGCTATTATTATTTTTTTTAATGCAAATGTAACTTTTACACTGTTACCACTTCTATAGAAAACTATAGGAGCAACGATTATTTTTGATATCTGTTTATCCCTTTTAGATAAGTTCTCCAATTCTTCAGTAACGGATTGTACAATAGATTTTCCTCCGGGTACTTTATATTCAACAAGAGCACCATTCATCTTATTGATATATAAACTACCCTTGTTAAGTGTTTTTTCTTCCAAATCCTGTATAGATGATATGTTGCTTAAGGAAGCCGGTATTTTTTTACCATCTCTTATATTACCATAAATACACTCCAGCAACTGATACATGATAGGACTTGCTGCCGTAAGACGTATTTTCAAAAAATATGGATCCATCGATCGACAATCACTTTTTTTATTTTTATATATTTTGGATTCTCCTTCCAAAGAAATATAAGTGGATGTTAATTTTGATGCAAGAGACTCAACGAGATTTATCGTTATAGAAGAACATGAAGGATATTGCGAAGCGGATAGCATAACATTTTCTATGCATTTTTCTGTACTTTTACTAATGGATTTCATAAACTCTATTATACCATTACACGTATTTAAATTACTTTCTTCATTGTTTGTAGTTTCTTTTTTTACAGGTTTTTGAGCTACTGCTTTACGCATTTTTATTGATAAAATCTTAAATGACAAGAATAATCTTTCAGTTTTATTTATATAAAATATTATAAACTTTCAATTGTTATTATTAATCTTCTTCGAAATAAAAATAAATATTATTTTTATCATCATCATTATCATCTTTATCACCTTTATAAGTGAGTCCTACGGGTTCAATACCATCGCCGGAGGAAGTGCATAAAAACCAGCCAGGAAAGGCAACAGATTCAAAAGTGCTGGTAAGACCATTATCCGATCGAATAAACGCAAATCTTTTGTCTTGATTTTCGTCCAATGAATTTGTTTTTTTATCACTTAAAGATAAAGTGACTTTATCCCCATGTTTTGTACATTCTAAACTCTTTTCCCCATTTTTTACGCCCAAGAACATACTATTTCCGTCATTGAGTTTAACCGTGATCTTCTCTGCTAATGAATTGTCTTGTATATTTCCAGCAACAAGTTGATTATTACGTAAATAAAAGATTTTTTGATTCACATCCCAAATACTATACATAAACATACCGGCGGCTTTTGAGTTAAATATATTAATGTATAAAACCAGCAATAAAATAAGTTTTTTCATATAATCTCTATATTTATAACTATTAAAAATATAAGTTTATGAAAATAGCTTCTTAATATACGCCGAATATAGTGCAATTGTTCCAGGTATAAATATCAATATTGCCAAATACTCTAATATACTAATAACTCTATTAAATGTTGCGGAGCGCATAGAAACTATTCTATGTGGCGCCAATGATTTAAACGCTAAAGCTCCTCCAGAAATTATCATTAATAACGCTAAAAGTGTTAAACTGATAGCTGAAAAGATTTCTTTTGCAGATAAAGCCATTTATAATATAAATAAAATTATTAAAGTATATATAATCCTGTCCTAGTTGTAAATGTTGAATTATCATATATATTTTTTTTAAAATATCTTTTTCCTTTTGTTGATACGTTTAGTTTAGGAAATGTAAATGTTGCCTCTAATATCCTATATGTATAATATCCCTTCCAAATAAGATTTTCTTTTTTAAATGTTCCTGAAAAAGTAACATTTTTTACAAAATCATCTTTAGCTATAATTAAAATCATAGATAATCGTTTATTATCTATATGCGTTATAAAATCAATTCCATTTTTTGTAATACATTTTATTTCCACATATGAAGGCAATTCAATTAACGATACAATCTTTTTAGGAATATACGGTATTAAATTTATTGATTTTTGCGGTAATGACGATACACCACCATCTGAAAATTTTGTTTTATCAAATATTGATATAAATTCACAGATTGAAAAAATTTTTTTTTCTGGAAATTTTTTTGAAGAACTTAGGGAATCAAATAATCTTACCGAAGTTAATCGTGTTATATCATCCGTTAATATGTTAATTTCGTTTACAAAAGGTTTTAATAAATCTATAATGATATAAATATTATCGGACAATACATAAGATATACCGCAATACGAATCATTATACGTTCCAAAAAATAATACGATTAAAACACTTTCGGTATCGAAGGGAAAGAAAGATATAACGGCGGTAGGTAAAATTTCAGGAGTATCGAAACAATTTATAGTCAATTCCTTATCTGTTTGTATTATCACTAAATCCTTTATACTATGATATGATAAAAATTCTTTAATTTTGTTTCTAATGTGTAATATAGATCCAGTAAATATTGTTCTAATTATAACATGATGCTCAGATTTAATTTTACCAGATTCTTCCACGCCTGTCATCCACCCGACTGGTAAGAAAAATAAATCTGTAATATGAGAATATTTTTTTATAATTTTTACCAATCCTGTAATTACATATTTTTCATATTTAAAACATTCGATAATTGCCCATGACTTTAATACATCTTCCAACGTATTATATTGTTTGTTGAAAATATTCTCATTACAATAATAAAAGTTGTCAAAATTAAATGATATTGTACACTCTTTCAAAATAATAGTTTCAGTTTTAATTAATTGTTTAGTTGGTTTATTCATTCTTGAAGCTGCTTGCTTTATAAAATTATTCATTTTTATAGTTGATAATTTTATTTGCCTTTAAAACTATTTTGTTATACAATGTAGTTATTGCCTTTTTTGTCCACGCTTCCATTTTTTGATATTCTTTTAATGCATCACATTCCAGTTTTTCAGTTTCTATTTTCATATCTCCTATATTAAACAAAATACTTTTAAACAATGTCATTTTTTTATCAGCTAAAAACTTAAAAAATGTATATATTTTTCTTATAGACTTAAACCCTTTGGGTGGAGTTTGTGTACATATAATCATAAATATACTAATAAACATACCACATTCTGATTCTAATAACTGGTTCACTTCAACATTGATAAATCCAGCCTTTACACCGAAAGAATATTCAAAAAATCTAAATAAGGTATCGATGTCACAATTGCTATTTTCTAATATTGAAGTATGTTCATTATTTTTATTAAATCCGTCTGAAAAAGAATAAAAATAAAAATTTGGATAATGATGAAATTCTTCCGGTATATTCCCTCCAGAATCATAAAATATTACAAAAAGTTTTTCTTTATCAAAAATTACACATTTCCAATGTGATAAGTAACAAAAACCAAACATAACATATCTATTTGCAGATCTTCTTATTTTGTCCCTAATAATATATGATAAAATATGTTTATTTAAAAACACATCAAATTTTTCATGAATAGGTACATTGTTTAAAAATCTCATATCATATTGTCCAATATATTCAACTTCTGAACCATATGAAAATTGTGATACTAAATTATGAATACTTTTATTACTCATCCAAGCTTTTCTATCGGGCTCGATTTTTATTTTTACTATTTTATTATTTTCTCCAGTAAAAATTCCTTTTTTTGACAAATCATCGATGCGTAAATCCATTTGTGAAAAATCAATAGCTTTAGAAATCTTTTCTCTTAATTTTGGTTTAAAAAAATATTCAATTGGTATAGATGTTTGAAATTGAAATATCTCTTCTATCGAATAGTTTTCTTTTAATTGGTTAACCAAATTAATTTTTAATTGTATATCATCTTCTTCCGAAATATCTGTTATATTTTTATTCTGTGGAAGAGAAAGGTATTTTAATTTTGTCAACTCCAATAAAATTGATAAGGGTATACACGATACTTTTCCTGCAGTTTTTGATTTATCATATTTTTCTATCACATATCCATTACAATTTGTTAAAAATTTTGATATATCCAAATTAAAACAAAGACCTGACTCAGAATATATATAAGATAATAAATTTGTAAACCCTAATTCAGGAATTTTATTTATAACTAAATCTGTATATCTATCCATTTATTATGTTGAATCCTCTACCTAATATATTTTATTTTCCAAACTGTGTGAATATATTTTCATATCATTATTCACAGGTAGAATTTGATTCAATGAATATTACGGATAAAAAAAGATTTTCGATGGCCGTATATCCTCTCATAAAACATAGATGGAAAAATTGTTCCATAATATACAACAATAGAACATATAAACTAACATGTGAGAATAAACAATACAATAATATAGAAAATAAAAATGTTAATCATCTAGATATAAATATTCCGTCAAAAATTAATATTAAAAAAAAGGAGTATACGATAGGAAATATAAAAATGAGTTTCGAATGTTATAGTTATATAAAATCATTTTCTATAACAGATATAACTTTATTTGACGAATATATACTTCGTGGATTATTAGAGGGAGGTAATAAATTAAATATATTTTCGAATATAATGGGAAATCAAAATGATACTATAAATATTTTTGGAAATCCAAAACCATTTTCTAAAATACCTCTTAAATCGTTGCAACCAGATATACAAAATCAAATTTTCGAATCTTGGATTTCTAATAAACCGGTAATATTGACGGGAGGCACAGGGGTGGGAAAAACATCACAAGTTCCAAAATTGTTATTATGGTTTAATTATTTATTTGGAGGATTTGATAATTTAAATATCCTGAATAGAAATTATATTCAACGACCCATTGTTTTATCACTTCCCAGAGTAGCTTTAGTAAAATTGCATAGTAAAACTTTATTAAAGTCATTAGGTTTTGATCAAATAATTGGATCTCCAATAACATTAAAATTTGGAGGTATAGAAGATGAATATATAAATACTAGTCCCAAAAAATATGGACTTGTGTTATCAACTCATAAAATTACATTATCTAGACTATTCGAGTACGATACAATAATAATAGATGAAGTTCATGAACACGATCAATTTGGAGATATAATCATAGCTATTGCAAAAAAATATTTAGATAAGATAAATTCTTTATTCTTAATGACGGCCACGTTAGAAGATGATAGAGATAGAATAACTGAATTTTTTAAAGATCCTATATTTTTACATATACCGGGAAATACACTTTTTAATATCTCCGAGGTTTATATAAAAAATAGATATAGTCCTAATGATAAAATAAGATATATAGAAGAAGAAAAAAAGAATATACTACATGCAATTAATAAGTATACACCACCTAAAAAATCATCCGGAATAATATTTGTAGCCTCTATATCACAATGCGAATCTTATAAAAAGTATTTGTCGGAATATTTAAATTTTAATATTTATATAATTCATGGAAAAGTAAAGAATGTGGAAGAAATATTAAATTCTGTATACAATGATATAGATACAACAATTATTATATCGACACCATATTTGGAATCAAGTGTGACTATAAACAATGTTACTCATATTTATGATACCGGTAGAGTATTTTTACCTTCGCCATACGGTGGAAAAGAAATATTTATCTCAAAAGCTATGAGAGAACAACGAAAAGGAAGAGTGGGTCGCGTAAGTCCCGGAACCTACATATACTTTTTTGAGAACGATTATATAAATGTAATAAAAAGAATAGATTATGAATTTTTACATAATTATGTATTATACGGAAATCAATTTGATTTAACATTGCCAGAAGATTTGTTTATAATACCGACTGATATAAACATGCTAAATAAAGTAATAAATTATATTGATTCGTTTAACATAAGCAAAAAGAGATGGTATGAAATATTATCTTCCTACTACGTCAATGTATTAGAATATGCTAAGATATACGCCTTAGGGGGGTCAGGTGCTAATGCATTAGATAATTTTGAGAGAAACAACGTATTAAGTTATGAAGCCATCGATGTAATTAAATCACTAAATATGAGGGCAAAAATATTACATAATAGAAAATATAGGGGAATTAAAAACATGTATATAATTACGTGCAAATTAATGTTTGGTGTTTATATGGGAAAAATATTTAACGTTGTTCATAATAAACCATTAAGTGGATATATAATAATGATATCCGATTATGAATTTTTACCAGATTACTAATTAATTTTTATTATGATATCCTTTTTCAATGAAGAAAAATCCTCTATATCACTTTTATTTGAAACGACTATGCAATGGCGATTAAACATCTTATTGGATGTTATTATTTTAAATACATCCTCTGGATAGATAGTAAACATAAAAATATAAAATATCTTTTTATCTAGTTTAGTAAATTCAAGAGAATATATTAGACCTTTTTTCTTTAAAGACCACATTAAATTGGTCAATGTTTCGTTAGAAATACTACTTCCCTTTACTATGCCGCACACAAAACTTGAATTGGTTTTTATATCATATCTAAGCTGTTTACCAAATAATATTTTATTTTTATAATCTTTACAAAAATTAATAGTAGATTCTCTTTTAGATAGTATATCTTCTATAGAGTTTCCGCTTACGAAGAATGATAATATTAAATATTGATAGATGGCAGCGGGTTTAGATTTACTATATTTTAAAAATGTATCAGATTCTAAAATTGTATTTATATCATCGGATGAAAATTGATGATGAATATTTATTCCGTGATTACTTTTAAATATTTTATTATTTTTATACATAATACCTAATATAGCATAATCTATAAATGCTTTATCTCCATATTTTATATGAATTTCATTATTAATCATTTGTTTTTTCATTAGATATATGTTGTTATTAATGATATTTGAACTATCTTTATTTTCATGATCTATTTTACAATCTAAAACAACTATCTTATGTTTTTGTCTATCTGTTTTATTAAATATAGATTTACTAAAATTAGGATAGATAGATATATATTTTCCATATCTTATAGAGGTATAAATTTCATCTTCCAAAGATTTAAACATATTTAACATATTATTATTTACATCGACTATATAATCGAATATATCATTTTTTATCCATGGAAAACATAGATACAAATTCATGAGAAAATCATCTGAATGATTAAATTTAATTTCATCTGGAATAAATTTTAACATCGATACCCCCTTTAGAAAATTATCATATTCATGTTCTTTTACAAATGAAATTGTTATATAAAGTTGATCTCCTACCGTCTCATAATCTATTAAATGATAAATTTCATACAAGCACATTATCGCTAATATGTTTTCAAGAGATTGTTTTACATTAACCATAACGGTATAGAAAGGCGACGGCATCATAACTACTTTTCCTACTATACTAGAAAACGAATTACATGGAATTGTCAATGGACAGGATGGTAATTTTCCAAATGTATTTGATAATAACGACAGTGTTTCTTCATCCAATTCTTTAATAAAAATAATTGTATTAGGTCCTATAATTCTATGCATTCTACTATATAATATATTTTCCAACGTATCAATATCATTAATCATATCTATTCTGCCCCCGTTATATAAGTCTCCATCCGATAAAAAAGTAAGTACATCCATGCAATGAAAAATTTCATTTCTAAAATAATATTCATTTTCTAATTCTTTGATATGATCTTTTATTTTTGTTGGTGTAAATATATCTTTAATTCTACCATTTCCGGTAAAGAACCATGAAATTAACGTCTTTATTGCATCTAATCTATTAGATCTTCCTTTTATAGAATTACACCAAAAACTCATATAACTTCTTGCAGTTGATGCATTTGCGACATATTTTGATGAATCAAACGATATTAAAATGTGTTCTAACAAATGTGCAACGCCCAATATGTTTCCTATATCATTTTCAAAGCCAAAGCTAGCAATTCCTAAATAAATATCTTTTATCATATATGGATTTATAAAAATTCTAACACCATTTGATAGCACTATCATTTACTAAGGAGTAAAATAGGCAATAAAGTCCTAACATCTTCATCAAAGTCTAATCTAAATACGCGTTTTTTATTATCAGATACTACCGTAACCGTTCCAGAAGAAGAATTATAATATGTATTTACTGTACTCGGTATAAATTTTTCATTATTAAGAAATATTAACGTATTTAATGAAGCTGGAAATACATCATCTCTTTTTTTTAAGAGCTTATTTTCAAGATTCAATCTGGTAACAGATAACTGTAATTTGTTTGTTGGATAATACATAAAATAATAGGTAACGAGTAAAAATATTATAAAAAAAAATATATATATTAAAGGAGATGCCATTTAGAGATATTATTTTGTTCTATCTTTTAAAATATTTACTTACTGAAAATCATTATTCTATGAGAATGATCATTTCATTATGTAGAGTATACGATATTAAAATAGAGGATTTGATTGTTTCGGCATTAAGTAAAAAATATTTGCGAAAATTTTCAAAAATTTTATCGTATCCAGATGTATTATTACCAGAAATATCTATATGTTTTCCTGAAAATATCATTCACGAATTATTGTTATTAAGAGTGCAAAAATTCTCTAAAAGCATAAGAGCTAGTTATAGGTTAACTAAGAATATGAAAGGAATAGTTATTGTAAAGAACAGATATTTATTTGTAGTCCATGCAAATGATGATCTATTGAATTATTTGTTTAAAGAATATAATCCTCAACTTTATATATATGATATAGGAAAACCATCTGATGTGTGCGGCTCAAAAATGATTTTATGCGGATATTCAAAAATAAAATTCTATACTTCTCTAGTCACCAATATAATAACAAATCAAAAAATTGATATAGTTGTTACAGAAAAATGTATAGAGTTACTGGCACAAAATGAACAATTAGTAAAGGATTTATTCGATAAAAGTAATGATAAAATAAACAGATTATTAAGACAAGTCTTTTATTCAGTTTTAGGAGGTGGCCAAACTCCATAGGGAGCATTTTCAATTTCTTCTCTTAACGATTCCAATTTGATGAATGATTTGTCCACAAGAGCTAAATTTAAAAATTTAGATATATTAACGAAGGCCATCTGTCCAGTTTCTGGATCATATTTAAATAGAGACGATGCTTCACTACTTAAATGATTAAAGAAATTATTTATAAAAACAATACCTTGTTCTAATTCATATTCTTTTATTTGTCCTGTTTTTGAAAAAAATTGTAATATATTTATCCTTAATATAGTGTATTCATCTTCTAATGCTTTCATCGCATCACTAATAGATTCACAAATACCACAAAGAGGTTTCCCAAATAAAATAAGAGTCTTCTTCATTTATGGGTATCAAAAACTTAAAAACGTTACTGTTAGAAATTGGTGCTTTAAGAAAAATATCAAATATTCCTTTAGATTCAATAAATGGAATATTCGTAGATACAATGAGCTTTTTTGTATCGATAGCTCATTGTGTCAATAATCTTGATGATCTAAATGATATGTTTTTTACATATATTAATCAATGGGCCAGATATGGAAAAGTTACGCTATTTGTTGACAGAGGAAACATCATAATAAAAGAATCTCTTAGAGAAAAGAGGCGTACTACATCAAAAAACACTACAAAAAGAAAAGTGGAAGAAGTGGATAAACTAAATAACGATATAAAACTATTGGATTCAAGTTATATATTATATGAAGAAATGAAAACAGATATAGAACTTAGAATAAAAAAACTTTCATTTCATAATTTTTTAGCAAATTCTAACAATTTAAAAGCTGTATTAGAAAAATCATTATCATTATTAAGCGATAATATAAAAGTTATATATTGTGATGGTATAGATGCAGAATTTGTTATGTGTAGAGAAGCAAAAAATCTCTCTGAAATGAGTGGAAAATGGCCATTGTTGATAAGTACGGATCAGGATATTTTATTACTTTCTTCGTGTGACAGTTTTCAAAAAATAATAAAAACAATGAATCAAATGTATTTATTTTTACCTTGTTCAAAAACTAGATATTTATCCAAACTTGTAGCTTTAACGAACGGATGTGATTATTTTCCTGGCTTACATGGGTTTTCTATAACTACTAAATCGCTAGAACATATTCCATTATTTGATGACTTTGTACTCGATAATATAATACAAAGTTTGGTTATAAAGAATTATACAAAAAAAGAAAGTGATAGGAACATAAATGTTGATACTATTATTACATTCATAGATAGATACTCAAATTTTGATAATGATATTTATTTTTCCTGTCCGTTAGATAGTGTGACTATTCAAGAATTTATATTTTCTGCCTTATCATACAGATGGAAAAAATTCGACGATACTTTATTAAAGGGAATAAGTTTGTGCGCTTCTTTAATATGTATTTTGGAACCCAAAAAAGAAATTGTTAAAGAAGATATAAATTATTTATGTAAAATCATTAATGACAATGATAAAACAAATATAAATCATATAAAATCAATCCTCGATATATTTGGATATGAAATGAATAAAGATAGCGACATAACATTAGGTATATTAAATCTTAAAAATATAATGTTATGTTTTAATGATATATTTTATTTTAATAATGAAATTATAATTAAACACAATTATAAAAATAATATTATAAATATAGGATAAATGGTATTTCAATTAGTATGTTCAACATGTGGAAGAGATTTATCGGAAGAGAGATATTTATTATTAATAAAAGAAGAGACGTTAAAAAAAGTGTTGGATAATGTTAAAAATAGCTGTTGTAGACTTAAACTTTCTACTCAAATAGAATCACAAAGAAATTTAACTGTACAACCATTATTAGATATAAATTGATGGATCCTATCACATTCATTAAATTTAATGTACCAAAGGGTGCAATTATTTTTATAAATTATAGATTTTCACTTACTGAACATTTTAATCCGTCGGAAGATAAACATGCGGCTATATATTTGGGAAAAATAAAAAAGGAAAATCTTATATCATGTAAAAGATCATTTGATGAAAATGAAGTATGGGCTATAGAAGCGTCGTACAAAAACGGAGTTAATTTGATTACCCTGGATGAATTATTAAAGGGGGCTCTTAATATAAAAATATTTATATTGGACGACGAACTTTCTGAACCAAAAATGTCAATAGCTGCGGACATATCATTAAAATTTATAGGTATGCCATATGGATTTGGATCTAACCATATATATTGTTTTAAGTTAGTTGCAGAATCATATTCATATCTGGGAATAACTATGCCGACATATAATATCTTAGGCAAAAAGATATACCTTAGTCAAAGCTTTACACATAGCGGACATTGGAAAAAGATTTACGAAAGTTAAAGACAAAGACCTTTTTATTATTTAATGGAATTTACTCCTGGAATTGTTATACTTTTAAACGGAGAACTTATATTTAGTGTAATACCTTGATTTTTACAATCTAAATTTTTTCTTTTTATATTGCTCGCAATAACTCTCATGATATATAGATATTCCAATATAGCAAACATTTCAATATCAGATGCAGAAAAGGGTATTTGATTAATAATTGACTTTTTAGTTATGGGACTAGAAATAGATCCATCTAACACATTTCCCTTTGAATATTTCTGTGCATCTTTTAAAAGCTTCATCGCATACATTGAGTTTCTTTCTTCTTGAGTTAGCGGCTGTATACTGATAATTTGTTTATCCTCTTTACTAGTTTCATCATTTTTCTGTTCATCTATATTATTATTTTCGGAAAGTTCTTCTATTTTTAATCCGGCTACATATTCAGCAAAATTATTTGATGTATTTATTCCTTTTTTTGTTAAGAATGCATACACTGCTTGAATCATGTCTGACTTTACCGGTAGATTTAACAATTTATCAATATCGTCTCTATAATCTATATTGGACGATCCGGCAGAAAAAATAATAGGCGTCATCGCAGAATCTTTATTGCCTAATATAATAGGAAATATCTTATATTGCACTAAATTTATCAAAGCATACTTCATATCTAACAGGTCCGCCAACTCTTGTGATAAGTTTTTTTGAGATGAAAAAAGATACGTTTCTATATATTCAACCATTTCCGCCGCATATAATAGTTTATTTGATAAAATTAATGTGATAAACATAGATAAAGTGGTTATAATTGTTGGCATACATGTTGTAAAAAATGATTTACAATGAGTAAATCTGGTCAAAGAATTGTATAATCTCCAAAATTCATTAGTATTGCATACATACATCGATTGATGTTTTAAATTATTTAATATTTGATTAAGATGAGAGATATCATCCATATTAATCTCATGTTCAAGATACGAATATATATTATTGATTATAGATTCCTTATACGACATGTTATTACAATAACATAATTGTTTTGCTTTATTTTCTATATATTCTGAATTTATATTCGTATCTTTAACAACAGATTTTACTATAGCCTTTGAAACAATAGTATAGATCGCTGATTGTTTAGGTTCAATCATTTAACTTTAAATAATTTACAAAAAATAAAATGAGTCTTCGTATAAAAATAGAGAAATTGCGTCAAATTGTTGCTTATTTTTCTGAATTTAGTGAAGAAGTTTCTATAAATGTAGATTCAAATAGTAATTTAATGTATATTTTTGCTGCGTTGGGTGGGTCTGTAAATATATGGGCAATTGTTCCGCTAAGTGCTTCTGTATTTTATGATGGAGAAAATAATCAGGTTTTTAATCTTCCTGTATCAAAAGTAAAGGCCTGTTTATGTAGTTTTCATAATGACGCTATCATAGAAATTGAACCTGATTTTGAAAATGACTTAATTAAGCTATCTAGTTTCCATGTTGTAAGCGTTGATTGTAATAGGGAACTCATGCCTTTAAGAACAGATACTTGTATCTCGTTAAAAATTGATCAAAAAAAATCTTATATATTTAATTTTCATAAATATGAGGAAAAGTGTTGCGCTAGAACCGTTATACATCTAGAATTATTACTAGGATTTATAAAATGTATAAGTCAATATCAATATTTGACGATACTTTTTAAAGATGATAATATAATACTAAGAACTCCTGGAAATTTAGATACTTTTTCAAGAGAATATTCTATGACAGAATGTTCCCAAGAATTACAAAAATTTTCATTTAAAATGGCTATAGCCTCATTAAATAAATTAAGAGGCTTTAAAAAAAGAGTAAATGTATTTGAAACAAGAATAGTAATGGATAAAGATGACAATATATTAGGTATGTTATTTAGTGATAGACTTCCGTCTTTTAGAATAAACATATTCATGTCATTCCAAGATTGATTATGATTATATTTTTGTTTAATAATATAAATAAAAATGGGTGCCTCATTCACAATTCCGGATAATGTCAAAAGACCCCCTACACCTCCTAAAAAAACATCTGAAATGAATTTAAATGTGGATAATATGTATGAGCTAATAGGATCATTAAATCAAATTAGCGATGTTTTACATATTGGCATAATAACAGATGATAAAAAAAAACAATTAGAAAGAAGATTTCCTGAATTCTTATTTATGAAATCAGGTCCTGGAAATCTATATAATGTGATAAGATCTACATATACGAATGATACCAAATATTGTTGTAAAAATCTCAAATTAAAAAGTTATTGGAAAGATTCAGATGGAAACATATCAATTTTATATCGACCGAATACTATTTTAAATAGTTGCGATCCAGATTTACAAAACAGCGGCAAGTGTGATTCGGATTTGTTTTCTTGGTGTCAATCAAATACGTCAGATAAAAATATATGTAATGATTGGATGTATACGATGCTATCAAGGGATAATACCGCGACAGAAACATTAATAAATAAATTTATATCTTTATGTTCAAAAAATGCAGATGTTCCAATATGCGAAATGTTTTTACATAATTTAAGGGCAAAAAACACAGAATCATATGATAATGTTATAGATTATATATTATATCTGCAAAGCGATGATTTTAAAAATACATATATGAGATGCAGTTATCCAAGTACAAAAACATTAGAAGAATCATTAAGATATTCTGAGGCAAGAGAATGTTGGGATCCAGAATGTGCAAATGCTAACGTTAATTTTCTATTAACTAGAAATTATAAAAATTTAGGATTGTGTACTATTAATAGATGTAATGTAAGTATCAATCATTTAAACATCGATAACAAATCTAAGCTGCGTATGGCGTGTAACAATTTAGATCTTACAAGTCCATATCCCATAAATAGAGAAAAGGTAATATTACATAATATAGATAATTCGTTTGAACTTAAAATTCATTGTATAACTATATTATCGATTTTAGTTATATGGTTATTAATTGTAGCTATTTAAATGGGAGCGGCCGCTAGTGTACAAACTACAGTAAACACATTAAATGAAAAGATTAGTAATAAGCTAGAGCAAACGGCGGAAGCATCTGCTATAGCAAAATGTGATATAGAAATTGGTAGCATAACTTTCAGACAAAATAGAGGATGTAACGTCACTGTAAAAAATTTATGTTCGGCTAAGGCAGATGCGCAATTGGATGCCGTTTTGAAGGCTGCTACAGAAACTTATGATTCTTTAACTCCGGAACAAAAAGCATATGTACCCGGTTTAATGACCGCGGCATTAAACATACAAACAAGTGTAAATACAGTGGTGAAAGATTTTGAATCGTATGTAAAACAAAAATGTACATCGAAAGCTATTATTGATAATAAATTAAAAATTCAAAATATATTTATCGACGAATGTGCCGCGCCTCCGGGAACTCCAACAAATTTTGAATTTATTAATTCTGGAACTAGTCAGGGGATATGTGCCATAAAAACATTAATGGATGTAACTACAAAAGCTAGTACGACTATATCGCCTTCACAAAGTTCCGGATATGGGTATCAAGCATATGTAATAGCTGCGGTTGCTGTAATATTTGCCATGCTATTTTTATATTATGCAAAAAGAATGTTATTTATGTCTACACAAGATAAAATAAAGATTATATTAGCAAATAAGCCAGAGGTTCACTGGACTTCATATTTGGATACATTTTTTAGTAATATACCAACCATTGTTGATGAAAATAATGCAAAATAGATAAAATATCTATCGATAATTGAAAAAATATTAATTTTATTTTAATGGCTGAGGTATTAATAAACAAGTTGAGAAACATAGAATTGGATAATTATGGAAATGAAAAAATTATAGATTGTATAATTTATGAAATAGAAAATACACAATATGTAATTGTTAGACCTATTTTAAGATTGATAGTTGATTTGATGATTTTACTTATAGTGTTAAACGATGTAATAATTAGAGTAATAAAAAGAAATTATAAAATTTTACTAATTTCTTCATTTTGTGTATCTATGTTATATTTTTTGATCCATAAAGAAGAAAATTTAAATGACAATGGCAGTTAATTGCGATCGTATAAAATACTCACCCGCAGGATATATATCTTGAATATTAAAATCATCAATTTCTAAAATATATCCACCATCTGATGAAAATAATATTCTAACATTATCGCTTATAGAGACATGTGTTAAAGTTATTCCAGCTACATATGCATCCTCTCTTAAAACCAATACAATTGTTCCCGGTTCTATGAATCTATTTACATGATTTCCGCTAGCATACTTTCTCTTAATTCTGAATAAATCAGCACCATCTTTAGCCAATAAACATAAGTGATTTTTTATCAACCATTCAAAGAAATAATTTGATGTTTCATATCCTTTTCTAGATACTGTTTCAAAACAATGTAAAAAATCTAGATAACAAGATTGTGGTAATTTGACTCTATATGGTCGTGTAGACAATGATAATATAACTAATTTTTCGGTACATATTTCAAATATTAGTTGGTTTACCGATATAAGAAATGTGGTTTTAGGTATTGTTATGACATCAAATTCAAAATTATCTACATATATCTCTCTCTTATACATAGAATATAATATTACAGCAATCTGAAATAAAACAGATTCATGTATTAGTGGAGACGATGGTTTAAGTTTTTCAATATGCATATTTTTAAATTGTTCAAAATACAACATTTTTCCATATGAAAAACTTCTAAATCCTCTTAGTAATGGGAAGCCTATAGATTTCCTTGATTTAACCAAGGAGGAAAGCTCTATCCAACATTCTGTCTCATCTTTTTCTGATTGTTTAATAATACAATTTATTTTTATCGATCCATTTTCTAAATCAGAAGATTCTCTCTCATGTATCATTAATCTATTAGTTAAAAAATCTTCCTGTTGGCAATATACATATTTGTTCTCTAAACAATCTTTTTTTTTTACGAACTTATTTTCTTGATATTTTTCATTTTTTTTGTTTGGTATTTCATGCTGTTCTTTATTGCGATATCTATTATTACTGGTCATTTATCACAAAAAAAACTTCTCTAAATGAGTCTTATTCTAGAAAACTTGTTTGATGAAGATATTATATTTTGCGCTGGAAGTATATTAGACTATTCTGACATTAATCTTATTATTGCGGGTGCAAAAGTTAAATATCCAAGATCATTTTTATCTATTTTTAATATTATACCTAGAAATATGACAAAGTATGAATTAGAACTTGTTCAAACTGAAAATATTACAGGAGCTGTTTTTTCTACAGCGTTTAATATAAAAAAAAATTTAGGCATTACCGATGAAAAATTAACAATAGAAGCGATTGAAAGTTATTATTTAGATCCTAATAATGATGTGTTAACACTAATGATTAATAATACATCATTAGATGGAGTTACTCCCAGAAAAAGATCACGAAGAAATAAAAATCCTGTATTATTTAGACAAGGTTCTGTGCCATTATTTTGTATTTTTGATTCTAGAAAAAAGATAGGAGTGTATAGGGAAAATATGAATTCCCCATCAAAAGATAATTCATATATGCAAATAGAAGATAATGTTGCATTAATAAATAAATACGCTAATATGTCATTATTAGATGTGCATTCCCCATCCGCATCTATGAAATTAAATGCTGTATATGGATTTACTCATAAAAATGAATTGAGAAAATTGGTTTCTAATAAAGAAATAGAAGAATATAGTAGAAAACCCTTGCAAGAACCCGTTAGATTGAATGATTTTATTGGTCTTTTTGATTCTGTCAAAAAAAATATACCCTTAACAAATATTCCCATAGCAGAATAATATTTGTAAGGTGTTATAAATGGAGAAAAAGCATTCTAACATCTATTTTACTCCTGTGTTTGTTGAGCCTACCATAAAACATTCCTTATTGAACGCCTATAAATATACATATATTGTTCTTTTTGAAGTATTATTTGTAGCATTTTTATTATATCTATTTTTTAGATCAGAGATTATGATGTTATTAAATTATAAAAACGATATGGTAAAAGACCCATTAGAAAAATTTCTAAAAACTAGTTTATCTTGTAACGGAGATAAGTTAATAATAAATAAGTTGCCAAATTCTTCATCCAATGTAAATGCATTAGCTATAAATAGGACCCCTATAACGAATAAAAATTGTAAAGCTCTATTACAGTCAATAAATGGATCACAACAAGTATCTCTTAACGATATTCTTAGAAGATAATGAATCATTTTTTAAATATATCTCAGAACAAGATGATGAAACGGCGATGTCTGATATAGAAAACATAGTCAACTACTTAGATTTTTTATTATTATTATTGATAAAATCCAAGGATAAACTTGAATCTATAGGATATTTTTATGAACCATTATCTGAAGAATATCAATCATTGATAGATTTCAGTGATATGAAAAATTTTAGGGTTTTATACAATAGAATTCCTATCAATGTTACTCCAGAATCATCTATCGAACTAAATAAGGGATATCTATCAGATTTTGTTATTTCATTAATGAGGTTAAAAAAAGAATTTAAAGGAAGTGATTCAGTTACAAAAACTATTACATATATAGATCCTAGAAAAGATATATCATTTTCTAATATATTATCTATATTGAATGGAAAATGAATAAAAATAATAAAAATAATAAAATGGGGTTTAATGGAAGTATACAACTAATCTTGGGTCCTATGTTTTCTGGAAAAAGTACAGAATTGATAAGATTATTAAGAAGATATCAGTTGGCAAAATACAAATGTAACATAATAAAATATTCTAAAGATGATCGATATGGGAATGATGAGTTTTTATATACACACGATAAACTTTCTATACCCGCAATTTCATCAAAAACATTAAATGAAGCATATTCTCACATTATTGATGTAGATGTTATTGGTATAGATGAGGGACAGTTTTTTCCAGATATTGTTAATTTTTCGGAATCTATGGCAAATATTGGTAAAATTGTTATTATCGCCGCCTTAGACGGTACTTATAAAAGAAGTCCGTTTAATGATATTTTACAACTTATACCATTATCAGAGAAAGTTATAAAACTAAATGCGGTATGTATGAATTGTTATGGAGACGCATCTTTTTCAAAAAGAATTAGTGACGAAAAAGAAATAGAGATTATAGGAGGAAGTGAAAAATATAAATCCGTATGTAGAAAATGTTATTTTATGTACAAAGAATAATTATTGAAAATATATATACAAATAATCGTTCCAGGGATTATAACCCTTTATTTTATAAAATGGGTATCACACACGAACTTGACATTCTCATAGTATCTGAGAATTTATCCCTAAAAAATGTTGAACTTCTTAAAGGTGATAGTTATGGATGTCTCATAAATATAAAGGTAAATGGACAAAAAACATTTGATTTTATGTTTATATTGAGACCAGATTGGACAGAGGTACAAAAAGTAAAGTCCATTAAAATGTTAAATAATGGATTTCCGGTGGAGGTGAAAGTGATTAAAAGTTCTCTGTTTGAAGTTATATATCAAGCCTCATTTACTACTTGTTTCAATACAACTCTAGAGATTTTCAGTGATGATTTTAAACAACAATTTAAAGAAAAATATCCAGTAGTTAATATTAATACCATTAAAAAGGAATATGAAATTGTAAGTTCCGGAATGACATGTATAAATTTGGATTCACCAATTTGTGATGAAGATAGAATTAAATATACAAAATATGATTATAGTTTTATAGGAGATAGTTATAATGAAATTGATTATTATGCTACGGATAATGAAGAAGATTCTGATGAGGATTTTGAATATGATACCGATATCGAAGATGATACAGATGATGGATATTCTGATGAGGAAGACGATAATTGATTTTTTTTGAAAACTAATGATCAAATTGTTAAAAAGAAGGTCAAAATCTACGTTAAAAATGGAAGCAATATCTATGGATAAACCATTTATGTATTTTGATGAGATAGATGATGAATTAGAATACGATCCTAAAAGTGCCGAAGAAAAACCAAAAAAGTTACCATATCAAGGACAATTAAAATTATTACTTTGTGAATTATTTTTTCTAAGTAAGCTACAAAGACACGGAATACTAGATGGTGCCACTATAATTTATATAGGATCTGCTCCAGGAACACACATAAAATATATTAGGGATCACTTTCTTTCTATGGGTTTAATAATAAAATGGATATTAATAGATGGTAGAAAACACGATTGTATATTAGAGGGTCTTAGGGATGTACAATTAATAACAAAATTTGTAGATGAATCCTATATAAAATTTTTAAAAAAGAAAACATTTCCATCAAAAATTATTCTTATATCCGATGTACGATCCAAACGTGGAGGATCAGAACCATCTACGAGTGATTTGTTAAGTAATTATGCGTTACAAAATATAATGGTGACAATATTAAAACCTGTAGCTTCTAGTTTAAAATGGAGATGTCCGTTCCCAGATCAATGGATAAAGGATTTTTATATCCCATATGGAAATGAGATGTTACAACCATTCGCACCTAAATATTCTGCAGAATTAAGACTAATAAGTATATATAGCGGTGACCCTATTAAGTTACGCTGTATTACTAAAGAGGATGCCTTAAAATATGAAAAAAAGATGTATTATCTTAATAAGGTGGTAAGAAATAAAATAGTTATTAATTTTGATTATTCAAATCAAGAATATGATTTTTTCCATATGTATCATATGTTAAGAACTATATATTCTAATAAACCGTTTGTATCTATAAAAGCAAAGGTGTTATATTTTCATCAATCAATTTTTAAATTTTTAAAGATACCATTAACATATACAGAAAAAATAAATAATGAACCAACACAACGTAAAATATCTAGCAAAAATACTCTGTCTAAAAACAGAAGTACTAAGAAATCCTTATGCGATAATAAGTAAAGATATATTATCAAAATATTATACAGAGATAAAATACGATGATTTGATAACCATAATAACCGTCATTCATAAAATAGATTCGGAAAAGGTTGTGTTTCAAGTGTTTAATGAATCATCCGTATTATACAATCCTGTTGAGAAAGATTACGGTTATCCAATCATAATAACATCATTTTTGCAGATGGGACATAATAAATTTCCTGCGCATTTTCTTTATATAGATATTGTTGCATCTGATCTATTTCCTAAATTTGTAAGACTAACTCCAGATGAAATTAATATTGTTAACAGTGTATTACAGATTGGTGATAGCAAAGATTCTTTAAAACTTCCAAAAATGTTAGAAACAGAAATTTCTGCTAAAATTTTATTTCACAAGGATTATCCGTTAAAGATAATAAGATTCTTTAGAAATAATATGGTAACCGGTTTAGAGATATCTGATAGAGTACTCATTACTGTTTTAGAATAAAGATTATAACATAGTTAAAGTTAATCCAGTAATTGCCATCAATAATATCGGTATCCATTTTGGATGTAATATGGGATTTTCTATATCTTGATTTAAATATCTGGTATGTACAATTTCATTGGTAAGCAATGTATTTGATCCACATACATTATTCACATCTAAATAACCATTTTTAAGTTTTACATTTCCTAAGGATATTATACAATCAGATACATTGCATCTCGATATATTTTTTTTAAGAGAAGCTACTAATAATGCGTCTGATCTCTTACAAGGTTCATACCAACAATAGTACGGCAATCTGGTCTCCTCCCCTATTTTTATTATACTCTTATCAGGATTTATACATCTACATCTAATATCATTCTTGTTTTTATCACAAAAATTATAAATTTCTTCATCTGACATTTTTTCCATGATTATAAAAATTTAAATATATAAAAATATATTAAAACCACTCTTATAAAAAGGAAAAAAAACAAATAAATAAAAATGGCAGTAATATCGAAGGTAACGTATAGCTTATATAATCAAGAAGAAATTAATGCAACAGATGTGTTTATAAATCATGTAAAAAATGATGATGATATAGGTACCGTCAAAGATGGTAGACTAGGTGCTATGGATGGAGCACTTTGTAAGACTTGTGGTAAAACAGAATTACAATGCTTTGGTCATTGGGGAAAAGTTAGACTATATGAAACTCACATAGTCAAACCAGAATATATAGGAGAAGTAATTAGAATAATTAATCACATTTGTATACGATGTGGATTTTTAAGATCTAGAGAACCATATTTAGAAGATTTAACTAAACTTTCATCACACGCATTAAAGAAGTTAAAAGATAAAGTTTTATCAAAGAAAAAATCTTGTTGGAATAGCAAATGTATGCAACCATATCAAAAAATTACATTCTCAAAAAAGAAAGTATGTTTTGTTAATAAATCCGACGAAGTCACTGTTCCTAATGCATTAATATATCAAAAACTTACATCTATTTACAAACGATTTTGGCCTCTATTAGAAATACACCAAAAGCCAGAAAATTTATTTTATAAAAATTTTTTCCCCGTACCTCCTCTTATAATAAGACCAGCTATTAGCTTTTGGATAGATAGTATCCCGAAGGAAACAAATGAACTCACTTATTTGTTAGGCATGATTGTGAAATATTGCAACATGAATGCTGATGAACAAGTAATACAAAAGGCTGTTATAGAATATGATGACATAAAAATTATTTCTAACAACACTACAAGTATTAATTTGTCATATATTACATCTGGTAAAAACAACATGATAAGAAGTTATATAGTAGCTAGAAGAAAAGATCAAACAGCTAGATCTGTAATTGGTCCAGACACATCGTTGACAATAAATGAAGTTGGGGTACCGGCATATATAAGAAATACTTTAACCGAAAAAATATTCGTAAATCCTTTTACCACAAAAGATGTTCAAAAATTATTTATCAATAATGAGGTAAAATTTTATTTTAATAAAAGGTTAAATCAACTTACAAGGATTAAACAAGGTAAATTTATCAAAAATAAAATTCATATGTTGCCTGGTGATTGGGTAGAAGTACCTTTAAAGGAAAATACTAGTATCATCTTTGGAAGACAACCATCTCTACATAGATATAATGTCATAGCTTCTACTATTAAATATACAGATGGTGATACGATAAAAATACCCCCAGGAATAGCAAACTCACAAAATGCAGATTTTGATGGAGATGAGGAATGGATGATATTAGAACAAAATCCAAAAGCTGTTATAGAACAAAGTATTTTGATGTATCCAACAACGTTGCTAAAACACGATGTTCATGGAGCTCCTGTATATGGATCTATACAAGATGAAATTGTTGCAGCATATTCATTGTTTCGTATGGAAAATTTGACAGTAGATGAGGTTATGAATTTATTAGGAAAATACGGATTGGGATTTGATACAAAAGGTAAAATTACATTTTCAGGAAAAGATATATATGAATATTTGATAAATGAAAAGCTAAATTATCCTGGAATTCTTAAAGATGGTAAAATCATAGCTAATGATGTAAGTAGCGATTTTGTGGTTGCTATGAGACATATGTCATTATCCGGTTTATTATCTGATTATAAATCTAATGTTGAAGGAATTAATTTTATCATAAAATCATCTTATGTATTTAAAAGGTTTTTAGAAATATATGGATTTGGTGTTACGTTTAAAGATTTACGACCTAATTCTGAGTTCACAAACAGATTGGAAGCCATAAATGCAGAAAAAATAGAATTAATCAAAGAAGCTTATTTAAAATATTTGATGGACATAGATGCTGGTAAAATATTACCATTGTCAAAGTCTATGGAATTAGATGCTGTGGAGTCGATGCTTTCAACATTAACAAACTTGAACATAAAAGAAATAGAGGAATATATGCAACAAACACTTAAGGAAAATCCAAATAATAATTTATTGAAGATGGCTAAAGCCGGATATAAAGTTAATCCTACAGAATTAATGTATATTTTAGGAACATACGGTCAGCAACGAATAGATGGAGAGCCTGCAGAAACAAGAGTCATGGGTAGAGTATTACCCTATTATTTACCAGATTCGAAAGATCCGGAAGGTAGAGGATATATTCTTAATTCGTTAAGTCAAGGTTTAACAGGTTCACAATATTATTTTTCCATGTTAGTCGCTAGATCACAGTCTACTGATATTGTATGTGAAACGTCAAGAACCGGAACATTGGCTCGTAAAATTATTAAGAAAATGGAAGATATGGTTGTGGATGGATACGGACAAGTTGTTTATGGAAATATTTTAATAAAATATGCAGCAAATTATACAAAAATATTGGCATCTATATGTAAGCCTGTTGAATTGATTTTCCCACATGAATCTATGGTATGGTTTTTTGAAATAAGCGCATTATGGGAAAAGATAAAAAATGGATTTATATATTCTCAAAAACAAAAAGTTGCAAAAAAAATATTGGCACCATTTAATTTTCTTGTATTTTTGGAAAGCGCACCGGATAACAAGGCTATGGGTTCAAAAGAATTATATGATATGATTCAGACGGTTATCGAAGATGTAAAAGAAAAATACTTTTTTACAATAGCAAATATAGACTTTATAGAGTATATTTTCCTTACTCACCTTAACCCATCTAAAGTTAAGATAACAAAAACAACAGCTATAAATATATTTAAAAAATTTTATGAAAAACTTAATTATACATTGGGAGGAGGAATGCCGATAGGAATAATTTCTGCACAAGTATTATCAGAAAAATTTACACAACAGGCATTATCTAGCTTTCATACAACTGAAAAAAGTGGAGCCATAAAACAAAAACTTGGATTTAACGAATTTAATAATTTAACAAATTTAAGTAAAAATAAAACTGAAATAATTACACTAATATCTGAAGATATAGAAAAACTTCAAAATGTTAAAATAAATTTTGAGTTTATTTGTTTGGGAGAATTAAATCCAATTATAAAAATTATAGAAAAAAATGATGATGTATATACCATCGATATAATTATTAATAGAATATATATAAAACGAGCAGAATTAACGGAACTCGTTATAGAATATATGATAGAGAGATTTATATCATTCAGTGTTTTAGTAAAAGAATGGGGACTGGATACCACAATAGAAGATGAATTAAATATAAAATTTACAATGTATATAAAATTTGTTGAGCCGAGTGAATTATCTCTTAATAAGTTTATGATGGTGTTGCCAGGAGCGATAAATAAAGGTAAAATAAGCAAATTCAAAATACCTATAACTGAATATTCTTATTTTGAAGATTTTAATAAATCTAAAAAAATGTATAGAATGACGGTTGAATTGATGAATTTAAAGGAATTAGGATCATTTGATCTAGAAAATGTGAATGTATATCCGGGTATATGGAATACATTTGATATATTTGGTATAGAAGCGGCACGAACCTATTTATGCGAGGCATTGTTAAATACATACGGTGAAGGATTTGACTATTTATACCAACCTTGTGATTTGTTAGCAAGCTTATTATGTATGAGCTATGAACCTGAATCGGTAAATAAATTTAAATTTGGATCTATAAGCGCCTTAAAGAGAGCAACATTTGGCGACAATAAAGCTTTATTGAATGCGGCATTACATAGAAAAACAGAACCGGTAAACGATAACAGTAGTTGTCATTTTTTCAGCAAAGTTCCTAAAATAGGAACTGGATATTATAAATATTTTGTAAATTTAGAACTATTAACTAGGTTAGAGAAAAAATTGTCGGCAAAAATAGCAGAAAAAAAGGTCGAAGATTTAGAAAATGTGACAGAAGATTTTTAAATAGGTTTTTGTTATATCATCTTTCATTAATAATATATTTCTCAATTATTTGTTTTCTGAATGATGGATTCTCTAAAAATGCACCTCTCTGTTCTCTCATAGAATGATAAATATATAAAAAATATATAAATGCCGGTATATCTTTGCTCCGTTTTGTCATCAAATATGCCATTATCATCGCTCCGCTTCTGTTAACTCCTGCGACACAATGAACTAAAACAGGATATTGTTGAGCATCACATTTAGATAAAAAATCTGTCACGTAATCAAAATGTTTACTTAAATCAGTTTGTTCATCATCTATTAACGGCATATGAATAATATTTATATGTGAATTTTTTAATGTATATTTTTCTGTTGTTAAATTTAAAATGTATTTGAATTGTATATCTGAATATGGGGCATTTAACGCATCGTTATAATTTCCTAGATATACATAATTAGTCACTCTCATCATTTTATTTGGAGCTTTTGCCTTTGGCAATGAACCTGTAGACTTTAATAAAACGTTTTCATACAGACTTTTTTTATCCATTTATAATGGATACAAATGGATAAAACAACATTGATGGTCAACGGATTAGAATTAGATTATGCGAGAGAAAAAGAGGCAAAAGGTATACAAGCAGCAAAAAAATCAACATTATGCTTTTTTTTATTTATATTGGCTGTTAGCGTATTACTTCTATGGTTTCAAGTTTCTGATAACTCCATTTTATCAGAATTAGTTAAGTATACACGAATAAAAAATAATATAAAAGGATGGAGACCTTTAGTGGAATCCAAGACAAAATTAGAAAGTGATAAAGGAAGATTATTAGCCGCAGGAAGAGACGATTTATTGTCGTTTCATTGTGTGGATTTTGGACAATATATTCTTCCTATAAGATTAGATAGAAAGACATTTTTGCCGCAATCTATAAGAAGAGGAATAGGCGATGGATGGATGATACGCAAAGCCTCAAAAGTTGATCCCTCAGCACAACAATTTTGTGAATATTTGATAAAGAACAAATCTGATAATATAATAACTTGTGGCATAAACATGATGGATGAGATAGGATATAGTGGCTATTTTATGGATTCTCATTGGTGCAATGATTTTCATAATTTATTAACTTAATTGGATTAAATAATGTACGTAAACAATATACCAGCTATAAACCATAACAATTTTGAATTGACGTCAAAAATAGCCATAATTATTATAAATAAAATTATTAAAACACCAATGATTGTTACATCAAATAATCCAAAGAAAGAAAATAATGGATGTGATAGAATGTATGCAAAATCTGGAAATCTGGTAGATATCCATTTACCAATTCTATTCCAAATTCCATTTCTCATATCCTTAACGCGTTTATCAGATATATATTTTATATTATGTTCCAAATATGTGGCTGCGTCGTTCAACACTTGTCTATTTAACCCTTTTTCATTTTCTAATCTGTACATTTCAAATCCTAAACTTGTTGAAATTCCATTCATCTTTAAAATCTCATGTATTAGCTCTGTAGCAGTAGATAATCTAATAATATAGGCTGATAAACTAAAATCATAACTTCCTGTATATGAATACATTGTTTCTTTATTAGGCTCTTGATTAAATAATGTGCGAACATTATTATTATGCAATATTTCTCGCATTTGTAGGAAATCTATATTTTTTTCTTGCATTGAATAAATACATCTATGCAGTGTTATTATATCATACAGTGTATTATCGTCTTCGATTACAAAAATAAATTTATTCTCTTTATCTAATATACTTGCCTGTGCCAGTGATTCCCATAAACTAAAATGTTTAACAATAGATTCTTTTATTTCAGATGTACACATAAAATTACAGAATCCTGAAAAATATTCTTTAAAATTTTCTATCCCTCCACTATGTTCAACTCTTTTCCAGTTATAATATTTATACGAAAAAGAGAGATCTTTATCTTTTTCTAATGAAAATCCAGGAGTTTTATCTTCTTTGTTTATTTCATAAATATCTTTTGCGGAAGACGATTCCAATTGCATATCAGGTATCACATCGAATCCGGATCTTCCAACTATAGGTATTATAAATACAGAAACTTCGAATGGTGTAGGTTTCGCCATTTAGTTATTGAAATTAAATAAATATAGCTCTCTAATTCTAGTTATGTTTTCGTCTATCCATTCGGAAACATTATTAACATATTTAGATAAAAACCTAAAAAAAGTATACTCTAATTCGTCCCTATTGAGAGATTTATTAAAGTATACAAACACATCACTATCTGGCAACAAGTGATATCTTAGTAAATTATAACAATTAATTTTATGTTGTACGTGATTATGATCTATTAATTCATCATCAAAAGGAAAAGGATCACCAAATCTAAACACATATAAAGATGGTATAGAATAATAATACTTTAGTACATTGTTTATAAATAGATTTTTTAATGCTATTATTATTTTTTTCCTCTCGATTTCTATCTTTAAATGTGTAGGAAATATAACTAATTTAATAGCATTTGTATCATTATATCTTATTAATACTTTAAGGTCATCATCCGTTGTTATTTTTTTAAATTCATTCCATGATTCCTCTGTATTATCGGCAATAGGGATTGGCTTTATTAAATTTTTTGTATATATCTCAGCTTTTTTTAATGGAACCATATTTTTAACAATTATTGTATGATTGTTAAAAAATTTTATAAAAGATAATGGAGGATCCAACATTTTAACTTCTACATCATAATTTGGAGGTTCTATAGACCTTTGTATGGACATAAGTTTTCTAAGTTCTATTATAATTCTTTGAAGATGAGCGTTTAATTCTTCAGGCATAATACTGGTATATACGTCCGTTAATAATATTATAGTGTCTAAAGATCCTTTTTCACATATTTTTGTTTTTAATAAAAAATCATATATAATTACAGATATTGAATATTTCAATGTTGTTTCATCCACTTCTTTTTTCTTTGCGGACATGTATGATACTATAAAATCCGCACTACTATTTAACAGAATTACTAATACAACGATATAGTTTAAATTTAAAATTTTTGATGAGTAAAACAATTCTGTTGATGAAACATGAATGTCAAATAAATTAGCAGATAATCTTAAAAAGAATACACCCTTTTTTATTTCATTTAAAAATCTTTTTTCATATTTTTGCCTTTTTGAATTTATATCAATTAAAAAATTTAATATAATTCTGTTTATATTATATTTCATTACCCATGTTTGTGATTTCATAATATTGTCAAAAGACATAATTATATTAAAGATAAATCTTTGACTATGTACAAAATAACTATATGGTTCACTTAAAAATATAGACTTATTATACGTGGATACTATTACATTATTCTTAATTACATCAACCGCGTCAAGATTAAAATTGGGTACATTAATGCCACATATTTTACAATACGCAACGCCATCTTCGTAATAAATAAATTCATTAGCAAAATTATTTATTTTATTAAAATATTCTGTATCTATTTTCATAGTTTCTATAAGTTTTATTTGATGTTCACACGGTATAGATTCAATCTGGACCTCTTCACGCCATGATTTCGGTTCATAAATTTCTATTTTATCTAATTTTTTACCATCTTTGAATACCGCGTCTTTTTCATTAATTAATTCCAGAAATAAATCTCTTAAATAATAATTAGATAAAAAAATATAACTGTACAAATATTTATTTTTTAATTTTGGTATTATTAATTTCCCCCAATCCATTAAACTATTATTGTGATCTTCAGAGAATGAGTTTTTATATGTTTTATTAGTTTCTTCCAAATACACATATTTTACGTCCAAAAAATCTTTAATAACAATAGGTATAGTGACACCATCCACTTTATATAAATATATATAACGCATATTTAGTTTTCTCTTAGATATTGGTATCCCTATATGTCTACAAAGATATGCAAAATCTAAATATTTTTTGGAAAATCTGAATTGATCTAAATTTTTAGATACATAACTTATCATATCTTTCATATTGAATGGTATTTCCCTTACTTCAGGATCAACATTAGTATCAAATTCACTAGTTAAATCGCTAGTCCTATAATTTACAGTTATATCACCATTTAACTCATCATTAACTAAAACATTTATCCTTCTTTGTTTTAAATACATGTCTAAATTGTTAAAGAATAGATTATAAAGATTAAATGTCATCTCGTCTGTAGTTGAATTTTGTTCATGTATAAATAAACTCGAAGTTATTTCTTCTTTAATATTTTGTTCAAATTTATAACCTATATATGAAAATATTGAAATTAATGTTTGATCATCCACATCTATATTTTGTTCTATCGTTGCATATAATAAGCGTATATCTTCTTCAGTAATGGTGGATATATTATACAGATTAATGATGAAAATGTTTTTATTATTAGATATGAAATCATTATATGATTTTGGACCTGTATTTGGATTCAACAAGTAATCTTTAATTTTTGGAATAATGTCTATTAATACTGATTCTTTAGTTTCCATTTATGTTATAAACAAAGTACGTGTTTCTATCAGAAATATAAAAAGTTTTTTTTATAAAAAATGAAACAAAATGTAAAGTTTTTTAAAAATATATTGTTATAAATAATTAAAATTATATTGTTTGTTTAAATTGAAAATAGAAAAGAATATATAAATATTTTTCAAAAATGTCTTGGTCTATTAATCTAAGCAGTGTGGGTGATAATTTTAAAACTCTAGATGAGATACGAGCGCATGTTAAATCTACAACAGAATCGTGTGATAAAAACAATGAAGATATTTTTCCAGAAGATATAGAGATTCCCTCTCCAAAACAAACAAAACAAAAAAGAACAACTACACCTCGTAAAACCACGACTGTTAAAACAAAAAAAGACAAAAAACAACTACAGGAAGAAAAAGAGGAGGAAAAAGAAGATAATGAAAAAACAGAAGAAAATGAGAATATAGACGAAGTATTTGAAGAAGAACTTATTATCGAGGAAGAAATAACGGAATGTGAAGAAAAATCGGAAGATACTACTGAGTTTTCTGATTTAAAGCTTGCAACAGAAACAATTATTAAGATGCTAAAGTTACTGAATACCAAAGTTACAGCTGTATCCACCGTATTAGAGGATGCGCAAGCTGCATCCGTTAATAGACAATATACATCGTTGCTAAAAACAATAGAAAATTTAAAAACATTAGCTAATAATGGAAAAGCTACCGTATCAAGAAAGAAAGTAAAATCAGCAAAAAAATAATTATTTAATTCAAAAGGTAATGTCTTATTCGTTAAATAAATGAGAAGATTTTCCTATAAGGATGGGAAACTTTTTTTCGATAAAGAATTTAAACATATCGTTCCTTATGATAATAAAACATATGAAATACTTAGGCATGTAAAAATACCACCGCATTTAACAGATGTTATCATTTATGAACAAAGTTATGAACAATCGTTGACAGGATTAATTTTTGTAGGTTCTGATTCTAAAGGACGTAGACAATATTTTTATGGAAAACTTCACATTAAAAAAAGAAATCATTATCGTAATGAAATATTTATTCGGGTATATAATATAATTCATGAAATAAATAAATTTATCGATGAAAATATAAAGAAAAACTCAGATATAGATTTTCAATCCGCCGTATTTTTGTTAATGGAAACTAGTTTTTTTATACGTATAGGTAAGATGTGTTATCATAAAGAAAATGAAACAGTTGGTCTTTTAACGCTAAAAAATAAACATGTAACCTCATCAAAAAATAAAATATTAATAAACTTTATGGGTAAAGATAAAGTTTTTCACGAATTCACCGTTCACAAATCCAATAGATTGTATAAACCACTTTTGAAGCTCATAAATCAAAATAATCCTGATGAATTTTTATTTAATAAACTTAGCGAAAGGAAAGTATATAAAATGATGAATAAATTTAATATTAGATTAAAAGATTTAAGAACGTACGGTGTAAACTATACCTTTTTATATAATTTTTGGACAAATGTTAAATCATTAAATCCAATTCCATCAACAAAAAAACTAATAACCTTATCTATAAAACAAACTGCTGAAATTGTAGGTCATACACCTTCTATTTCTAAAAGCGCTTATATGGCAAATACAGTAATAGAATTTCTTATTCAAGATTCTGAAATTTTAAAAATTATAAAAGATATTTCCTTTGATGAATTTATTAAAATGATTGTCGAGTATGTGCGCAATAGAGAAACAATATAAAAAATATTTAAATAACATAAATGGATAAAAAATTAAACACGATATCTCATACATTCTTTTCTGGTGAATTATCGACAATAGATATAATGGTGTTGAAAATTCATCTATTAAACATACATCCAAAAGATGTAATATTTTGTACGGACAATAATTCATGCTTTATCATAGATTTTAAATATGATGACTGTGTGGCATCTGATTATATAAATAAAAAATTAATTCCAATTTTGCCCGATAAATATATTGATTTTTCTCCGATGATAGCCGCTGAAATGACAAATTATGAGATTATTTTGGACGATATCAAAAAATATATTGAAACGTCAAAAAAATTAAAAAAAGTAATTAAATTTTATAAATCTAATAAAAAAAATAAATGTATAGAAGAAGCAAATAATAAACTTAAGATAGCTATGAAAAAAGGTGTAGATTATGATTATATAAAAGGAACATATGTTTAATGAATTACTTAAATGAAAAAAAACTATTTTATATTTGATAGTCTATAATGGATGATAAAATTTTTGATAAATCTTTAAATGATTATATAAATGAACTTATTGGTGTGTATGAATCTATTCCAAAACCAAAATCGCTAGATGATATAAATCATGAGGTAGAGATTGTTTTTATTCAGCCACCATTGATAACATTAAATAATGTGTTAAATATTTCATCTAAACAAGAATCATATATATTATTTTCGTTAACTAATAAGGAAGATAGAGTTAAGATAAGATCTTATTTACCGATGTCAAAAGTATATGGCCTCGATTTAAAAAATATTCAACTAGTTGATTCTATAGATAATATTATATGGGAAAAAAAAACTTTAATTACTGAACATATTGTGGATAAGCATTGTATGGTAAGATATTCTACAGAAGAAAAACATATATTTTTAGATTATAGAAAATATATTTCTGCCATACGATTAGAATTGGTAAATTTGATCCAATTAAAAATAAAAAATATACTTATAGATTTTAAAATTAAATATTTTCTTGGATCAGGAGCTCAAGCTAAAAGTTCATTGTTGCATGTACTCAATCATCCAAAATCAAAACCAAATGTTTCACTAGAGTTTGAAATAATATCGGAAAATGATTATAAAATTGATAAGGATATAATTTTTAATGAGATATCTACATTATTTAGAAACATATTTATGGGCAATCCAAAAAATATATTCATGACTCCTGAACAAAAAAATCCAATTAAAACACGTATGATAAAAAAACAAGACCTTACTGGATTAGAGTTGGACAATCTATATATTACTACAAAAACAGATGGTGTTGGATCCTTAATAAAGATAAACAAAAATGGGATATTTTGTTATTTTAGTCATCTTAATTACTCTATACGTTATAATTTGTTAAAGCCTATAGATAAACAAATTGTATTGTATGGTGAAGCTTTAAAGCATGGAAAAATGTGGAACATCTTTTTAATAAAACTAATAGAACCTATATTGGATGATAGAATTAAAGAAAAAGATTTTATAAACGATGAACTTGATAATGTATGTGATAGATTAGAATTTAAAGTAAAAAAATATGAAGGTCCATTTACAACACATTCTGAAATAGTTGATTTGTTATCATCGTATTTACCTGTACAATCCGAAGGAGCTATATTATTCTATTCTAAAGGAAATAAATCTAATATTGATTATAAAATAAAAAATGATAATACAACGGATCACATGGCAAATATAATATATAGATATATGTCTAGCGAACCTGTTATTTTTGGTGAAAATCAAACTTTTATAGAATATAAAAAGTTTAGCGATGATAAAGGTTTCCCGAAAGAATTTGGTAATGGAAAGATAGTTTTATCGGAGAAAATTAGATATTTGAATAATATTTATTGTATAACATTTGATGACTTATACAAGGATGTAGGATTACATACGGTTACGGTACCTATAAAATTTATAGCTGAATTTACTACTAATGGAGAGTTTATAAAACCAAGACTGGACAAAACAATGAAATATTTTTACAAAAATTATTACGGAAACCAATATAATGTGGTTTTAGAGCATTTACACGATCAACATATAAAGATAAATGATATTTTTGATGAAAATAAATTATCAAACCTCGGAGAAGAATATGCAAAAGATAAAGATAAAAACAGATTAAATCCTGAAACTTCTTATTTTACCAATAAGCGAACTAGAGGACCTTTGGGAATACTTTCAAATTATATAAAAACTCTTTTGATATCATTATATTGTTCTAAAACATTTTTAGATAATACTAACAAAAGAAAAGTATTGGCAATAGATTTTGGAAATGGTGCGGACCTAGAAAAATACTTCTATGGAGAAATATCATTATTAGTAGCCTCTGATCCCGACCAAGACGCGATAAATAGGTGCATAGAACGGTATAATAAATTAAATTCTGGTATAAAATCAAAATATTATAAATTTGATTATATAAAAGAAACGATAAGATCTGAAAAATATGTATCTAATATTAGGGAAGTATTCTTTTTTGGAAAGTTTGATATTGTTGACTGGCAATTTGCTATTCACTATTCATTTCATCCAAAACATTATTCTACAGTCATGAAAAATTTATCGGAATTAACCGCCTCTGGAGGAAAGGTATTAATAACAACCATGGATGGTGATAAATTATCTCAATTAACTGCTAAAAAAACTTTCATAATTCATAAAAATTTACCAAATAGCGAAAACTATATGTCTGTAGAAAAACTTAATGATGAAAAAATATTAGTATATAATCCATCATCTATGTCAAAACCCATGGAAGAATATATAATAAGAAGAAGTGATATAATACGTATATTCTCAGAATATGGATTTGTGTTAATAGATTATGTACATTTTGATACTGTGATTGATAGAAGTAAAAAATTTATCAATTGTGTTTCAAAAATGGAAGAAAGACAATCCACTAAAAACTTTTTTGAATTAAATAGAGATGCATTAAAATACGAAAAAATAGATATAGAAAGTTTACTTCAATATTATGTCGTATATGTCTTTTCTAAAAGGTGAATAATAATAAGGTAGACTTTTTTTACATAATTCGCCATATTTAAACGAATTAAATAGGTTTAAAAGAACTGTCTTTAACGATATTATATTGGATGGCATAATTTCATCCAATTTTGGTTTTGAATTTATAGTTATTGTTTTAGACGGATAAATAGGATTTATTATTTTTTCTATATCATCATTAATAAATAATAATTTTAATATCCATTCACTATTTCTATATATAAATTTAGCAATTCCTAACATTGTTTTATTATCAAATCTAGAAACAATATTATCATATATGTGGATAGCATTTATTGTACCATCCAAACTCATTTCCAAAACTATTGTTTCGCTGGAATATATTTTTTCTATATCTACATTACATACAATATTAAATTGATGTATAATATTAGTAATTTTCTTAATCTCTTCTAAATTCATCATGATAGATTTTAATATTTCTATTATAAACGACGATCGTTTATATCCAAGATTTAATAATTATGAAAATAATATATTTTTATTAATAGGTAATCATAATGAGTTTATTAATAATATTTTAAAAATAATTAAAAAATATCCAATGTTTTTTTGTGAATATGAAGTATATCCGGACGAATTAGGCATTCTTAATTTAAATTTATCAAAATCGAGTCATTATATAAAAACTAAACCCGTTACTGTGGAAGAGTTTATATCTATGGGAAACAATATGGATTGGTGTTCGGAATTGGAAATTATAAAAATATTGGATTCATTCGAAAAAATATTAATTTATGATATTGTATATTATAACATCTTAAAATGGAAAAGAATATTAGTTATCCAATGTCCTCAAATTAAGAATATACTATATGAATCTTTTATGACAAATCCTTTCATTGTATCAGAAAATAAAGACATCTTTAATAATTTAATTTTATGTTCATCTATTAATTCTATGTTTTATAATATAGATCAATCTTCGTTTAAAAACTTATTAGATCATATAAATTATACAACCGGTATGAAAGCGATAAATATTATAACAAAAAATAATCCAGATACTATAAATATTATAAAATCTTGTTATGATAGAAACAAATTTAGAGCTTTTGCATATGCTTGGTTTAATTCTCAAATTAATAATAATATATTAGAAAATGAAAAGGTAGAAAGACAATTTGTAGAATTATACAAACTAATATGAAAAAAATAACAATAAAATATAGACCTTATATAATTGAATATCATGAAGATTGGGAAAGCATAATAGACCAATTAGTGGATGGCTATAATGAAGTTGCCAAATGGATATTGAAAGATGAAACCTCTCCCATTCCAGAAAACTTTTTTAAACAATTATCTGTATCTTTGAAAGATAAAAGAGTTTGCATATGTGGAATAGATCCTTACCCGCACGATGCTACAGGCGTACCTTTTGAATCACCAAATTTTTCAAAAAAAACAATAAAATCAATCGCCGCATCCGTTTCTAATATAACTGGAGTGGTACATTATAAAGGATATAATCTAAATATTATAGATGGTGTATTTCCTTGGAATTATTATCTAAGTTGTAGAATAGGAGAAACAAAAAGTCATTCTCTACATTGGAAAAAAATATCCAAAATATTGTTGCAACACATAACCAAATATGTAAATGTTTTATATTGTTTGGGAAAAACAGATTTTTCAATCATAAAATCATTATTAGATACTCCTGTAACAACAATAATCGGTTATCATCCTGCCGCAAGGGATAAACAATTTGAAAAAGATAAAGGTTTTGAAATTGTAAATATATTATTAGAATTAAACGATAAACCTGCTATAGATTGGTCTCAAGGTTTTAGTTATTAGCTTTAGTGAAATTTTAACTTGGGTGTATTAAATGGCAAACTCTATCATAAACAATGAACATATATTCGTTCTTAAAACTATAGGTGTACCAGCATCGCATAGACATAATGAAGATCCAAGATTTGTTGAGATTTTCACATGTGATGAATTAGAAGAATATATAAAAAATAATCCCACGTGTACTTTATTTGAAACTTTACGCGATGAAGAAGCATATTCTGTTGTTAGAGTCTTTTTTGATGTTGATTTAGACGCTATTTTGGATGAAATTGATTATATTGCGGCATTGGAAGATTTTATCCTAGAAGTTACTAAATTTGTTTCTGTATTTGCAACCAAAGAATGTTCATCAAATCAAAATATGATTTTGAAATGTATGCGATCAAATTTTTCAATCACAAAATCAAATGATAAAAATAAAACAAGTTTTCATATGATATTTCCAGATACATATACTACATTAAATACATTAATGGCGATGAAGAAACCATTGTTAGAATTTTTAAGAGCGTCAGAAAATCCATTAATAAGGTCTATAGATCCAGCAATTTATAGACGAAAGGCATCGTTAAGAATTGTAGGAACAAGAAAAGTTGCTAATAATGATAAAATTCATGTTAAACAGCCACCGCATACTGATATATCCGATTATTTATTTACATATGTTAAGATGCATGACAAAAGTTGTTACTTTTGTTTAACAAAAAGGCTGGAGGATACGATGCCGAATGTATTATGGGAACCAAATTATATACAATTTAATGAAGCTATGAAAAAGGTTTCTAAAACTATTATAAATGAAATTGTTAATTTTAAAGATTTAGATGTAAACAACTTTACAACTGTACCATTAATTATAGACTATGTAATGCCATGCGCTTTATGTAAAAAAAGAGCTCATAAACATCACCATCAATTAGCTCTGGGAAATGGCATGTTAAAAATATATAAGGCCGGCAATCCGCACAGTTGTAAAGTAAAAACAATAACATTAGAAGGTAATAAATTATTTACAATAGCACAAATAATTATGGATTCTAATGTAATTCATTTAACAGATAGAGGAGATCATATTGTGTGGATAAATAATTCATGGAAATTTAATAGCGAAGAATCGCTAATAACAAAACTTATATTAAATATGAAAGATCAACTTCCAATGGAATATGGTCATGATGTATTATGTCCCAGAAAAAGAAAGGTTATTGAAAGTAATTTAAGAGACATGTTGGTGGATAATATAGAAACGGATACATATCCTTGTATGTTGCCGTTTAAAAATGGTATATTAGATATATCAACTGGTAAATTTTATACAGGTCCGGAATCAAAAAAATTTGTGTGTACAGTATCTACTGGGTTTAATTTGGATGTAAATATATTCTCAGATGAAAATTCTAAAGAAATGAAAGAGTTAGAAAAAATATTAAATGACATACAACCATTAACTGAAGAAAATAAGAAAAATAGAGAATTATACGAAAGAACATTGGCTAGTTGTTTATGTGGGTCTACAAAACAGTGTCTCACTTTCTTTTTTGGAGAAACAGCAACTGGGAAATCCACAACAAAACGATTATTACAATCTGCTATAGGTGATTTATTTATAGAGACAGGGCAAACAATTTTAACGGATGTCATGGATAAAGGACCAAATCCCTTTATTGCAAATATGCATTTAAAAAGATCTGTATTTTGTAGCGAGTTACCAGATTTTGCATGTAGTGGCAGTAAAAAAATAAGAGCTGATAATATAAAAAAATTAACAGAACCATGCATTGTGGGTAGGCCGTGTTTCTCAAATAGGATAAATAATAAGAATCATGCCTCCATCATTATTGATACCAATTATAAACCAATTTTTGACAAAGTGGATAATGCGCTTATGAGACGCATATCTCTTATAAGATTTAGAACACATTTTACACAAAAAAATGGATTTGAGACAGCAAGAAATAATTCCGCATATAGTGATATAAAGCAGTTAGATGAGAATCTTGATATAAAAATACAAAAAAATTATTATAGATATCAATTTTTAAATTTATTAGTAAAATGGTATCAAAAATATCATATACCCACAATGAGATTATTCCCAACACCAGATGCGGTTCCTGATTTTGAATTTCAGCTCAAAGTTACATCATTGATTGTACCGAGTTCAAGCAAACATCTTCCATTAATTTCAAAATTAGCAAAAATTGGTTATGTGTTAGAAAACGAATTAATAGTTTTACCTTCTCAATTATTTCAACAAAAATTAGCTAATCATTTTAATATTAGAGTACATGGTCATGACATAGAAAGTTTTATTATGAGACATAAAAAATTTGCAAATATTAGTGAGGAATATTTAGAATATATATTCATAGAAGACATAACATCTAAATGAACTTGGGAATAGTAAAATTATTTTCTAATCATGTTAATAATATTCCTAATATATTACCTCATCAATTAGCTACACTCGATTACCTCGTTAGAAGAATTATAGACGAAAATAGAAGCGTTCTTCTTTTTCATATTATGGGATCTGGAAAAACAATAATAGCTTTGTTATTTGCATTGGTCGCTTCGAGGTTTAAAAAAGTTTACATATTAGTACCAAATATAAATATCTTAAAAATATTTAATTACAGCATGGATGTAGCCATTAATTTATTTAATTCGGAATATATATTAGAAAACATATCTATACATTCAACCACAAGTTTTTATTCTCTTAATTATAATGATAATGTAATAAATTATAATGGTTTATCCAGATATAATAATGCTATCTTCATCATTGATGAGGCTCATAATATTTTTGGAAACAATACAGGAGAGCTCATGACGGTAATAAAAAATAAAAATAAAATACCATTTTTATTATTATCTGGATCTCCTATAACAAATACACCGATTACATTATCAAATATCATCAGTTTGATGTCTGATGAAGAAATAAATTTTGGAGATATCATCATACAAGGTAAAAAGGTCTTTCAGATATTATTAAATGAAAATGGGGTAAATGTTTTAAAAAATATATTAAAAGGAAGAATTTCATATTATGAAATGCCTGTTACCGATTTACCAATTATACAATATCACGGAAGATCATTTTTGGATACAAAAGTTGTATATTGCAACATGACAAAATTGCAAGAGAGAGATTATATAAATGTGAGAAAACTATGTAATAATGAAATGTTTGAAAAAAATATGAATAATGTTTCGTTAGCCGTATTGGGACAATTAAACTTGATAAACAACCTAGATATATTATTTCAAGAACAAGATAAAGAACTTTATCCCAATTTAAAAATAAGCAATGGGGTATTATATGGAGATGAATTAATAAATCTTAATATAAGTTCTAAATTTAAATATTTTATTAATAAGGTTAACAATCTTAAAGGAAAACAATTTATTTATTTTTCTAATTCTACGTATGGTGGATTGGTAATTAAATATATTATGCTTAGTAATGGATATTCAGAATATAATGGTTCTCAAGGAACAAATCCAAAACTTATTAAGGGAAAACCTAAAACATTTGCCATTGTTACAAGTAAAATGAAATCTTCTTTGGAGGATTTGTTGTCTGTATATAATTCACCATCTAACGATGATGGTAGTCAAATTATGTTTTTATTTTCATCCAATATTATGTCTGAATCTTATACATTGAAAGAAGTTAGACATATTTGGTTTATGACTATCCCAGATACATTTTCACAATATAATCAAATATTGGGTAGATCTATACGTAAATTTTCATATTCAAATATAGATGAACCTGTTAATGTATATTTATTAGCCACAGTATATTCAGATTTTAATGATGAAATAACATCGTTGGATGATTATAGTTTGGATGAAATAAATACTCTTCCATTTGATATTAAAAAACTCTTATATCTAAAATTTAAAACAAAAGAAACAAATAGGATTTATTCTATTTTACAAAATATATCTGAAAAATATGATTTACCTCCTCATCCATATATAGTTGAAATAGTATTGGGTGAAATTGTTAGACAGTTTTTTTATCATAATTCAAGGATAAATATAAAGAATGAAAAACTTATAAACTCCATTAAATCAGTGCTAATCAACACAGATTCTGTCAAAAGATATATAGATAATATAGTGAACGGACACTTTTTTGTATCCAATAAAGTATTTGATAAATCATTATTATATAGGTATAAAGATGATATTATAACGGTACCATTTAAAATTTCCCATGAACCATTTATTTGGGGAGTGAATTTTAGGAAAGAATATAATATAGTATCCTCTCCATAAAATTGAGTAATAAAAATATTGTTATTGACAATGTCAACCTTTGTTAGAAAAGTTTATCTTCCAATTAGTCTAAATCCGCACGAATTAACTTTAGATATACGTGATAATATAAAGGATTCTATATACAATGAATATCTACATAAGGAATCTGGAGGAATGATGGCTAAAAAAATTGAAATTTGTTTTGATAAAGAATTACCATTGGGTGAAATAATAAATAATAATGTTGTTGTAAAAGTTCCTTGTATAGTAACATATAAATTTTATAAAAACGGTGATATTGTTAGCGGTACATTAAATATAGAAGATGAATCAAATATCACAGTTCAATGTGGTGATTTAATATGCAAGCTTAATAGAGATTCAGGAAATGTATCTTTTAGTGATTCAAAATATTGTTTTATAAGAAATGGGGTAGCGTACGACAATGGTGCGCAGATATCTGTTGTATTAAAAGAAGAGCAACAAGGCATGAATTCTAATTTTGTTTTTTTGGCATCAATTATTGATGAGAATAATAAGTAGTATCAATAAATGAAAATAAAAGAGATATTACGAGATGTTTCAAAATGTCTTCGACAATTTTCGAAACATCTAGAGAGATAGTATCAGTAGAAAAAGTAGATGAAATACCAAGATCAAAAAGTATACATGTGTTTGCTATTTGCATAACTAGTGATAATAAACCAATAATAGCAGCAAGAAGAACTTCTTTTGTATTTCAAGAAATAATGTCTCAAAGAAAATCTCCAACATCGACGTTGAAAGTTTCTAAAAACTTATTACGATATATGTATAATAACGAGATCAAAGAAATAAGTAGAAGATTAAAAAAAGGTATTATATTGATCAATAATATTAATTCTTCATTTGAAGAACTAATTTTATTAGGTGGTAAAATTAATAAATCAGAATCTGTAAATGAATGTTTACAACGAGAAATCCAAGAGGAAAGTGACTATCATCTTACCATTAAATGTTTTGGTCAAGAATTAATAAAAATATCAATCTATGATAAATTATTTGAAAAAAAGTATATAAGTTATTGCAAAATATGTTATATTAATGAAACTCTATCAACTATTTTGTCCTTTAAACTATATAACGTCGAAATTAGAGAATTAAAATCATTAATCGATTGTTCAAATAACGATAAATATAAATATCTATTTTTTATTTATAATACATTGATTAATAGTAAATAATGGATAGATATTATTCAAAAATGTTTAATTACATCACTAAAAATAATAGAAAATTGTCAAAAACATATATTATATCGGATGACGTTCAAAAAATATTAATTACTGGATTCAATAATCAAAAATTATTTAATTCAAACAAAGTATCTATTTGTGCAGTATTATTAACCAGAGACAACAAGTTTATTGGTTGTTCGAGGAAAAATAGTTTTTTATATACAGAAATAGTTCGTTCAAAAAATATGTTTCGAAAAGAAAGATTATTTCTCAAATATACAAAATATTTAAAAAAAATAGAAAGACAACTATTGTCCTTAGAATTAAATTTAAATATAGCAGATTCAGATGAAGATCACAACAATATTATTTTTCCAGGAGGTATTCCAAGGTCAGGAGAAGATCCGCTAGAATGTCTATCTAGGGAAATAAAGGAAGAGACTAATATAGATAGTAAAGATATACTTTTGGACTCCAGATTTTTTATTCATATGTTTATAGAAGATCTTTTAACAGATAGAATTTATGAAACGATATTATTCTTTGGTAAAACTAATTTGACTAGCGAAGATGTTTTGAATAATTTCGTATCAAATAAAGAAATTAAATCATTAGTTTTTTTAAACAAATTTGATACTGGACTATCTAATGATATCATTCGATTAGTACTTTCTATTTCTGAATTAAAATGTTTTGGAAACAATGGAAAAATAGAATCATTAAAAAATTCTAGTTTAGGATTGTGTGAAATTACATAATACAATGCATCATCTATCTTAATCTATTAATAAATATACAAGTTTATCATTATGTATTTTTATTATAGGATTATCAGGCATATTTTGTATAAAATTACCATCGGTATCATATATTTTTCCATCTTCCGTTTTAAATCCTCTATAAATTGTTATTAGTCTGTTGGAATGGGTATACCATATATTTTGTCCTTCGGCTACATGTATTATTTCTCTAGGTTTGCTATTCATATCTATTGCTCTAGAAATTAATGAAGTCCATCCAGATTCATCATCTATAGGTGAAAAATTTTTGTGATGCTCATAAATCCATTCAATAGAAGATTCTTTTAATACTTTAAATAATTGTGTGAATTCTTTGGATTTTGTGCGTATAATGTCTAATAAATCTTCATCCACAGTGCTATCACCGTTAGACAGTCTAGCAATTATAAAATGTACATTGACATATCGCCGGTCTTCTGGTGTGAATATATGACTGTTTAATCTAATAGCTCTACCTATGATTTGTTTTAATGAGGCTTCATTCCATGTCATATCCAAAATAAAAATATCATTGATAGAAAAAAAGCTAATGCCTTCTCCACCACTTAATGAAAATACACATACTTTAATATGTTCACCATTAGTATTACACTCTTCATTGAACTTGGAAACCATTTTTACCCTTGTATCTTTTGTTCTAGATGAAAATTCTATGCTTGATATTTCAAAAATAGAAAAATATAATAGTAATATTGATATTCCAGATTGATTTACGAATGGTTCGAACACGAGGCATTTTCCAGGAGATGAAAGTATCCTTAAACATACATCCGTAAACTTACAGCTTCTTTCTCGCAATTCATTAAAAAGAGATATGTCGGAAGCTTTAGCTCCCCCATCTAGTTCTTTACCTTGTTTAAACAAATTAATTGCATATTTTGAAAAAGATCGATCTGTTATCATTTTTTCAAAATCTTTATAAAGAATAGAGATTTCATTAGAAAATTCCTCTATAGATCTTCCTTGTTTTTCTGGAAAAGAATCAAATGTAAAAGTCGCGGCCATTCTTCTATGAATTCTAAATGAAGATGTTCCAGATTTTAATTCTGCAATTTTAGCCTTTGAATATATATTTTCTTGTTTTTTTGTCATATTCACATATCTCATATATACTGTTTTCTTCGCAAAGGCGTACGAACCTTCTACGTCTTCAAAAATAGAAAATTCATTATTCACAATATAGGAACAAATTCCTCCTAATTTATTAATTAATTCTTTCTCGTTTATAAGTTTTTTATTTTCAAATAATGATTGTGAATTTAAAATTTTTGGTCTAAGAAGATTTACTAACATTGTAAACTCTCTTATATTATTAACTATAGGTGTTGCGGATAAACATATCATTTTATGATTATGTAATGCTATATTTTTAGATAGGTAATTATAGACAGATTTTGTAGGTCTCTGTTTTCCATCTTCTTTGACTAAGGATTTAGATATAAAATTATGACATTCATCAATTACAACACATATTCTGCTTCTAGCACTTATTGTTTTTATATTTGTAAAGAATTTATTGTGAAAATTTTTATCATCATAATTAATGAATATACAATCTTTAATTATTTCCGATGCATATTTAGAAATTGTATTCATCCATGGATCCTCAATAAGAGCCTTTTTTACTATGATGATGATTGTCCAATTTGTATAAATATCTTTTAAATGTTTTAATATAAAAATTGTGGTTATTGTTTTACCAACACCAGTTTCGTGAAATAATAATAGCGAATGCATTTTATCTAATCCCAAAAAAACTCTAGCAACAAAATGTTGATACGGTTGTAATTTTATGACGTTGTTATCCGTTCCCAACATCTCTATATCCATTGTTTCAGTATTGCGAAGTGCATAATCAACATACGCAGCGTGGTAGTTACTCATTTATCTATATATTTAAATTTAATATTAAGTGATGCCTATAACAAAAGTTTTGTCAGTTTTTTTTGAAACTCATTTTCAATACTTTTGTTAGGAGAAATCATACTTGAATACAATAAAGAATGAACATAATATAACGATTCATAAACAGAAGTTGAAAAATCTAAAAATTTATCTATAAATTCTCTATCCACAGATTCTTGCAATATTGTAAATTGAACATTATTTGAATCCTTCCAGTTGGATGATTTGGTAACACTTCGTATGTGAGACATAAATTCATCCATATTTTTTTTATATACATCCGTAGCAACCATAATAGCGCTATCTTTTAACCAACTATCATTTGTACACTTAAACATTTTAACTGATTTAAACAAGCTGCAATAAACTCTCATTGTATCTATAATACCTCTACCGAACAATGTTGGCATCTTTACTATACAATATTTTTCTGATACAAAATCAAACAAAGGTCTAAATACTTCAAATGTTAACATTTTATAATCACTTATATATAAATTATTTTCAGTTAAATAATTATTTGATTTTATTAATTCTCTATCTTTTTTAAAAAGTTTATTTTTAGCACTCAAATCCGCAACAACAGCATCGGCTTTAATGCTTTTACCGTAAGATTTAACGGATTGTATTTTTAATATGTCGTAAACACTTTCTAAGTCATTTTCAGGAAGCATCAAATCATGCGTAAACAAGCTTAACAAATCAGTTGGAAATCTATTTAAATCATTTACTCGTGATAACTGAAGAAAATAATTTGCCCCATATTCCAAACTAGGTAATGGACTTTTGCCTAAGGATAAATTTAATTCCGGAAGTGATTCATAAAATGGTAGTAGTGTATATACACCATCCTTTATATTTTTTATTATCGTTTCCATTTATATTTTATAATTCGATTTCACTTTATTCATTCCCCCAATATTTTTGTTACATTGATTCCGCTATCATTCGTAACCTTATATAAATCATTACATATTAATACGAGTTGTTTTGATATATAATATATAGGATTATTAGGATCTATAGAGCAAAAAACTACTCTTACAGAAATTTTATCTTTTCCTCTAGATGGGTTTGCTATAATCGTCGTGGGTTTGAAAAATGTATGCGGAGTAAAATTAAACCTTAACGTTCTAGTTCCACAGCTACAATTAGATAGTAAATCATTATAAATTTTTGATATCGGTCCTGTTTCTGAATATAATACATCGTTTCCAAACCTAATTTCTAACCTAGAAATAATATCGGTTTTATTTTTGAAATCTATTCCTTTAATAAAAGGATCATTTATGAATAAATCTTTATCTTTTGATGCATCTGATCTATTGTCACCACTGTATACATTTCTTTGACAAGACCACAAATTTACAGGAATTGATACATCTGTAATATTCACAGAATGTGAAATTTGAGAAAACATAATTCTTCTTGTGGACTCGCTATACGTACCTGTAATTGCCGAAAATTTTTTTGAAATGTTATACACGACTGAATTTTTTCTCGTTCCAAAAATTAATATGTTTGTATGCAAATATACAGACATATTACACGGAACATTATCAATTTTAACGAAAACGTCTACATCTTGAATAGTGACAATACCATTTTCAGGCACCTCAACAATTTCCGACGTTTCTGGAAAATTCTTTGGAGGTCCGTCACTAACAATAACTAAATCTTCTAATAACCTTTCAACAAAAGAACAAATGTAGTCTCTCTCTGTTTGGGCATAACCCGGATAAGCTATAAACTTATTATCCGCATTTCCATAATACGGTTTAACGTACACAGAAAGTGACGTAATGGCATGAACTTCAGATACGACAACAGTGGATTGATTTATTTGACCTAATATTCTTCTAGGTTTTTCAATATATGTTGGTTTTATATTAATATTTTTTACCATATAGCCAATAAAACTTAATTCAGATACATATACAAAATCTTTTATAAATGATTCATAATTAAAAGTGGAATCTCTAATTATAATATCAGATACCGGATTAAATGTTACAGTAACAACTATTTTTGAATCGGCTAATTTTAAACTACTAAATGTTCTTTCTACATCAAATGGCGTCTTTATATACACATGAACGGTTGTGGATTCTTTAATTGTATCATTAGGAGTAAGTCCTGTAGAAATATCATTTAATTCATGACTATATCCGGAATTTATTAATGCGGTTTCATTATCTATACAAGAATTGAATAAATCTTCACCTGTCGATTCCCATATAACTCCATTGGATGAGGAAATAGATATTTGCTGAATGCACTTATAACCTACATATGTAACATATCCAAATCTACCTATACCTTTTACTTCCGGTAATTCAATACTTAATATTAAATGACTAAGTGCGGTTATATATTGATCTCTTATTTCAAATGTAGATATAACTTGTTGATCGCAACTATTATTTCCCGACATTATCCCATTTATTGTTATATATTGCGGCATATATAGCGTAGGATTCTGAATATCAACACCAAATACATTGTGTCTTTTTATATAATCGTCGTTACCAATTAATGAATTAATTACAGTGTTATTCATCTTAGACTATTTAAAGTATATAAGGTTTATAATAAACTACGCAAAGAAATATGAACTGTCTGGTCGTTTTCTTTATAAAAGCAATTACCATATATCCCTTCTTTATTTTTTAAAAGATTTATTATATTAATAATTTCATCTGGCTTATCATAGAATACTAATGGTAATAATGTTATTTTTGGTTCTTCCCTTAACGCTACATGCGATTTTATCATAGTAGCGAACGAATCTCTACATATTTTTGAACAAAAATTTCCAACATATTTACCTTTCATAGTTTCTACATGGAATGGAGTTACTAATAATAATTGATTACAAAACCAACAATATGAATTATCAGAATTAATATGTATATTAATGTCGGCTACAGAATTATAATATTTAGGTAGTATGCATGTAAGAGCATCGTCGTTTATAGTTGGTTTAGATACAGCTTTAGGATTTGATATAACAATATCCTGAAGAGATAAACGCTTTGCCATTTAACTATATATATATTTTTTATAGCAAATTATTATACTTCTAATGAACACGATACAAATTTTTCATCGGCAAATACATAATCATGACCGTAGTCAACAATAATTGATGCCTTTTTTTTATTTCTCATATAGGATAAAAAGTTTTCCCATATTAGTTGATTACTATTATTTTTTGTATAATTTTTAACTGTTTGAGGCTTTAAATTTTTAGTGACATTTGTGATATCAAATATTTTATCAAGAAAAAATGAGTAATTTATAGTTTTTGAAGGCGTATTTTCCTGACAAAAAAATACTAAATGCTTAAATATCTCAACTACCTCGTTTATTTTCTCTGTTGTTAGATTTAACTTTTCTTCCTTTACCTGGTTTATTATTTCAAAAACTAATTTATAATCTTTCTTATTAATTCTTTCATGCGCCTTTAAAAAACTAGATACAAAATTAGCATCAACATCTGTGGCGGAAATTTGATTTTTATTCATCAACTCCAATAATTCTGTAATAATTTCCCCGGAACATTGATTAGACAATAATCTTCTTAAAACATTTCTTAGATGGATAAGTTTATTAGAAACATGAAAATTAGATTTTTTTTGAATTTTAGAACATTTTTGAAATATAGATTCACAAAAGATGCAAAATTCATATCCTTGCTCGGAGACAATTCCGTTATGACAACACCCGCTACATAGTTTTAAATTCATGTTAAAACTCTTTTAATTTCATCATCTAATATTTTATATATGAACTCTTTATTTCTACACGCAGAAAGGAACTCTTTTAATATTCTTAACTTATTTGGTTGTGATTCCAAAACCATCTTTATAGTTTCAGAATCTTCTGAAAGAAATTCAAATAGATTAGCTAAACATCTAGAACACCTTCTTGGTGGATTTAAATTAATATGATATTTATCGTACCAGGAGGTCATTTATTAATTAAATATATTTTTTAGAATAATTCAGTTATATTCTTCGCGGTGATATATGGTTCGTAATCTTGAGCATAAATCAATATGCAACATTGTCTAGAAATTAGCGACATGGCTTCTTCCATTTTTAACAAATCATCATCAAATGTTGTGATGTGATTCATTAACATTTGCTGTTTTGCCATAGCATAGGATGCACCTTCACCTTTTAACCATTCATAAAATTCTGTTTCATCATATTGATTACTTACTTTTCTGTATTGATTTTTTAATGCACGCATCATTCTCGCATCTCTTGATGATTTATTAAAGATAGATAATGGATCGTACATCCAAGGACCTACTTCTGTAAATAAAATAGTATAATGACCTTTCAAAAATATATCTGTGCTATTACATGAGTCAAAAAATTGATCTCCTATTTTATAACATACCGCCGATTTTAATCGATACATTATTCCATTAATAAGGATTTCTTGAGCAACGTCAATAGGAGAATCATTAATTATAGATCTATATCCTGTATAACATTCTCCACCAAATGTATTTTTATGTTGTCTACGTTCAATGTAAAACATCAATACACCGTTTACAATTACCGGTGAATTTACATTGGGACGACCTGAATTTATTCCATACGTTGGAAATGGGTATTCCATTTGTGAATTATTGTATACTCCATATCCTATATTGGGCGGAGCAAACACTACTTTTCCGGAACTCCCATCATATGTCAACGAATTTATGTTTCCAGAATTTATAGCTATGGGACAATTAGATGTTGTTATCATTTTCATAGGATTTATGACTATATAAGGGACAGATTGTAATTGCATTTCATAATTATTTAACAACCCAGGTTTAGGAATAGACACTAACGCAGGCTTAAATCCCACGATTGAAAGAATAGATGCAAGCATTTGTTCTTCGTCCGTCATTACCTGCGAGCAATTAGTATGTATTATCTTCATTAAAAATGGATCTACAGCCTCATCATCCTTTGAATAAAAAATACCCATTCTCAATTTCATAATTAATTTCCTAATCATAGTATGAATATGCGCACGTTGAATTTCTGTAGATATAACATCTGTTATTCCTGTAAATACAATAGGGGATTCTTCAGTAAGTCTGTTTATTAAAAGCATATAATTGTCGGCTTTAACTTTTTTAAAATCATAAAGTTGCTGAAGCAGACTATGACTATCTCCGTATACAAACGTATTTTCTAGAGCGGCCAATTTTATACCAAATAATGCCATAAAAATAGGATGTATGTAATACGTAGAATCATTGTCTCTATAATGAAATGATAGATCCATAGAACTAGACATATCAATAAAATGAATTGACTGAAATCTAGTAGTGGATAATAATATTTCATGACCAGATGGAGTATAGAGTTTGTCTAGTTCTCTAAGCTGTTCTCCAATTCTTGGGTGTGCGTGCGAATGTATCAAAACAAGAGGATGTGTACTTTTTACGGACATACTTGAGCTAGACAACGAACTTTTTACATGGGATAACAGTTCAAATAATTCATTTCTATTTGATCTCATTATGTTTAATTTTCTCATTATATTTAACATATCCTGTATAGTAAAGCTAGATATATTGCAATTGTTTTCAGTTAAATATCTAGCAATAGTATCACCATCCTTTCTAAGACGAAGATGCCAATCATGAGTTGAAGCAACTTCATCTATAGGAACCATCTGAACAGTTTCAGGTTTTTTAATCGGACATTTATCATCTTTTTCCTTAGGTATTATTTTTCTTTTCATAGGTCTTTGTCTAACTCCAGCTGTAACCACATCATCTGTAGAAAAATTAGAAAGAGAATTGCATATAATACATGACATAGATGGTATTGCTGTATGTATATGGTTATTGTTAATTAATGAAAGAAACTGATTATTATATCCAACATCCAAATTAAGTTTAGAAATTAGAAATGCATCGTCTTTATTAGATTCCATTTATATTCGTAGTTTTTACTTTTACACGCAATAATATTACTAGTTTTTAAGTAATATTTATTCACCGTCCAAATTACCAAGTTGAAATTTTTTACTTAATTCTTTCATTATAGCATTTATAGCATCCATAGTGTTATCTCTAGTAGTCGCTATATCTTGTACTAAGTTATCCGCCTCGTTTTGTAAAGATGTTGTTCTATCTTTTATATCCTCACATTCCCTTATTATTTCCTCCCTGGATATAGAAGAATTACTATTGTCCATATTGGGAGAATTTACATCGGAAGATTGTGGCGAGGCTGGTATTCTTATATTTGTAACTTTAAGAATTTTTTTTTCCTCTAGTTGTTCAACAATCATTTTTTGATATAATTTTTCTCTGCTTTTTAACATTGTATCCACATCAGAAATTTGTGCGGAAGAATCATTTGGTTTTATTGTCGAAATCTCATCATCTCTTCTGTTTCTTGAGGTAGATGCAAGTTCCTTGGCATATTTCGCCATAAAGTCCATTTAAAAAACTTTAAAATTGAATTGAGATAATAATTATAAATGGCAGATACTGACGATATTATTGATTATGAATCCGAAGATGATATGAGTGAATATGAAGAGGAGGAGGATGATGAAGATAATGAAACAAAATCATTAGAAAGTAGTGATGTTATTTCACTTAAACAGTCAAACTATAAAGCTGAATTGTCTACGAATTTAGAAGAAGAAGTTCCACAACCTGGCCAATCATCTAAAAATGTGAATTCTAAAATATTGGCTATAAAAAAAAGATATACAAGAAGAATAAGCCTATTAGAGATAACAGGTATTATAGCGGAAAGTTATAATTTGCTACAAAGAGGAAGACTGCCTCTGATATCCAATTTATCCGATGAAACAATGAAACAAAAGATTTTACATATCGTAATTCAAGAAATAGAGGAAGGTACTTGTCCCATAATAATAGAGAAAAATGGCGAACTATTATCTACAAATGATTTTGATAAAACGGGTCTAAAAAATCATCTTGACTATATTATTAGTATTTGGAAAAATCAAAATAGATATTAGTTTTAAAATTTATTAAAAAATCTGTCCTTTGTAAGACCTATTAGATGTCTCATATCAACAGATTTTCCATCGTGCTCTATTTGATTTTCATTAGATATTGTTTGTAAAATGTCTATAATAGTATCTTCTCTTTTTATATATTCTTCAGATATTATGGATTTGTAGGATGTTTTATTATCCGCTATGAATCTAATTAGAGTTTGTAAATTGTGAACACCCTTTTTACGTATATCATCTATAGATATTTTTGATTTTATTGAATCTAGTACATCCGTCAAAAGATATCCGACTATGGGATTGGTCTTAAATTGTTGGTGAATTAAAACATATAATTTAGATACAATATGAACAAATTTTTGAGAGTTTAAATCATTATTTTGAAATAGAATAACAGTTCCTAATATTTTTTTGAAAAAAGAAATATATTTATTATTATTATCTAAGTTAATTGTTGGTATATCTAAATCTGAAATACATCGTATGCCGTGTATTATACTTTCTGTAGAAATAGTAAATATTTCTCTATACTCCGTCAACTTATCTTTATCCGTGATAAGTTTTGAATCAAATATGGCTATAATTTTTAATAGATAATTTTGATCAGATAAAATTTTATTAATTGTTTTTACTATAAACGTATGATTATTTTGTAACAATTTATATGCGTTACTCTCACACGTTGTATTTTTAAATTGGTTTACTAACTCTATAATTTTTCTTGAATCTGATACAATATCTGCGGTATCTTGTTTTATACTACTATACATATTGTTTATAGAAATAAGAGTTTGAACATTTAACAAAATATCCTTGAATATTGTTTTAAATTTGGTTCGTTCTTCGTCCGTCTCTAGTTTATTATATACAGATTTTACGACAGCTCCCGATTTAAAAAACCAAAATGAAAAAAGCTTGTAATTGCAGTATCTCATCATCAATAAAATATTTTCATCTGTAATTAGCGGAGTAATTACACATACCTTTTTTTCTAAAATTGGTACCAAGTTTATAAAAATAGATACATCCGATTCAAAATTTGGAGGGGATGTAAGAGTTTGTGTTTCCTTTTCCAAATACTGTTTACTAACATTATAGAATTCATCATATAAGATTTTTAGTTTATCCATTATTTAATGTAAAATATAATTTTTAATTAATTATGTTGATTCTTACCATTATTAGGATAATATTTTTCTAATTTCTGTATCACGTTAGAATCTATATCAATATCTATACCTAAATTTAACATAATATTTATTATCCATGTCTTTATAAATCTTTCTTTAGATTCAGTAACAACATATTTAAATAATGGAGAAAAATATTTAGTTATAGATGGCACCGTGGTTATATTTTTTGTAAACGTAACATAATTGGAAGATAAAACACTATCAAATTTTATACCATCTATAAAAAACCCATCTGTAGTAAGCTCCATTCCTGAATCGGAGCGTATAGATTTAGAATTTAGTTGTTTAGGAAATAATTGTTTAATAACATTATAATTTGGAGGACATATATCTATATTATCTTTATCGAGTGTTTTTTTCACAATAACAACTTCGTGAACTATTTCTTGTATCAATATATGCACTTTTTTGCCTATATCATAATAATTCATTGGAAAATATATAATATCTTCCGCGATTAGCATATTTTTGTCTGTGTTAACAAATTCTATAATATCTGATACTGTTCTTAACCTAATTATGTTGTCATCGTCGTAAGATTTTACTACATGATATCCGGATGTTTCTTTTAATCTTTTATTATCCTGTTCAAATATTATTTTCATACCTTCATTAAAAAATGTATCAAAAATTATAGGCAAAAAAGATATTTTTGATTTCGTTACAACTTTTCCAAAATTAAGAATATAAGGATTTATCACATCTTTAATTACATCTTTATTATGAACACAAGAAGAAAATGTTTCTGTGTGAGATTGATCCTTCAAAAAACAACAAGGAATACAAATTTTTTGTAATCTATGAAATATGGATAGAAATCCAATGTTATTATATTTTCCAAGAGGATCCAAACATGAAAACATAACACCGTTTGAGTTAATAAATACTTCTTTTGAATCAGATTTATAAAAATTTTCACTTATCTTTTTCATATCAAAATCTAATGATGAAATAATTATAGGTTTTCTATGCTTGTTTTTTGTATTCTGACATATTCTGGACCAATAAACAGTTTCAACTTTTGTAAAATCCGATGATTGTTGTACATTATTAAACATGTTATTAATAGCAATAACTAAAAATGTAAAATATTTTTCTATGTTAGGTATATAATTTTTTACCTTTATAGAAATGTGATTTTTTGCTAATATAATTGAAATACGTTTATCTGCAGATAATAAAATGTTATTTGTGGCTGTTTCTACAAAAATAAAACTCGTTTCTATATCTAACTTTATTCTAGATGTAATTGGAGTTGATAAAAATATTTTATATGTTACATCTCCTTTAATTCGTTCCATCTGTACATCTATATCCGACAATAAACTTGTAAATAATTTAACGTCGTTAATCATAATTGTGTCTCCATCGCTCGAAAATGCTAAATTTTCTTCCGCATCCCATACAGATAAGTTAAGTTTTTCATCTGTTATTATAAATTTATTTCCTGTCATATTAATAAAATATTCATCGGATTTATATAATATAGTTCTGTAATTTAGTTTTCCATTCAGCTGGTTAATTTTTTTAATTATGTTATTCAGACCGGTAAATTTTAAATTTGTTCTAAATATATTATTAAACTTGGATTCGACAGTCATTTCTAAATCTAAATTTGTGAATACCTCCAATAGTCTAGATTCAAACTTTAAAATATTATTATCAACATCTTCATAAGATCCAAATTCTGGAATAGAAGTATCCATTGCATCCGCCACCCATATAACTAAAAAGTTACATGATTCAGGATATATATTATATAGAAACCCATCTGACTTTATTAATGTTTTTTTCTGAGTATGCACAAAGGGATTAAAAATTGTATTGTCTACGTAACTAAATTCTAGATTATTTTTATGAGAATATAATAGTATATCATTATTGATGTCTAATAAATTACATATATATCCTTTTAATTGTCTTATCTTTAATGTCAACAATATATGCCTTTTATGTATTTCGGGGTTAGTTATTTTTAAATGCGTAGATAGAAAATAATAAATAGATGAACTTTCATCTAATTCGCCATAAGGAGTCAAATATAGTGCCCTTTTTATTTCCTGGCCTTTCCCAACATATAATACTAATTGCGGACTGACTATATACTTCATTTTTGTATATTTATTACTCTATAAAGTGAAAATCTATACGTTCACATAAACTTTAACATATGTTCGATCCAGTACCCGATCTCAATTTAGAAGCAAATATAGAAATTGGTGATGTGAATGTGGAAAATACAAAATCTAATATAGGCGAATCGCCATCATATATATCTAGGAGCAAAAGATTATATATCCACAAAACAAAAGATGAAGAACGTAGATTGTCTCTTAGATTCTTCTTACCTAGAATTTACTTCTTATCATATAAAGAAGTTAATTATTTATTTAGATGTATAGATGCAATAAAAGATGTTTGTATAACTAAAAAAAACAATGTGATCGTTGCTCCGTATATGATTTTATTGATAATGTCATCAAAAGGATATAAATTAACCGAATCAATGATTGAATTATTTTTTCCAGAATTATATAACGAAAATAGCAAAAAATTTAAATTTAGTTCACAAGTATGTATAATACAAGAGAAATTGGGATACCCTGTAGAGCATTATCATAAATATGATTTTGAAGTATATTACTCAACAATAGCATTATCTATACGTAAGGTAGATGAAACGGATGAATCTGAGTCCGAAATATTTAATACTAGACAAGAATCTGAATTTGTAAGTTCATTGTCTGAAATAACATATAGATTTTATATTATATTATTAATGAATAATATGGTTCAATGGAGTTCAAGTACCGCATCTATTATTAATCAGATGGTTAATACGGTGTTAATAACAGTATATGAATTAATAAAAAAATGTAACGACGAACCAACAACATCTATACATTGTAAATTGTCTAATGAATCAAATATACCAGTTATATTATTACTTAATCGCATAAATTTGCTAGAAAAATTCATAGTTGGTTTACAATCAACAAAATCATTCAAAATAAGTAAAAGAGACAAAGAATTATTATTAAATTACTTTTACTAATGACTTGTTATTGTGTATCAGTCGCTGTATTAGCATCCGTATTATTAGATATAGTTAACAATATAATTCCCAATATTAAAAACATTACCATGCTTACCAAGGATCTTACTATAACAAACCAAAATGAATTGGGTCTAAACTTATTTTCACAAAAATACATAAAAATATGTCTAAACATATCTATTGCACCATTAGCGACTTGAAATAAGGCTAATCCTCCAATAGATTTTAGAATCGCTACATAACATGACATTTATTCTGTATCAAAAGAGATTAAATTTCCATCCGTCATATTAAGATTTTTTTTCATGAAGTCAAAATATGCTTTGCTCATTTCTGTATAATAATTAGTCATCGTCATTATTTTTGGCTTTATTATCTCATAAGATTTTCTAATTTCTTCCGGTCCTATTTCTACATCATCGATGGTTCTTCCATTTCTTTTGATAATGTAAAGAATAGCTTTTAAAGTCTCTATAGAAATCAAATCTTTATACAGTGAATATGATAAATTAGAGAATAATTTTAATTTTTCTAATAAATCAACTTTAACTTCGTCGCTAAGTTTAGCATTAAATATCCTTTCGATTGTATATATTGATTTAGCTAAACTTTTAAAAATAGATGCCATCTGACAAGATGCTTGTTTTATATCGTTGAGTTGTTTTTGTGAATGTGCCGTAACAGAATTAAATGTTTGTGATACGAGAGATGTATTTCTTTTCGTATATGTTTCTTTCAATGCTGTATTAATCATTTCTGTTATGTCGCTTGTAGAATCGCATTCATCTGTATCATTTGATATATTGTCAATTAATTCATTGATTGAAACGCTGCATGGAGCCCCTGCAACAGTAACAAGCTTATCTAAAATATTTAACGGCATTGTTTGTGTGATCGAATCCCCAGACAGCTGATTATTCTTTATAAGACTAGATAAATTATTTTTAAACACTATATTCTCTGGACCAAATGCATCTACTTGCATCATTTCATCGGTTGTGCAAGCTGAAAAGATACCTCTAATATCTATTCTATCCAATATATTCATCGGTTCCGCGATATGTATAAGTGTTTCCTCATTATTTTCTAGCATAGAGGTTGCGTCGGTCGCTCCCGCATTAAAATCATCATCAAAATTTTTATTAATCATATCTCCTCCATAAAAGAAATAATTTGGAAAAAAATTTCTAGTATAATAATAATTTTGATAGCTTTTATAGTCTCCAGCGGATACCATAAAATGTAGTAAATCATATGCAGCGGATATTAATTTTTCTGCTTCTTCTTTACTACAACTTGCTTTTATTAACATATTATATATATATTGTCTGTTAATTCTTGGTCTAACTGTAATTACCGTATGATTATTACTTCCAATAATTGACTTTCTAACATTTACTTTAAAACCCATTGATGAGAATAGAAGAATGGTGAAATCTTGATATGATTCCTTTTTTATTAAATGTGGAGATCCATTGTCATCAAGTTTAAACCCTATATATAGCATCAATACCTCTTTTATTGCATGTTCCGGGGATGGATTAGTTATCAATCTTAAAAGTTGAAAGAATCTCATAAAATTATTTTCTGATAAACCTATGTGCATTAACTTAGATGCAGGCTTTTTAGGAAACTCTTTTTTTGACATTGTATTTATACTTTCCAATATTTCAGAAATTAATTTTGTTACCGTTTTGCCCGCCACTACTCTTGGAAGTAAACATACACGAATAGGTATTTCATTATTCGCAATCACATCCGTAAGCATTGAACAATATGTGGTATTGTTTTTATTAAAAAGTCCAAATACATAGCAAGTTGAATTATAAAAAATTATATCGGAGATTTTTTTTGACTTATATTCTTGATAATCAATTCCATCCCAAAATAATGATAATTTTGATTTTAATTTTTGTGATCTAGCATCTTTTGCCAATAAATTCAATAACGTAATAAAATAGTTTTGTCTAGATGATATATCAACAAATGTTATATTTAGATTTAGATTTGACACGATAACATTTCCTGTAGTTTGGTCTCTAGTTGTTATATCTGCCTGGTTATATGTTTGTAAATCTGGATATAAATTTAACAATTTTGGTATTTGATCTTGAAATCTCATAGATGCTGCTATGCTTACTATGTCTGGCCTGCTATCAATAATTAAATCACCGTTATACGTAATTTCAGAAAGTGTATAATGAGTTGAAAAGTATTGATAATACAATAAAAGATGTTTTATAGATAATGTAATTAAATCATTGGAAGCAGGTAGGTTTTGGGGTAATGGAATATTATGATCTGTAGATGCTGATTGCATTTGAAAATCTCTATCAAACCTAGGAATAGATGCTTGGTTTAATAAATTTCTTATTCCCAATAGATTTTCAAAATCTCTATACAACATTATACCATTAGCCTTCCTTACTCTAAAACCTTGTATAGTGCTAGCTATAACATCTTGATATAAAAGATTCAACAAATAAGTATTTTCAAAATTTAGATCAGGATATAGAATATTTTGATATAATATATCAAATCCGCTATTATCTGGTTTTACATATCCTCCTATAAATCTAGTTTTATATTCTGGTTTTTTCAATCGGTACATAACTAATTCTTTTGTAAATCTAGGCAAATCATTAAAACTATGAGTATTATTTATAGGATTATTTGAGGCATCTGATCGTGTAGAAAGATTTATAGAGTTTATATAACCAGGATATATTACGCTATTAAATAATTTAGTACTAGAATACATATCAAGTAAATAATTTATTCCTAACTTTTCAATAGATATTTGAACATCTTCTATATTAGCTGGTTTACCATATTCAGGATTAAGTAGGGCATCGAAAGGATGAACGTACGAAAATTTCAAATCCTCATCAATTTTATAATCTAAACATATGGATGGAAGAATTGTAGAAACTATCTTAAATATATATTCTGAGTCTTCTAATTGGTCCAAAGTTGTAACTGCATTAATAGGCATCATTTATTTAGTATTAAATGACGACAGTACCTGTAACGGATATTGCAAATGATTATGTTGTTACGACGACATTTTCAGAAGATGGATATCCGTCGAATAAAAATTATGAAATTACGACGGGTCAACTTTCAATATTAAGAACGGTTAATGATAAATTATTGGCTAAAGCAACGTCTCCTTTGATAACAGATATAGATAATTTTTCCTCTCCAGAAATATTTATTCCGGGAGAAGATTCTCCCGTTACAATCATTGAACATATGGCTTCTCCACAAACAAAATTTATTGATAATGGTTCAAATTTTAAATACCCTGAAATAATATTAGCAGAACAACAACGACAACAACGAGTAAATATAAAAATGTCTGGACTAGAAACAGTTGTAGAAAAGGAACCTATAGAAACAACAAAAATAACATCAATGCCATCCCATACTCCTTCTTTAAGTACAATGTTTGATAAAGATAAAAGGATAAAATTATTAGAAGAAGAAGTATTGGAATTAAAAAATCAACAAAATAAAAGTAATTCTAATTTAGATAATTTTACAAAACTATTATTTGGTAAAAATTTAAGTAAATCTGTTGAAATTAATAAACGAATTGCTATAGTTAATTATGCAAGTTTGACAAAATCCGATTTAACATTAGAGGATTTGGAAATTTGTTCAGAAGAAGAAATAGATAAAATCTATAAAGTTGTTAAACAATATAATGAAAACTACAAAAAGAGAATAATAATAACTCATTTTATCACTATAGTAATAATTATAATAGAACAGTTATTAGTTAAATTAGGTTTTGAGGAAATGAAAGGTTTGAGTACCGAATTATCTTCTGAAATAATCGAATTAAACATAGGAGAAGATTGTGAAGCAATAGCTACAAAAATAGGAATTGTTAATAGCCCAATTTTAAATATTATAATGTTTTTGATAAAGAAATTTGTATCTAGAATTAAAATATGTTAATAACTAATCCATTCCAAAATCGTGTCCATCTTCAATATTATTAATGGTTTCTATTTTATGCATTCCACCCTTCATTGTTGTTTTTTTAGAAGTTGACCTCGATTTATTAGTCTTTTTCCCTGCATTAACTGATTCTATACCCAATAAATCTTGATTAATCTCTCCAACCATTCCCTGAACTTCTAATTTTCCTTCCTTTATTGTTCCATATACAATCTTTCCACCATTTGTTACCGCTTGCATTATCTGTGTTTGTTCATTATTCCCGAATATATTTCTCTTTCTTACAGGTGCACCGGATGATCTGGAAGAACTCATACGCGTGGAATTGGATGAAGATGGTTGTTTAGTTTTAGACAAAGATGACATTTTTTTATTTCGTTGTTTCACTGTACATGTTGCTCCGGCCTTTACTTGAACATCTTCTATATTATTTTCAATAGATGAATGAGATCTATGATTTGCTTGTTCGCCACTTATATGAGATAATATCGTTCTTAATTGTGGCGTGAGTTTATTTATTGTTTCAATATAATCATCATAACTACTGCGAGAAAGTTTTTTATTGTCCGCCATTTAAAAGATGAGATAAAAATGCTGTAAATACTTTTAAATTATTTATATATGTGTATATTTTTTTTATTTACCGGCGCTAATGAAAAGTTTATAAAAGGAATTTAAATGTCCAGGATTAAGTTTATCAATAAAACCAGTTTTTAACTGATCCTGTTTTTCATACTTTTCAGGTATATCAGTGGGAGGGTTCGTTTGTAAATAACTAGTCTTTCTATTATAAATACCGTATACAATCAATCCAATGATTGCTACACAGATAATAATCAAAATAAAATCACCAATCATTTATTGACTATTAAAGTTATGTTATCGACAAATATAATAATCTAGTATTTGTTAAATTCTAATATAAAAGGTGAATGAATAACTTTATTGTGGATTAAGTTCTATTTGGCTGGAATTGTATCTACCATCTATAACAATTTTACTGGGTGTACAATATCTCCCCCACATTGAATATATCAATATACCTATAGTCATTACAATACCTAAAACAAAGGCAATTCCACTAAGAGCTCGCCAAGTGGTAACTGTCGCTTTATGTTTTGAAAAATCTACAAATGCAAATATACAAGATGCTGATAATAATATTATACCTCCAATCAATGCTCCACTAAAGTAGTTGTTAAGATTACCCATTATGTCCATTTAACTAATAAAAATTTTAAAACACTGAATGTATAAAGTGGAATGTAAACCACATAAATAATATAGATTGCAAGAAGAATACAATATCAAGTTTTATTTTTGATGATAATTTTATGTTAGCTAATGAAGCTATACATATTATTCCTATTAAAATAAGAGGTTCGTAATTAGTTATCATTTACAAGTCTAAAAGGTGGCGGTTTATTCCTAGTAAACAAAATAAGGATATTACCTTTCCAGCTATTCCTCTTTATATAAACACATATCATAAGCAACGATATATATGAAGGGTTAATTAATAATATTTTTTTAAATGAATTACTTATTTTAATTTTATCGTCATCGAATGTATAAGAATTTGAATTTGGAAATGGAATATATTTATTATCAGTATTAATCAGACAATATGGCCAATTTTTATATATGATTAATGTATCATTTTCTACGAACATTTATAATCCTTGTTTTAATTCTTTTTTGATTATATACGATTACAAAATAAAAAATAACTGCCAATGAAATAAATACAATAGGAAATCCAAAGAGTATAAACGACTGGTTTCTATCATTTTTTGATTTATTTTCTTTAGGTATTCCAGGATCTATATCTCCAATTATTGTCCTATTACCATAACAGTCTGCTAATAAGTCAGCGGTTGCGTTTTCCAGCGTTAACGAATTAATATTTATATTGCATCCTGTATACTTGCATCTAGATCTTTGAACATCTTGATCGTATAATAACCATTTTCTATCTCTTGTTTCGTCGGTACATTCGTGTAGCCAACAAACTCTAGGTCCTAAATATTTTTCAAGTGTTATATTTCCATTAGGAGGATACACACACCAACAATTTCTATTTCCTCTATGTTTGTTACAAAAATTTATAAGTGCGCTATCTCCAAATGTGTAATAGTCTGGTCTAACAACTCTAATAAATTCTGAACAATATCGTTGATCCATATCGTCAGAACATATGTTTGAATATGTTTCCAGAGCTATTTTTCTTTTTGTACGTAGCCATTTTAAGCAATTAGAATTTCCAGGATTTTTTTTACAAAACTCAGACATAATTATATCGCAATTAGATGTATTATATTCATTGTTAAGAATTTTTGGACAATCATTAGTTGGATTAGTACAACAATCGTGTGATTTTTTATCCATTACCATAAAATCTTTTTTTATAAATTTGCATTGATTCCCTTTTGATATATAAGCTCTCGCAGATTCGGGAATTTTATTATCTATATAATCTTCAGTTATGGTTTTTGTATATTCTATCATTGAACCAGGCCTAAAATTAAACGATCTACATGGATTTCCATTCACCAATACATATTTTTTTGCTAATTCATCGGATAAGAATGTGCCGCAATGAGCTATGTCTACATTATCTGTTAGGCAAAATTTTGGTGTTATTTCGTTTTCTTCCTTATTGTACTTATCTAAATCCTCATAAAATGTAACTATTGTATCATATTCTGGATAATTAAAATTTATAAACATATATTTTTGATTATAATTAACAGGATCTTGTGAAACTTTTAATCCTGTAACAGATACGGATGAACCCATATTATTTAGAATATTTAATTAATAATTTTAATCTTCATAAAAACTTGGTTTTTCAATCCCATATTTATTACCTCCTCTAAACTCTCTAGTACATTTATTAATCGTTGATGTGTTTATTTTTGAAAATTTTGTTAAATTAAATGCGTATATACAAAATAAAACTGCCAAAATAATATATGAAATAGTATATGCAGTTTTTGATACGGAATTCATAACCATAGTCAGAATCGCAAGTCCTACACAGATAATAGACATAGCTATGGTCCTATTACCTCCATTATTTCCAAAATTTAATATTTGCATTGATAAACAATATGCGATAACTAAGGATGGAAATGGTAGCAACGCGGAAGCTACAGCAATCATAATAATTGCAATTACTGGGGTTGTAGTGATAGCCAATACAAATAAAATAAGACCTATTAATGATTGAATATCGTTTCTCATTAATATATCAGGAAAAGAACCCTTTAAATTTGGAAAACTTAACGTATACTCTCCAGACTCATTTGGACGTGGAAGAAATGATTCTTCTTCCTCTTTGGTAAATAATTCCATATCACTTACTCCAGCTCCCGCATTAAAGTCTGAAAACATATTGTAATAACTTAAATAACTCATTTATATATTAAAAAATGTCTATCTGTACCATAATAGACTATAACTTATATATGGAGATGAAAAAAATTATTGGTGATATACCATTATTTCTATTCAATTATAAAAAAGATTTTGTTGAAGTCAATAAAATGTCAAATTTTAAGTTTTATATCCCTATGGGATTTTTTTCATCCTTTAATACGTCATTAATAAGACAAATAGATTCTAAGTTAATTAACAACTATTTAACAATAACAGATATAAATTTACCAGAGTTATATCCGATACAGAAAAGAGTAATAAATTCAGTATTATCCTCTATGAAAAGAAAAATAAAAGAAAAAAGACCTATGTACATAACTCTTCATTTATCTTGTGGATTTGGAAAGACTGTATTGGCATGTCATCTTATATCTATTCATAGACGAAAAACTGTAATTTGTTTACCCAATAAAATGTTAGTAAATCAATGGAGATCCACGATAGAAAATACCAATATGAATTATTTAATTTCTCTGGATGGTGTTAGAAATTTATTAAAAACATTAGATAATAAAACTGCAGATATATTAATAATAGTAAGTAGGCATTTATCAAATGATACATTTTGTAAAAGAATCCATGACGAATATGACACTTTCATTTTAGACGAATCACATATGTATAATCTTATGAATAATACATCAATAACAAGATTTTTAACATTTTTCCCACCGAAAATATGTTATTTTCTTACAGCGACTCCTAGAAAGATAAATAGGCTATTTTGTAATGATGTAATAAATGTGTCAAAGGAAACAGAAATTAAAAAAATTATTAAAATAATAGAATATTTTTTCGAGCCATATTATACGGAAACAATAAAACAAATGATTAAAAAACTTAATCAAATAGATAATAAATATCATACTTATACAGAAAAAATACTTTCAGAGGACCAACCAAGAAATAATCTCATTATTGATACGGTATTAAAGGAATTTAGAAATAACAGCATAAACAGGGTTATAATCATAACAAAGTTACGCAAGCATATGATATTACTATATAACAAACTTTTAGAGAATTTTGATAATAATATTGTATATTTAGGCGACGCTAAAGATAAAAACACATCTGATATAATAAAACTGATAAAAACAAAAGATAAATTTATATTTGTTTCTACGGTACACTATTCCGGAACAGGATTAGATATTCCTAGTTTGGATTCATTAATAGTATGTTCCGCAGTTTTAAATAGTATGCAAATAGAACAACTTCTAGGAAGAATATGTAGAGAGTCTATAAATTATAATAGGTATGTTTATATATTTCCAAATACATCAATAAAGGAAATAAAACATTTGATTGGATTCTTTTCACAAAAAATTATATCATTAGCTATAGATAAATTGGGATTTGAGAAAGAACCTAAAGCCGTAAAAGGCGGCAGAAAAGAGGAATCCGCACTATATAAAGCATTTAACTTACAAAATCATTGAGTAATCTTAATTCTGATCCGCAAGCTGCACATGATAGTGTATTTCCTTTACCGGATACTTTGTATAGATCTAATGATACTTTGGTAATGTCGGATACCTTTATTAACTTGGAATAACACGAAGAACATGTTACACAGTCATCATTATCTTGTATAGTTGTTTTGGGTTTTCTTTTTCTTATGCGTTTTGCACCTCCTGTATCTTCCATTTAAGTTGTAAAAAATAAATCTAGATACGCCTTAGAACACAGACGTCCAAAGTCCAAAATATTGTTGTTATTTGTGCTATCGCATGATAAATATCTATTTTTATCTACACTTTTTATCCTCGAACACGTAAGTGGATTGTTCATTTTATCAATAGCCATATTTGCTTTTATTCCTGTTATGCCAAAATCATACATAAATAATCTATCTTCAATACAAATATAATCCTTTTTAAGATTTTTATATTTTGTATATGCATGATATTCTCTACGCATTTTTTCTGATATTGCAGGAATTATAATATTGAAAATAAGAATGAAATAACATAATATTAAAAAAAGAGTTATCATGGCTTCTATCGACGATTTATCTAATCTAAAAGAATTAATAAAATTAAAAGATTGTATTCATATATCTGACCAGAAAACAAGAGATAGATACAATTCTTTAATTGATTGGGCAACTGCAAAATATTGGAAAATTGGATTAAATAAAACTGTTACTAATCAAACATCTATTAGCTCATATTACAATATAAAGCAAAAATGTTTTACGTTGGAAAAAGGAAATTACATATTTTTACCAACTTGCTTTGGAAACGCATATATTTATTGTAAAGGTAACATGATGGAATTAGGGTCCGGCGAAACAAAAGATATTGATCCTATATGTAAAGAAATTATAGATAAAATAATGACTAATAATAAAAATGTAGAATTTTTACGATTTACATATTTTAAAAATAAATGGATGTTGGAGGATTCGTTTTCTAAATATAGTTCGCCGATAGATATCTTACAAATTGCATTTTCTGAAGGTATAAAAACTGTTCCCTATTTATGTATACATATAAATGAGGATAAAATATTTACTGAAGATGATTATAATAGCATTGAGATATATTTTATGAATGTTATGAAATCCAATGGATTTTACGTCAATTCATTATGTTTTTTGAAAGAAGGATATTTTGAACGAAATATAGTTGACTTTTTTAAAGTTACTTATGTATATATAAAGTCTATTGATTTAGAATATTTGGAAGATAATATGTATTTACCAAAATTGATATCAAAAACTGGAAGTAAAATATTGGTAAGAGACATAAATCATTTGATAGTTTCTAGAGCAAAAATAAATTCATTTGTTAATGTAAAACGTAAAAATGGTTTTATGATTTTAGGAGAAAAATCTCCTTGTAATTCAGAAACTGAAGCAGAGACATTGTATAGAATATCAAAAACAATAGGTAATGATTTTTTCGTGAACGGGAAATATATATCGAAGATAAATAATAATTTAAGTTTAATTCAATTATCGGATAAATTAGGGTGTGGGTTATGTAACACATTAGATGATATAGTTATTCAAATTAGAAAATCAAAATCGTTAATTAAAAAGATAAAATCTGAATCTAGTTTTGAAATAATTAGGGAATGTTTAGGTTATCCAAAAACAGATTTTCTAACTCTGGTAAATAATATGAATTTTGATATAAAAAATTCTAGGGTGATAAGCTTTAAGTTAGAAAACATAAATTGTTTAAATAATCCCAATTCTTCTGCAATATACGGAAATTTCAATAAATTTATATATCTCTTTAACATATTAATCGATGTCAAAGAATTACTATAATGCTCCCACGGAGCAAAAAGAAGTTATTTGTGCATTTGATATAGGTGCAAAAAATCCTGCAAGAACAATTATTGAGGTATATAACAACAATTCAATAAAAATACTTGATATATCAAAACTTGATTGGAGTACAGATTGGGAAAAAAGAATAGCTAGAGATATTTCCCAATATGATTATAAATTTGTATTATTGGAAAGGCAACCTAGAAGATCTCCATATGTTAAATTTATCTATTTTATAAAAGGATTTTTATATCATTCGCATACAAAGGTTATATGCGTCTCCCCTGTAATGACAGGAAATTCTTATAAAGATAGAAAAAGACGATCCATAGAAACCTTTTTAAATTGGATGTCAATATTTGGGTTGATAGATTTTATCCCAATAAGAAGAAAATTGGACGATGTAGCAGATAGTTTTAATTTAGCAATGAGATACGTATTAGATAAATGGAATATAAATCATGCTCCGTATGTAAAACATAAATCCATAAAAAAATGTAAAATCGATGATAATTCGATATAAAGTTATATATACAATGTATGATTTGTTTAATTTTCTATATGAAATTGAATGCGATTATTCACGTACAATTTTTAATTTTCACTTAATGAAAAATGATGGCATTTCTGATATATATGGAAAAATGAAAGAACTTATATCTAATGAAACAATTTTTAATAATGTAGTAAAAACAGAATATATAAGATCTCACATCAAAAAACTTGTATATTGTGATATTAATATTACAAAACATATTATTAATAATAATGTATATGATAATATTGTGACAAAAAGATCCAATCACAATTTCAAATGTTCACAATTTTTTGATATAAAGTCCGGAACAGATAAATTAAGTCTGTCAACGGTAAAAATTTTTGAACATGATAAGTCATCACTGGTTTCATATATTAGAACAACAAATAAAAAACGTAAAGTAGATTATGGTGAAATAAAAAAAACAGTGCATGGATCTTCTAAAACACCGAATTATTTTTCCGGTAAAAAATCTGATGATTATCTAATCACCACAATTAAATCTGTTAATTCACAACCTTGGATTAAAACAATCACAAAACGTATGCGTATAGACATAATTAATAATTCTATAGTAACTAAAGGAAAAAGTTCTATATTGCAAACAATAGAAGTTGTTTTCGTCAATAGAACATGTATAAAAATATTCAAAGATTCGACTATGCATATTATTTTGTCCAAAGATAAAATGGAAACAGGATCAATTGGTATAATAAATAAATTGTTTAAGGTATATGAAATTTTATTCCATCTACTACATGATATAACAAATGAAACTATTTTTAAAAAAATATTTGATATTTCATTAACTGTATTATCAGCAACAACATTTGATGAAAAAATGAATCAAATTAAAATTAATGAACATGAATACGGAATAAGTAATTTTGGTATAGGGATGTTTAATCTTACGTATATAAAACCGATTAACTTTACAGTATTTCCATCATTATTGGAAGATAATAACAAAATAAAGTTTTTTAAAGGAAAAAAATTAAATATAGTGGCCATAAGATCATTAAAAGATTGTAAATATTATGTATCATTATCTAATTCAATTATGAAAAATATGGAGGAAAGATCCAATATTCTAAATGAAATAAATATAGAATCTGTATGCATAGAAAAAATAAAAGAACTATTAATTTAAAGTGAAAAAAAACACTACATAAAAAATGGACCAAAAGTTAGGATATAAGTTTCTCTTGCCAGATCCAAAGGTTGGAGTTTTTTATAGACCTTTGCATTTTCAATATATGTCATATTCTAACTTTATTAATCATAGATTACAAGAAATATTATCTGTTAAAAGAACTCTATTGTCGTTTAAAAATGATACGGAAAAAATTATAATAGAAATAGACAATATAAAAGTAACCCCTCCAGATTATTCGCCTATTATAGCCAGTATAAAAGGAAAAAGTTATGATGCATTAGTTACATTTACGGTTAATATATATAAAGAGGTAATGACAAAAGATGGAACAACAATAACCAAAATTAGCAGCTATGAAGGCAATGATTCACATTTAATAAAGATTCCATTACTTATCGGATATGGAAATAAAAATCCATTAGATACGGCCAAATATGTGGTACCGAATGTTATTGGAGGAGTATTCATCAATAAACAATCAGTAGAAAAAGTAGGAATAAATTTGGTTGAGAAGTTAACAACATGGCCAAAATTTAGAATAATAAAACCAAATGCATTTACATTTTCCTTTTCGTCCGTTTCTCCAGCACATATTCTTCCAACAAAATATAGACATTATAAGATACTTTTAGATATTTCGCAACTAGATAACTGTTCTATATCCTCAACAAAAACATTTATAACAGTTAATATAATTTTATTAGTACAATATTTATCCAGAATTAGCTTAGACTTTATAAGGCGAAGTTTATCTTTTGATATGCCCCAAGAAATAATCTATTTAGTGAATGCTATTATAGAGAATACTAAAGAATTTATAACTAAAAATAATGATTTTGATATTGATTTATATATTAATGAGCTGATATTAGATGAATATAATAAACAAAAATCCCAATTATCAATAGAAGAATTTAAATATGAAATGATTTATAATTTTTTGCCTCATATGAACGATACACCTAATCAGCTAAAAGGGTTTTACATAATTTCATTGTTGCGAAAATTTATTTATTGTATATATTATACATCTAGATATCCCGATAGAGATTCCATGGTGTGTCATAGAGTATTAACATATGGAAAATATTTTGAAATATTGGCGCATGATGAATTAGAAAATTATATAGGAAATATAAAAAATGATATTATCAATAATCATAAAAATAGAGGAGTGTACTCCGTTAATATTCATGTATTGACTACTCCAGGATTTAATCATGCATTTTCCGGGTTATTAAGTGGTAAATTTAAAAAAACAGATGGTAGTTATAGAACACATCCTCATTATTCATGGATGCAAAATATTTCAATTCCAAGAAGTGTAGGATATTATCCTGACCAAGTTAAAATTTCTAAAATGTTTTCTGTAAGAAAATATCATCCCAGCCAATATGCATATTTTTGCCCATCTGACGTACCAGAAAGAGGTCCTCAAGTAGGATTAGTATCACAGCTTTCAGTACTTACATCGATAACAAATATATGTACAAATGAATATCTTGAATTGGAAAAAAAGATATGTCAATATATCAGATCATATGATATTAACGATATAAGTTATTTTGAAACAGGATATTATATAACTTTAGAAAATTCTTTGATCGCATCATTAAATCCAAAATTAGTAGATAAGTTTGTAATAGATTTTAGAAGAAAAAAAAGAATGGGATATTTTGATAATTTAGAAATTGGTATTACATTAGTAAGAGATCACATGAATGAGATAAGAATTAATATAGGAGGAGGTAGATTAGTAAGACCATTTTTAGTTATTGATGATGGAAATCTTATAATGGATGATATTATGGACAATCTTGAATCAAAAATGGAAGATATGACATTCTCTGATATTCAAAAAGAGTTTCCACATGTTATTGAAATGGTTGATATAGAACAATTTACATTTAGTAATGTCTGTGAGTCAGTACAAAAATTTAGAACATTACCAAAAAATGAAAGAATTAAATTCCATTTATGTGATTTTCCTGCAGAATTTAGGGACGGATATGTGGCCTCCTCTTTAGTAGGTATAAATCATAATTCTGGTCCTCGTGCAATTTTGGGATGTGCTCAAGCAAAACAAGCTATATCATGTTTGAGTTCCGATATAAGAAATAAAATAGATAATGGCATACATCTCATATACCCAGAAAGACCTATAGTTATTAGCAAAGCATTAGAAACTTCAAAAATAGCGGTAAATTGTTTTGGACAACATGTTACCATTGCTTTGATGTCGTATAAAGGAATAAATCAGGAAGATGGAATAATAATAAAGCGGCAATTTGTGGATAGAGGTGGATTAGATATAATTACTGCAAAAAAACATCAAGTAGAAATACCTTTAGAAAATTTTAATAATAAGGAAAGAGTAAAATCTACGGCATATTCAAAATTAGAGAGTAATGGATTAGTAAGACTCAATGCATTTCTAGAATCGGGAGATGCTATTGCGAGAAATATATCCTCTAGAACCTTGGAAGATGATTTTGTTCACGATAATCAAATTAGCTTCGATATATCAGATAGATATACCGATATGTATAAATCTAGAGTTGAAAGAGTCCAGGTGGACTTAACAGATAAAGTTAAAGTTAGAGTATTAACAATGAAAGAAAGAAAACCAATTTTGGGGGATAAATTTACTAGTCGCACTAGTCAGAAGGGAACAATAGCCTATATAGCCGATGAATCAGAACTTCCATATGATGAAAATGGTATAAAACCAGATGTAATAATAAATTCTACATCTATTTTCTCCAGAAAAACTTTATCGATGTTAGTAGAAGTTATATTGACGTCCGCATATGCGTGCAAACCATACAATAATAGTGGAAAAAATAGACCCATTTGTTTTCCTAGTAGCAATGAAACTACAATTGATACCTACTTAGATTTTGCAAAAAAATGTTATGAAACAATTTATCCAGATTTGACAGAAGATGAACTCACGGATAAGGTATTTTGTGATAAAGTATTATACGATCCTGAAACAGACAGACCATATATGTCAAAAGTGTTTATGGGTCCCATTTATTATTTAAGATTGCGGCATCTTACACAAGATAAAGCCACGGTAAGATGTAGAGGGAAAAAAACAAAACTTATAAGACAAGCAAATGAGGGTAGAAGGAGAGGCGGGGGCATAAAATTTGGTGAAATGGAACGTGATTGCTTGATAGCGCACGGTGCAGCAAATACAATAACTGAGATTTTAAAGGATTCTGAAGAAGATTATCAAGATGTATTTGTTTGTGAAAATTGTGGAGATATAACAGCACAAATACAAGGAAATAAAATATGCATACGTTGTTCAAAGCAAAATTTATCTACTATTTTGACTAAAGTAGATACCACTCATGTATCGAAAGTATTTATCACACAAATGAATGCTAGAGGCGTCAAAGTTAAAATGGAATTTGAAAAACGAGAGCCTCTATTTTATAAAGAACTTGAAAAAGTTGATTTAACTCCTTCGTTTTAATAATTATAATATAATATTCGTCCTGTTTGGACATCTATTTTTTTGCCTAGAGTAAGCATATTTCTTCTAACAGTTTCTGTGTGTGTTTCCAGTCGTTTTACCGTATTCTCTAATACTTTACACCTCTCAATTGATATTTTTAATATTTTTTCCATGACCATGAGTCGCAATACAAAATCTTTTATTTCCATTTGATCTTTATGTATAAACGAATCTTTCAATATATCTGAAATATCACTTTCATGTATTGGAAATGTGGGATAATTTTCTTTTATTAATCGTTTTATATCATTTCTTATTGAGATAAGATTTGGTTCTTCATAGTCAATAATTCTTTCTTTGTATCTACCATCCTCTAAATCCTCTTCTTCTTCATCATCTCCAGGAAACATCGTAAGTGGCTCTTCCATTTAAAGAATAGATTTTAAAAAAATACATTCTTTACTTTTTGGATCATTTGGTGATATGCATGGATTAAATATATTTGAATGTGTTGACTCAGAAAATGTATAATTTATACAATCTTCTAATGTTCTAAATTTTCTAATATTATTACCGTCAGATTTAAATCCAAAAATTGAAATAGACACATAATCATTTTCAAATTTATTACATCTCCATTTTTGTTTTACGTCGTATATCTGATCATTTGGATCTTGAACACTTCTGTCAAGTGAAATAACATTGACAGTTTTTGAATATTCTAATACAGAATGTGCATTATTAAATTCTTTTATATTGTCATAATTTTTATATATAGAATATCCTTGAAAGAATATTAAACATACCGCAACGGTTGCAACAACTATAAAAAAAATAGTAACTACGTTCATTTAGCAATAAAATTATTATAATATATCTATAATATTTTTAAATGCCTCTGATAATGACTTTAAAAATGTTTCAATATCTATAATTGACATATCAAATTTATGATACGAATTTAATCTTGAATCACATCCAAAAAAGTTTACAACGGTCATGGTCAATAAGTCATTAACGAATAACATTCCAGAATTAGAATTATACGAAGAGAAGGATGCATGTTCTTGTACGGATGTTTCTAATTTATGCGAATGAATGTCTGCGATTAAACATCCTTGCAAATAATCAAGGATTTCTTTTACATGACTTTTAAAATCTATCCATGAATAATGTTCTATGTAAAAAGTTAATTTACCCAGTGGAGCTGTTACTATAAAAGGTACGATACTTAAAAAATTTGTATCTATTATGGGTTTTATATTTTCATATTCTCTATTAAAATTTTCTACGTTTAAAAAAGTTAATTGGTTTATAATATCTTCTGTTATTTGTGTGCCTGAACTAAATGCTATCAATTCTATTGTTTGCAAATTTTTAAATCTATATTCTTGAAAGGTGTGTAATAGAGTCGCTGCTAATTCTTTGGGTTTTTCAATTTTTTCAAATTTATTATCGGGATATATTATGAAATAATCAAAATCATCCAATGATATATAATTTTTATTTTGAGTTTGTGATTTATTTAGATATACACAGAAACCTAATTCTCTTCTTAAAATTCTAGATGTATGTTTATAAAATATTTTTCTCGTGGGTAGATATTCTATCGCCGTTAACCATTCCTCATTTACCGCAGTTGTTTTATTAGTTAATATAATTCCTATATTTAATATAGGCCATCTAACTCTATTATTAAAACCATGTTTTATAAATGTTGCTATATTTGGATCAAGATCAATAGCGAGTATTCTCTCTTCTCGGTACATAGTTCAATTGTTGTTCGTTTTGTCTTGAATTTTTTTTCGACTTTTTATTTATAGATAACACTCTAAGGTTTATCTGGGAAATAATTTCCTTTATAGTAAGCAAAGTTGCAGAAAACTCACTATCCGTATCATTGTTAGATAAATTTGTTAATAAGTGTATAAAATTTGATTCGTTAATATCTTCTTCTTCATTCATTTAAAACTTATAAAGCATAAAAAATTATATATTTATTAATACTTATATTATTCAGTAATATTTTCTTCAATTTTAGGAACAAATATATAAATTAATCCTCTACAAACAATATTTTTACTTTCTAAAATGTAACAACTAGATATTATTTTTAATATCTTTATAAATAATTTTTTTAACATTTAAATCATTATGGATATTTTAAATATGTTAAAATTTTTAGAAAAATCATCATTTTATAATTTTAACCTAAATATACCAAAAAATAAAACATATGTAGATTATAAAAATAATAAATTTATTTTTTATAAACCCAAAGAAAAAATAATTAGAAAATATCTAACGAATGCTGGTATATATCATAATGATATTATAATATTTGGAAAAATAATAATTAATGATAACAAATTATTATTTTTTTATATGGATTTGTTTTATTACGGCATCAATTTATTTGGAGACATTTACAAACTTGGTAGAGAAATTGATAATTTATCTCTTAATAAAATAAAAAGTAAAAACTCATATTATGATGACGATGATTCAGATGTTTATTATAATACATACTCATATGACGAGTATGATATTTATGATGATTATTATGACGAATGTGATGAAAATTGTGACTATTACGAAGATGAATAAATTATATTTTTATTTATTATTATACGATGATAATATTTTGGATAAATTTTTTTTCATGTGTGAAAATTGTTTTAATAATATTGCTGTATCTATATTATGATTAATAACATTTTCATCCGCACAATCATAACAAATTCTCTGTTCTCCATCACTAAATACAGAATCTTCAATAATTAACACTCTTCGTTTATTAATACTAATAGATCTCAATAAACTAATAGACTTTAATAAATCCTTTTTTGATCCAGTTATAGACATAGATCTAAGCATATTTTCTATATCAGAATCGGATACATTACAGCAACAAAAATGTGTGATGCTTGTACGGCCATTAATAGGTACATGTTTATATGTTTGACATAATAATACAATCGATGTATTTAAATGTCTACCATGGTTTAAAAAATCTAATAAACAGCTGGACTTTGTTTGTTTATCACCCATGTCATCTAAAATGAGTAAAAACATATCCGCCTTTTTTTGACCTTTATGTTCTATATATTTTTCAATTTTTTGTTTTGTGGTTATTAGAGCATAATCTAATTCTTCTGGTGTAGTAACTCTGTTAACGTGATCGGGCCATACATAACTATCATATGCTGAATTATAAACGGGGGTAAATAAGAAAATATGTTTATATTTTTCTACAAATGTGCTAAATAAAGATAATAAATATGCTGTTTTGCCAGACCCAGACCCCCCAACCAATGCTATTCTAAATGGAGCCCTTAATAAGCTTTTTCTGTAAAAATGCTTTTCTTTAAACCTATTCATACCTATTTACAGTTATTAAATTAATTTTATGTAAAAAATAAAATATGGAAAAATAAGTCAATTATAGTAGACGATAATATATATAAGTATACCGGTTATACACTACAAAGTAAAATAACACTAATAAATATGACTACTGTAGAAATAACAATGGAAGAAGGTAACGATAAGAAAGATGTTACCGAGACTGCCAATTCATTTGTTGGTTCTACTATTTATGGACCTAAGTTAAAGAAAACTAAAAGTAAGAAATCTAAATGGTTGTCCATTTGTTTGAGGGTTTTGGTAATTTCATCGATTTTATCACTAATGGCGGTAGCCACAACATTAGCACTACAGTATAGTAAATGTAAAGCTGAATATGATAGTATAACAAATAAACAATCTTTAGATTCTTACTCATTAGTTACTCCTGATAAACTTGACCCACGTTTTGAATGCAAGGAATGTCAGGGAATTATGTTCGATGGCGATTGTTACCAGTTTAATACCGAACACAAGACATTCAGTGAAGCATCTATGGATTGCGCAGGAAAAGGCTATTCTCTACCCGCAACAAATTTGATGTCAAAGTGGATCGGAGATTATTTGGAAAGCACATGGGGTGAGGAAGGTTATGGACTCTCAAAGGAACGTGGAGGGAATATTGAATCACCAGATGCCAGCACAGAAAAGAGAAATTATTTTTGTGTTAAATCGGTATCTTAAATTTATTTTTTTTGATATAAATGAAATCATTAAATAGACAAACGGTTAATAAACTTAAAAAGATGACAACACCTGCTGCAATTTTTATGATAATATCAACAATTATCAGTGGTATAGGAACAGTGTTAAAATATAAAACTGAACTGTTTCCTAGCGCCTGCCCAAAAGGCTGGGTACCTTATGATAATTACTGTTATTTGGATACAAAGTTGCAGCTTTCAGCATATGGTGCGGTATCTATTTGCAATAATTATGATGCTAGATTACCCAAAGCTAATTTTAGACATTTAAGAGTAGCGTATTTGACTTATGGGAAAGTATTTTGGGTAAGTTTAACAAGACACAATAATAGATGGTCTGATATCAATACAAACAAAACGGTTGATATGAATGGAAGTATGGAATTGATAAAATTAAATCAAAAACAAAAGAAAGATTCATGTTTTATATATAAATCTGGTGAAATGATGGAAACCTTGTGCAATATTGTGAACTATATAATATGCGTAAAAAGGTTCTATAATTAATTGAAAAAGAAATAAATAATTAATATTTTACACATACTAATAAGATGGAGGAAGATTTTACAACATTGTTAACTGTTTTAGGAACTATGAGAATTGAAAATAAGAATCTCATAAAAACCTATGATGATTTGGGTATAAACATTGTTGATGATTTTGGACCCTATAAACTCGCATCTTTGGAAATTTCTTTAGTTTCTTCAGAATTGTTAAAAACCTATGATTTACAGGATTGTTATATAGCCCATAATGGAATTGTGTTACATTGTTCTTCTGATAATAAATTAAATATACCGGTATATAAAGTGTATTCTGTATATATGTCTAAGAAAAGCATAATTATTTGTTTTGATGAATGTCCAAAATTGTTTATAGATGGAAAATCTCAACCTTTCTATATTTTATCTTCTTCATTAATGATGGATGCGCATATTATTGAAGTGTATAATTTATATGATGAGGGTGATTATCATATTATTTTAAACCCTTCAAAAAATTTTCTAAAATATATAAGTGATAGATTTTATTTATGTTTAATAGACAAAAATGGTTGGGCTATTGCCGATGGAAAAGTGAAATTAAATATTAATTAAGAAATATCTTTAGTGTTATATATTAATTAATTATGAAATACATAAATAATGTACCTAATTATATTATTAGCTACGTAACTAAATTGTTAACAAAAGAATATATATCACAGCATGATGAAAATAAAATAAAAAAAATCATTAATGAAACCATCAACGAAGAACATTCTGCATTAAAGATATTAAGTATATATTCATTAACAGTTAATATAAGTGATATTAATAATAGTTTTAACTTAATAGAAGATATAAGCTATAAACGGTGTCCAACTATTAATTATTATAACGGATATACATTGCAATCGAATGACTATATTTATGTCTTGTGTTTACAAGGAAAAGCATGCATTGAAGTGTTTAATAAAGAATCACTTTGTACATATAATATATCTAAAGGAGATATCTTTACAATGAATTATAATTCAAATCATTTAGTAAAAACTAATGATAAAAATTTAAGATTGGCAATCATTATGTACACTTCAAATTTTCCTTTTATTCATTATAAAAATTTAGTATTTTCAGAGGATAGTTTTATTTATAATACCTTTTCAGGTTACAAGTTTGCATTAATAAGATTATTTGATGAATCAGATACCTTGTTGGAGGATATAATATTAGCCAATGGAAGATTTTATACCAGCGACCTTACAAAAAAAAATAAAATTATTAATATAAAAAACTTATTGACTAAATACGATATTAATAATTTTAATATAGATTATATACCAAAAAATGATAGCATTAACACTAGTCTTGAAATTGTTGAACTTTCACTGGATAATAACACTATAAAAGGTATTTCCGATGGAACATATACTAAAAATATATATTCATCAGATGGAATAAAATATAAATTACTAATATCTTATGGAGTTATATGTAACAACGGAGATTAAAAATATTTTTTTATAAATATTGAATTATTAAGTCACTGTTATAAGCGTAATTTATCATGGATGTACAACAAATAGTCATAATCTGTATCATTGTATTATCGTGTCTAATCCTTATTTTATACGTTATATCCATTTGTAAAGACACAATTAAAAAATTTTATAAGAAAAAGAAAACAAAACCAATATGCATTAGATTAAATTCTATCACGTATTCAACGAATAATGCCAACAACGAGGATATAAAAACAGGATCTCAGAGCAGTATAAACAGCGATTGGACAGATTCTAGCGGTGAAATATATGCTAATTTCAGATCCAGTAAAAAGGAAAAAAGCTTTAAAATCACGAACAAAAAAGATAATATAGAAGTAGAAATTGTTGATTCAGATGAAGAATTTGAACCCGATTCAAAGGATGAAACCAACCTTAATTGGGATAATGACGTTAATGGAGTTTATGACTTACCACCACCCCCAGATAATATAGACATGGAAGAAGAGGATAGTTCTTTGTACAGCCTTCCTCCACCCAGTGTTGAAACTGTTGTTTGTGAATTTGAAGATATTAAACTGGAAGATGATGAAGTTATATATGGAAATACTATGAGTATAATAGCTGAGAGCGTAAAAAATAAAAGTTATTATGATTATCATTGGGTAGAAGAAAAAAACCTATCGTTAGAATCAGATAATTCACTTGTCTGATGATAATTTTTATAAAGTGAATAATTATATACAAAATATAAAGCGTTACCATATTTTTAAATATGAAAACTAAACTGTTTAAAACTGTTCCATTTTTTAGTACATCTAAAATAAAAAACCGAATATTTGAATTAATAGATATGAATATATTAAAATATTATAACGATAATCATACAAAAATTATTTTATCTGAGATAAAGCAATATATAGATGATGAAAACATTTGCATCGACGGTCTAATAAATATAAAATATTGTGATAAAGATTATTCATTAAGTGAATATAGAAACTCAGATTATAGTAAAATACTTATTTGTATACAATCAGCTAAAAAAGGAGGAATGTTATTAATAACGAATAGAATTACAAATCATAAAAGAATAATTCATCCAAATCCTAATTGTATTATTATATTAAATCCATTAGCTGATTATACGGTTACGCAAATAGTTAAAGGATCTCTAATATTTATAGCTATCAACATATATATACCAAGTATGAAACTTGTAAAAATGACTGTTGAAAATATAAAATATTCAAATGATATATCACTATTAGTTCCTATAAGTAACAATGAATATATGTTTGTGATAAAACAAATTATAAACGCGAATAATAAAAAAATTATGTGTGAACAAATATTAATAAATAAAGAATGGTTTACATTAATTACTGATGAATCGAATAATAAATTTTATATTCCATCAATTTGTTTTGGAAACTCTTTATTACATTTTAATTATTCATATATTTGCTTTAAAAAGGATATAATCAGTGATATTATAAATAAACACATACCGTTTGAAAAAGTATATCCAAAAAAAGGTATTTATAAATCGATAATTATTTATGAAAAAATTATTTATGGTAAATATATAGATAACTAAACAAATTTATTTATATTATCCTATTGAAAATGATTCAATATCATCCGTTGTTACATGTAATTTTTTATATATTATGTTATGTCCCAATGGAGTTATGAATAATAAAACTAAGTTACAAAGTTCTAAAACATTAATAAATAAAAGTTTATATATAAATAAATATATGTATATTTGATTATAACAACCAACGAATGATAATATTAATATTATACAAGAAATTAAATAACTAATTACCTGTAATACCAAGTTACCTATAATTAAATATGAATTTTCAACATACTTATATAAGTGTATCTGAACAAACATAGATATTAATATTGAAATTTGTATTAGTATTATTCCTTGAACCTTTACAAATGTAAAAATGGATGAAATACTAATCATATATTGACCTATTAACAGTATTAATGTTATCCATAGTGATACAGCATATAAGTATATTATTCTTTTTAGCTTATTAAGTTTAAATGTAATGGTTATCAATTCACTCCATAAGAGAATTATAAATATAGATAACATACTAATAACGATTTCTATTTCTTCTTTGGTAAACCATTCGCTGGTATACTGTAACATTATTATATTCTTTATCTTGTTAAATTTGCTGGCTGCCTCACATGTATAATTTCCAGTTAATGACGTAGAAAAATTAAATAATAAAGAAGATAAATTATAATAAGTTTTATTAACCAAAAATATGCTATTCCCATCAACTTTCCATCTTATATCGATATTTGATATATTATCATAAATTAATTTATCTAAATTACATGTCAACAAGATTGTTTTATTGCAACTTGTATACATAACCGAATTAACCGTCGTTAGTGTTTGCTCTGAACAGTAAAAACAAATAAAGATTGTTAAAATAAAAAAGTATATTCTAATGGATACCAGAGAAGAAATATTCAACATTTTGATAGATAATCATGGGACCCACTATTCTTATTTAGATTCAAATAATGATGAAGTATCTATAAAGAATTTTTCTAATTTATGTAAGGAATTTATACATTCAGGAAAAAAGGATCAATTTATTAAAGAAAAAATTAAAAATATATTATTAAATATTCCAGATTCGATGGTTTCACAAATATGGTATCCAATAGCTAAATTATGCGATATAATTACATATTATAATTGTTCAAATAATACCTGGATTGATTCACAATTAAACGATATAGATGAGTCTCTAATACCTTATTTTAATCTAATCTCCTATGGCAATTTAGCAAGAGTTGCTATAACATATCCATTTACAGATAATGGAAGAAAATGTATTTCATTGTTAAATAAAGCTCTTTTTAACAATGATAAATAAAAATCAGCTATTAATTTATTATATTTAAATAATGCTAGAATCATACAATACATACGCAAAAGTAAATATTAATGTATCTACAAAAGATCAAGTTATAAAAATAATGATAGGTTCATCTCCTTACATGGATGTACGTATCGTTAGTAATAAATATGATAAGCTTTTTATCTCTAATGAAGATGAAATGAAAACAACTCATGAACATATAAAAAAAGAAAATGAGGATGAGAAAAAATCAGAAAAACCTGAAAATGAGGATGAGAAAAAATCAGAAAAACCTGAAAATGAGGATGAGAAAAAATTTGAAGATAGTGATTCCAGCGATAAAAACCTGTAAATTAAGTTAAAAATGTTTACTCAATATAAAATATTGAATTCATATATTTTTAATTATAATTATATCCATGGAAGAATATGATAATATAGCTATAAAGATAACATCAGAAAATGGTAGTACGATATCAGTATGCTGTGAATCAAAATCTAAGATTACTATTGATATAGTTACAAAAAAGAATCAATCAGTATCTACTAAATCAATAATAAAGAAAAAGAAACTAGAAAATACAAAAAAAGATGATGAGTATAATTATAATACCGATACCGAAGAATCAGAAAATGCAATGGAAATAGATTGCATTAAAAATTCATAATTAAAAATTATTTTTCTGATATACATTTTAACCAAGATGTTGTTCTTTCAAATGATTCATCTGGGAAAAATATTGGTTTATATCCAAATTCATTTGCTTTGTTTGTATTAACGATAAACTGTGTTATCGCTTTAAATAAAATGTCTCTTGATAACATAGGGTATTCATCAGGATTATTTTTTCTTATCTTCTTATTAAAAATGGACGCAATTTTAGAAAGCCATAAAGGTATTTGTTTTCCTTCTTCGATTCCCAATGGTTCCATTAACATAAGATTAAATACATCGTATTCACAACACGGTGATAAATCATAACAATAGTATACATTTCCAGGAATTTTAGAATTTGGGTTTTGAATTTGTCTAGCTGCCAAAACATGCATCCATGCAACATTTCCAACATATACTCTACTAGTTTTGATAGTTTTAGGAACCACCATTGGCATCATATTATTGTTGTTTTTGCAATATTCATAAATCCTTTTGAGTGTATAATTTTCTTCACCATATGTATCTACGGGTCTTAATACGCAAGTTTTTAAGGTTTTTAAATTTTCTATATTAATTCCGTTTGAAGAAATAACAATTTCTTCTGATAATAGTTTACTTTTACAATATAGATTATCATGAATAGACTCATAAGACGTATTCTCATTTCCAAAAAATGGTTTTCCTAATTTATTGGGACCTATGGAAGAGGAGTCTCCTGTATATATAAGATATTCAATTCCATTTCTTACACACGCAGTTATAACATTTTTTATGGATGTTATATTCATCTCATAAATTTGTTCATCCGTATATACTCCGTTTAAACTGGAGATGGATACGGTAGTTATAACTAAATCAACTCCTTTTAAAATATTTGTTAAGTCTACTAGGCTACACACATCGCATTGATGATAACTTATTTGTACATCATCTTTAATCGATTCCTTATTATCTGTTTTTATATCTATAACTCTAATTTCTGATATTAATTTATCACATTCTAATAGTAATTTAACTATAAACTTTCCGATAAATCCGCAACCACCAAGAACAGCGTATACAGACATTATTTTATTTTTTTATTAATGACTATTTATTCATTTTATAATATTCAGTTATTAAATGAATAGATATTACAGATATTATGAATTTAATAAAGTCATTCGTAGAGCCGTATGTTTATTAAAAGGGACTAATATACAAGGAGTTATTAATTTTGAACAGTTAGAAAATGGGATAAATATAATATTTGGAGTTATACTGGGTTTAAGGGAAGGCTATCATGGAATTCATATTCATGAATTAGGAGATGAAACCGACGGAGCAAATAGTTGCGGATCACATTTTAATCCTAACAATAGACATCACGGATCACCTAATGACGAAGAACGACATATAGGCGATTTAGGAAATATTTATGCCAATAAACACGGTATCTCATATGTATATATGATAGATGGTCAAATATCATTAGATAACGAAAACTCAATTATAGGAAGAGCATTAATTGTAAAAGAGAACGAAGATGATTTTGGAAGAGGAAATGCTGAAAAAAGTCATATCGATGGAAATTCTGGAAAAGGAATAGCTTGGGGAATTATCGGCATTTCCAATTAATTGATGAATCAATTAAATAAATTTCAATAGATCATATTATAAAAATCATAGTAAAACAGAATATCTAATTTTCATGAAATAATTTTTGTTCCTGACGACTTTTTAAAGTAGTCATTTGAGCCAGATAGGATGCTATATTAGTGTATTAGTCTTATATGTTACAATAAAAATGTTAGTAGATTATAACAAATGAAAGTTTTTATTTCATGTGAAAGCGGTATGATTTATTGATTAATTAAGCGAATAGATGTTACGGGTAATTATATGAATTATTAGAAGGTATATAGATATTAGTATATGTTTTACTACAAATCCATTTTCTATTCGCATAAACTCTGGAGCTACTAATTCTGATGTCATTAAGATATGCACATTCTCCAGTTCCTGTAATAACAAATGATGAGTTATAATTTGAATTATCTGCCCATTTCCAAGGATGATTTGAAGATTCTCTGTTAAGTCCGATCCAATGATCTGAAGAATCTTTATATCTTTTTAAAAAATTTAGTTCTTCTTCCGTTTCAACTTTAACAAGAGTTGCTCCCAATGAAGTACAAAATGTGTTGCCAAATGTCCAATTTTTTGAATCTTCAGAAAAGTAAAAGCATTTATATCCAAATCCAATCCATCCCTTTGGGCAAGTAACATATTTAATGGTGGGTTCCTGAGTGTCGCTTTTAAATGCCATAAGAATGATAATAGGTACCAAATTTATTGTTATAAGAATACAGATGGTTATTATGCAACAATAAAGTTTTTCAGGAGTAACAAAGGATGTAAATTGAACATAATTTTTTTGTGTTTCTGTTTCTTTATCAGAGTTTGTATCGCGACAATCATCCTTACCCATTTCCACAATTTCCGTAGTTGGTTTTAGCGCCATTTTCAGTTCAGGAAACATGTTCGATACTGGATTTTCTATCTGTGTTTAAACGAAACACATATGTATATAAATTCATTTTTATTCAGTTTTATTGAAAATATGATGTTAGTTGAAAATGTTAATAAAGATATTTATATTGTATCTATTATTATTTTATGTGATTAAAAAAATATATAAATAATCAAAATTGAAGTACAATATTTTTTCTATAAAATGGATGATAAAAAATGTACGTTTAAAGAGTTTAGAAGACTTTGTAAAAATGTGGCAAATACTCCAAAATACTTAGAAAAAACAGAATTTATTAAAGATTTTATTAATAAAAAAGGAGATGAACAAACATTTATTATCATAAAGATGTTATTACCTATGGTGAATAAACGAATTTATAGATTAAACGACATACAAATAATAAAATTATTTAGTAAAATATTTAATCATGATATTAAAGATATGTTAAATGATCTAGAAAAAGGATATGTTGCAGACACCATAAAAACATTTTTTGAAACCAGTAAAACTGATATTATTCCAATAAATAGAAGTATTTTATTATTAGAAGATGTTGATAATTTTTTACAACACTTATCTACATTAACAAAGGAAAATGATCAAATAAACTTTTTAAATATGTTAGCAAAAGTATGTACCGGAAATGATTTAAAATGTATTATATTACTTATTAAAAATGATTTACAAATAAAAGCAGGTATAAAATGTGTCCTTGATTCTTTACATCCAAATGCATATAATTACTTTAAAACATCTCATAATTTAAGAGATATTGTTAAATACTCAATAAATGATTCATTATCTAATGTAAAGATTAATCCTATGACTCCTGTTAAACCTATGTTGGCTGATGTATGCGAATCTCTAGAAAAAGCAATAGATAAATATAAAGATGGAATGTATTCAGAGGTAAAATATGATGGGGAGCGTGTACAAATTCATAAAAAAGATAATGTATACAATTATTTTAGTAGAAATTTAAAACCTGTTCTTACTCATAAAATTGATGGATTTGATAAACTGTTGACTGATGCATTTCCCACAGCAAAAAACTTCATTTTAGATGCGGAATTAATAATGATAGATACAAAATCAAATTCATTTTTACCATTTGGTTCATTAGGTATACATAAAAAAGAGTCCTATGAAAATTCAGTAACTTGTATGTTCATATTTGATTGTTTATATTATAATGATAATAATTTCATGAATTTTCCATTTCATAAACGTAGACAGTTTCTTAGAGATAATATTTATGAAATAAAAAATAAAATCATGTTATCGGAAATACGATGTATATATTCAATATCGGATTTACAAATAATCATGAGTAATATTATTAAAAAAGGGTTTGAAGGAATTATGATTAAAGGGGTTAATGACGAATACAAACCTGGAAAAAGAGGTTGGTTGAAGATAAAAAAAGATTATTTAGAGAATGGGTCTATGGCAGATTCCGCAGATCTTGTGGTATTAGGTTCTTATTATGGAAAAGGATCAAAGGGAGGAATACAATCAATATTTTTAATGGGATGTTATGATTCAGATCGTATGATTTGGAAGACTGTAACAAAATGTTCTGGTCATGACGATAAAACGCTTCAACAATTGCAAGAAGATATGGAATTAATAAAAATAAGCCGCGAACCTGATAAAATTCCAAAATGGTTATCCGTTAATAAAATATATTATCCTGATTTTGTAGTGAAGGATCCTAGATCGGCACCCGTTTGGGAAATTGTGGGATCCGGATTTACAAAATCCCAATATCATACTGCCGATGGAATTTCTATCAGATTTCCAAGATGTCAAAGAATCAGAAATGATAAAAATTGGATTTCTGCTACAAATTTAAATCAACTAAGGGAATTATATAAAAAATCTATATAATTTTTAAATTTGTACTAATGTACTTAAAATATAAATTTAAGCATTAAAATAAAAATTGTTTTGTTCTATTGCAAAACAAAATAAAGTATTTTTTCTGGTAAAAAAGATGAAAGTATCGTTCATAATATGCATCTTCATTTTACAATATTGTTTAATTAAAAATGAAGAACTTCAATGTTATAGAAAGTTGGCATTATATAGCTTTTATGATGATCAGGTTGCCTCATCCCCCGTAATATTTAAAGAGTCCTCATCACTACAAAATTTTGATGATTTGATATTTTTAAAGGCCAATGAATTAAGTAAACAAATTAACTGGACAAAAATAATTGATAGTATTAGTGATGAATTTAAAAGCAAATGTATGAACAGCAGTGATACTCTTTATAATAGTGTACTCACTGATATATTTACCTTAACTATTAATGACACAATCATTGATGAGGATATATTTAATAACGAATCAGTAATATTTTATTATACTACACAAACAACTAATATTATAGAGGATACAAATTGTATAAACAATAATACAAATTGTACAAAGTATGATGAAAATACTTTCAATAACAGCATTGTTACTTTTAATGAATCTTTCATTACAATCTCATTAGAAAATATGACAATAATACTTAACAACACGTGTGATGATGTATCTATTCATACAATAACAATCATGTCAAATTATTCTCAACTTTTGATAAATGTTACTTCAGATACTATATCTACAAACCTTCCTTTTCTAAAGAGTGATATGTTTAATAACTGTACACTAACACAACTAGTAACTATCATATATAACAATGAAACAATAGATTTATCCCAATATTATAATAATACAGAAAGAAACATTTATAATGAAACAATAGATCTATCCAAATATTATAATGATACAGAGGAGACTATTATTTATGTGCAACGAAATAGATCGTTAAAAAATTTATGCGATTCTGCATCAATGGAAACAAAAGTTCAGTCTATTGGAATTATAGATGTATATAATCAAACATTAGTAAATATGAGCATTATTCCAAATAATGAAACTGCCGCATATTATCTATGTGTATTAAGCGGCACTAACAACTGCGGAATAGACATATTTGTCGAAGCCGCATCAAAATATATTCTAGAAGAAGAGAATCAAAAACAATCAAAGAATAGACGCAAAAGATCTATAAATATGGAATTAGATGAATTTTGCTTGCATAGGAATTATGATCTGACGAGCTTAGAAGATTGTACTAACACGAATATCAATAATAAAGCCATTGTTGTCAAAAATATAAGGAAAAGAAGATCTCCTCCTGGAAATAATAACAAACCTCCAGTTCCATCCAAAGGAAATCTTGTTTTACAGAGCGCTGATGAACTCGGTGCGAGACCTAAAATTAGATCAAGAGTTAAAAATATACAAGTGGGTGCGCATGGAACGGATGGATCAGTTTCAGGAAGTGAAGAAATTTATTCAAATGTTAAATCTGAGATTTCAGAAAAGATAAAAAGGATGGTCATCACCTCGAAAGGTGATTTGACACCGGAAAGACTTCCTTCATCAACCAGGGCACTAATAGGTAGTGTTATTCAATCAAAAATAGATACAGTTTCTGAATCCGAACATATAACAAAACAACTTATAGAAAAGCAAAAGCCTGATGCTACATATGCAGTACCCATGAAGAAAGGAATTATTGTGGAGGCGGGAAATAGACCTTCATCCTTGTTAGATGTAGATACCTCTTCAAAAATATATACAAACACTTTAAGAAATAGAGGAGATACGCTTATCAAGACTAAAAATCGCCATGTAAGAATATATGAAGAGGAAGATACATATTTCTTAAGAGGAAGATTGTCATCGTCTGGTTCTGAAGAGGATACATATTTTATGAGAAGAACTCCATCGTCTAGTTCTGACGATACATATTTTCTCAAAGAATCAGATAATAGAGTGCCATCTCCATCAACTACCTACAGTTTACCAAACAAACCAAAAATTAGAAATCCATCATCTTCATCATCTACATATAATTTAGCTGGTTTACCGCAACAAAATAGAAATCCTTCTTCATTGACGTATGATTTGGCTGGCCTACCCTCTCGTAAAAATAAAAACCATCCTCCTGAAAATTATTATGAATCAATAGATGATGAACATGTGTATGAATCTATTAACGATCCTGTATATAGTTTAGCTGGCAATCCTAAAAAACATGTGGATAGAAGTACACTTCCTGTACCTCCATTACCTAATGAAAATAAAAAGAAGAAAATGATTGATATGATTTGTGAATCTAAGTCAAGATCATCAATTTGTAATGTACGCAATTTTGAAGAGTCATTATATGAATCAATAGACGATGATCAGTTTTCAAAAAGAAATTCCTTATACGATACTACAGGATTTAAGAGAAATTCTTTATATGACACAGCAGGAGGCGATCATTTTTCAAAGAGAAACTCCATATATGAATCAATAGATGATGTTATATATAATGATTTAAGTGGACATCAATCATTGGTTAGAAAAAATGCTATGAAGAAAACCAAAAAACAATTAAATACACAAAATGAAGAATTTGTAATAACGGTTAAAGAAGATGGTAATAATGACATGGATAACATGGATATAAATAATAATAACAACAATAATAATCATGGAAATAATAATAATAACAAAAGAAAGGAAAAAACTAATAAAAAGTTGAATGAACTATCTGTATATGATAATAAGATGGATAAAATAGTTAAAACTATAGCTTTAAGTACTTATTTATCTTCAACCAATACAAGAATATCTTCCATTATGGCACAAGCACATACTCAGCCAAAAGAATTAACCATTGTAAACATTATATCATCTGTGTTAACACAACTTGGTGGAACATTAGCAATTGGCGGTGCCGGGTCTCCAAAAGCTGCAGTTGCTGGATTGGCTTTGCAAGGAATAGCTGGTTTAATTGATGCCGCAACCTCTATTTATTTCTTGCTATCTGGAGAAGAGCCACCAAAAGATCCCGCAATTGAAAAATTTTCTAATTATGCATCTTATGTTTCACAAACAGATGCAGGAGCCAGAGTATGTATGATGCCAGATTCTGATATTACTATCACATTGGCATATAGACATAACAATATGAACAACGAGGCTGAAAAAGTTAGAGGTGAATATACAGATACAATACCTAGCAAAGTATATTATTTGAGAAATAATCAAATTAGTTATACTGTGAAAATTACATTGGTATGCCCCATAGGGCAATTGAGATTATTTGAAGCAGATGTAAATAATTATGCAACTCTTTTGAGAGAGGATAAAAATGGTGTAAAATATTATCTTGTACATGGAATTTTAGAACTATTGTCATATCATCCTAATGTAACCTTTACATGTGGTAATGAACCTGGTGTTATATTCATGCCCTTTGATCAATCATTAAGCGATATGCAATTATTAAGAATATCAACACCCGGTGAACCATATTCTGCAAGAGAAATGCCATCAAATGTATGTGATTTATATCCATTAAAGAAATTTTATGTTTTGGCCGGAAATTGTCCATATGATATGAGTAGGATATCCGTAACATATGTTACTTGTAATACTCTATTAAGGATGTCAACATATGATTATGAGAAAAATAGATGGATTTTAATGAATCCGTTTTCAAGAACAAATGAAGATTATATTCAACTATTTACATTTTCAAAATATGATTTTAGTTCTAAATCTGATACTATAAACTTAAATACTATAGGTCACAGTGGAACTATATGTAGCCAATTTGATACTAATACTTGCTATTGGGCAGATTCAATGATATTAGAAGATGTGACTTCTTGCAATTCTAGAATTAGAAAACTTCATGTTGAATTAGCCGTAGTATCTGATAAAGGATATAACAGCTTTGTTCTTAATTGCCCTTATGGTTCCACACCATTTCATATAAGCAATGGTTCAATCATCGAAATTCCAATGAATACACGACGAACATCTGTTAGGTTCTTATCTCAAAGTGAAAATGTTGCTCTAATATCATGTATACATAATTCAAATCCTATTTACAAATCTGACATCATTAAAATAACATTCAAAAAATCAGATATGTCTTCCAAATACCTCGATTTTAAGAATTTTAACGATAGAAAATATTTATTTGATTCATTTAGTGATATTATGCCAAAGAGGTCAAAAACTTGTAAAAGATATAGTGAGAATAAGAAGTGTAAGAATTATTATCAGATAAAGCATCATCCTGAAATAGATTATAAAGTTGTGGTTGTCAAAACACCCATGGTAAGACTCACGACTAGTTACTCAGGCCCACTTAACGAGTATACATTGGCTAACATACGCAATTATTACTCTTCTCCTATACAAATAAATTTAGATGTTAGTTCATTATCCAATGTTTATAAAAATCCAGATCATTTTTGGACATTCGCATTAAAAAATAAAAGAACATTTAGCTCAATAGTTGTAACATTATTTCCTTGTTCTGTGGTAGCTGGGAACATCGATGTAAATTATGGAATTCACAGTAAAGGTAATTATGATAGATATGGTAGAAATGGGAAATATATGTTTATTGGTTCTAAAGATAGTCCGTCAAATAAGCGTATAAATTTTAATTTTGTAAAAGATCATATCAATAGTAAATTAGAAAATGAATTTGGTAAATGCGATGTCCATTTAGATTTGGAATCTAGGTTAGTTAAAGTTTCATGTCCAGAATTTACAATACCTCAAAGGCCATTTGATTCGAATGATATTAACAGTTTATGTGTATTGGTTACTACATCTAGAGATCATTGTGCAATCTCAGAAGAAGCATGGTCAAAAAATGATAGAACTCATGGGTATGGATATAGTTATGAAGAATCAAATATGGAATTTAATTCTTGTGTGAATGGAAAAGGAACCAGGAAACCCTTAGATAACTTTTGTTATTATTGGTATTTGGGGACATATTGGGCGCCTGATTATGATCCCTGTGCATCATCGATGGTACTTGGGTATTCTCCTGTATTTTTGGAAAATAAACTTGTTAAACCTCCATATATTAAAGAATTCGGATATAATCCCGGAAATAATGAATATGTGAATAGAGATTTATATAATAGATTGCAACATTTATATGATAATTATAATAAATTAGTTATGTATTCTCTAGATCCAGTTGTTGAAATGTCTAATGAATTCGCAAAATCTATGACAAAAGAAGGAAGGGAAATTTTCAGATTGATCGCTGATAGTAAAGAAATACAAACTGTCAGAAAGGAAAATGAATTGAAAGCAGAAAAGATTAGGGATGAGATAGAGAAAACTTTAAATGATATTTATGTTAATACTTTGACATATTCTGAAACAACTGAATTACTAAGATCATCCATAAATACAAGATGTTGTGTGCTTAATGGTACAGATGTATATAAGTATTTTACTTTAGAATATTATTTATGTGGAACATACGATGATTATCGTATAAATGTAGATAATAAAACATACATAAAAATAAATAATACACTAATTGAAGAAGATATATATTTAGCACTAAAAATACCTCAAGTAACATGTTTTCAAATATCATTAATATCTGTGAATAATGAAGAATCACAAAAGAATTTTGAAACAGAAATAGTAAGATTGGCATTTGAGGATGTTCTAAATGATCTGTTTAAGGAGATTGATAATAATAAAACATTATATTTTATATCATTTGAAAATGAAAGAAGAAATGTGAACAAAATAAATGAAATTGATAAAAATTTAATATTAAGCATATCCATTTCATTAGCAATAACCGTTGTTTCAACGATAGCCATTATCCTCATCATTAAAAGATCAAAATATAAAATGGGATCATACAATATTAATACCACACAAAAACCTCTAAATAATAGTTCATTAAAAAACACGTATGTATCATTAATTGATTTTGATGAAATATATTATAAGATTAATAATTAGCTTTTTTATATAATATTTTCATGAAAATAAACATATTATTTTTAAAAAAGATGATCTTAAAATTATTATACATTTTCATGGTGAGTGCTACAGCAATAAATTTAGAAAATGATTTAATTGAATTGTATAATGGATATAAAGGTTTATTAAGCGAACATCTAAAAACTGTTATAAATGAAAGCTGTTTATTTGTTGGAGAAGATACTAAATTTGCTACAAATAAAGAATTATTGCGGTTAACTTGCCCAATTACTAAAGATAGATTATTAGGATTTGTTACACAAAATAAAAATAATTATGATGTAATGTGGGAAACAATATCATATAATGTAACATCACCATACATCTCTAATTCAAATATTGATGATCAAAATTTGATATTAATTCCATATAATGAAAGCATACATGGTGATACATTTTTATGCACGGTTTCGTATATGGAATTGTGCTTCCAATCTATCATACATATAATGAAATATTCTGCTATGGATAGCTGTAAAAAGAGCGATATGTCAGAGTTGTCAATTAGCGTAGATTTATATTGTGGCATATTGCACTATCCTTATACAACGATAGATTGGTATAAGGATGGTAAAAAATTATACATAGATAATAAAAAATATTCAAATAATAATAAACGTTTTTTAACGATAACAAATATAACACACGAAGACGGTGGAATATATAAATGTAATGGATATCAAGATCTAGATAATATTACATATTCCACCAGCAGATGTATCGAAGTATCAATTAAAAAAGTATATGATTTTATTTTATACGAATTGCCTACCAATACAAACGTGACAGAAGGGGAAAATGTAACGATAGACTGTTATGCCGTATCTAACCCTGAAGATTATATAGTTTTAATGTGGGAAGATGTTTCATTCGGAATATCCGCATATCAGATATCGTATGATTCAGAATATAAGGATGAAAACACCATACTATGGAATACTAAATTGTTTTTAAATAATATAAAAAATGAAGATAATGGCACAATATATACCTGCAGTGGATTTAATGATTATATTACAAAGGTAACTACTACTACACTAATAATAACTTAAAAAAAAGTTCATTTTTTGAGACATTATTATGTCTGATCTGACAAAAGTTAGCACTTTTGAGGAACGCAACATCTCCTTTCGTATGAAAAATACGGAAGCTGGAAAAGACTCAACTATGATGGATGATCTGATGAATGATCTGATGAATGATTTTAGTTTGATGTTCTTATATGATACTGCGGATAAGATAAACGATCACGACTCTTTGGAAAATGTGTTGGAGGACTATTTTGCGTGGAGAGCGCATATCAGTAAAATAGATATTTTGCCTAAAAATGTAGGAAAATTATATCTAGATTTAATGGACTTGGATACATTTGCCAAAAAAATGATGGGAGATTTGGATATCCTAATATTGGATGTATTAAAGCTGGATGAGCAAGATGCGGATGTCAGGTTATTTAATTTTATCTCATCTACGGATATAAATTTTAACAACTGCGATACATGTTTAATTTTAATAGGCTTTATTGGGTATGTGTGCAGTTTTTGGGGAAAAAATAATTTAATTAGTGAATATCTTCATTCGGTCATGCGAGGATTCTTGACACATGTTAATGTAGAAACATTAGAAAATGTTAAAAAATATTTTTAAAATTTTTTATTAATCAATCAATATTGAAAACATATCAATTACTTATAATAAAATGGATAATATCATCACGGGAAAATCATTTTCATATAGAGATTGGGATATTTCTGAATATTTTAAAAATTGTTTAGATGATACTGTACCTAGTTGTACCAATGTCTGTTCAAATTTTGATAATGTAATAGTAAGTTCAAACACAATATCCAAGCTATTAATAGCGGATATTCCAAAGATTGATAAATCTATTTCGTGTGCATATTCAGATGATAAAAAATCAACCGTAGAACTTAATAGAGTGTCTAGATTTGGAAAACTAATATTATTAAATAATGAAAAAAATGTTGTCTATATTACTGGTACAAATAATAATGTAGTTTATGTAATATTAACATTAATGAGAAACAATGACTGCGATAAGGGTTCTTGTGAAATAAAAATATTAAAAGATAATGATGAAGATAATATCTCTAGATTACTCGACGAACAACGATTTGCTATTATTCAAGGAAACCAAGATGCGCTGGTTAGTGGAAACAATATATTAATATTAATATTGATCTTCGATGAAAAAAATTTTCCCTTTATACCACTTATACGATCTATATCAAATAATGATGTATTTATTTCTAGACACAATAGAATTCATGAGGAGATTCCCGATAAAAACTGGTTTAAATTTTATGTTGAGTTACGGCATTGTTATACGACATCCCTTATGTTGGTTATAGATGGTACTGTATTGTATGTTGGAACGGATAAAGATACACATTGTTTAATAAGTAAAGGGAGGGCTAATAAGCAAGAGGCTATAGATGATTGTCATTGCTGTTATAACGATGTATCATTATGTGTCTTTGATAAAAGAGAACTTTTACAAAAAACAATATGTTCTTCAATTAGGGGAGGCTTACATATCATTATTAAAACTATAGGTAATTTTAGCGCTGGCGCTGTAGGTATTATTCCAAAATTTGATTATATAAAAATTACAATGTCTGCAGCGTGTATTATGTTAACTAAGGATGATAAATTATCTGGAAAAACGAATATTGGTTCCTATATTTATGGTATCGCTCATAGATAAAAAAAATTAATTAATTAATTTATTGTAATGCATTAATAAAATTTTCATTTATTAATTTTTTTATTAATATATATTCGCTATTAAGATTATGTATTGTACTTACCATATTGTTTAAAGTAGAATTATTGTAATAGTGAATAGGGGTATAAGAATTATCTGGATATCCAAAACCTACAATCGAAACAGAATTACACATATATAATGACATAATAATTGCAAGTATTCCAGTAGTGGGTACTGGCTCTGTCTCTTTTTTAGATACGTCTTTTAAGAGGTTCATGGCCGTGTAGGCAAAATATGGATTTAATATTCTAATTTGTTTTTTATCAATATCCCATGTTTTAATTGGAGGCTTCCAAAAAAGTCTAGGATTAATCCTCCTTTTATTGAGTATGTTATATAACCAATATAAATCACCTTTTTTAAACGGTATCATGACGAATAATGTATCCTTTTGATTCTCGATTTTTGCATTTTCTTGTGCGGATTCGGGATAAAACAATCTTATGGTAGTTATGTTTCCGACATCTTCTTCAAAATTATGTATAGGCGCATCATTTATTCTTATTACAATATTGTGTGAATTTATTTTATGACCTAGTTTACTATTAACCAAATTATGACTATTACCCACAACGATACATTTTTTACAACGAATATGTTTAATATGTGTTGGAATATCTGTAACATTTGCTATAGATAGAAGATTATTTATTTGATGTTCAACTCCTAATAAACCATATGGTAAATTTTTTTTATTGATATGTGTAATTAATTTTTTATTTAAAAATATAAAATCATAATCAACATAAAAGGATTCCATACATTCAGAAATAGTATATAATGTTTTATATATATGAGATAATATAAATAGTATAATCAATAAGATTAGTATATATAATTCTTTTTTGTTTATACGGATTCTCATTTTATTATTTATACATTTTCTTGTATATATTTTCAGAAAAAGGATAGAATTTGTAAGCGATTGCTGCAATTAAAAGTAGCATTATTATTAATATGGGAATAATAAGGAATATTATATTTATATCTTTTTCTATGTATGCAGTTACTTCAAAATGATAATTATTATGATATACATGACATGTGTATTTTAATTCTATAGGACTACTATCTAAACTTATTGAGGACCAAGATTCATAATTATAATTTTTATATGGAACAGAATCAGTAATATTTTTTATATTTATTTTATCCCAATGTATTGCGATTTGTTTTGGAAAATATCCTAATGCATAGCAGGTCAATACAAATGTATCATTAACTATATGTTTATATATGAGTATAGTAGGTTTCTTCTTATATTCAATGATATCTTTTTTATTAGTTAGGTAATCCATTAATTTGTACCTACATTGATCATTTATAAATGTTCTTATTGAATACATAAATAGATCATTATTAATCTTAATAATAGTCATATTTTTGGTACATGTTATCGATGATCTATTATGACAGATGATGTTAAAATAATCATTATTATATAAATAATTATTATACCCACCTCCGCCAAGTTTGCATGACATAACAAATTGTAATACATTTTTATATTTATCCAATTTTTTATTTTGTTCTATAGTTACATATTGTATTAAATACAAAATTAATTGATTTAATCCATAAGGAATATGACCATGTAATTCTTTTTCTATATCTGATTCAGTGTTATTCTCCAAAAAAGTTTTAGTAAAAGAATTTAATAATGTATCCTCATTAACAATTTCCACAAAGGAAAAAATAGTATTGTTATTATTGTCTATATATATTGTATATTGATGTGTCAATGTACTATCATCATTTTGATCATATGATAAGATGATGTATGGAATAGTGAATATAAGAAAAACAACGAACATCATATTGATATTCATTGTTGAAATTAATCAATCTGTATTATTTTTCAAAAAAAAATAAAAAAACATACATTTTAGTTCATATAAATGTTGTTCACCTACAAATCATGGCTAATTACATTAACTTTAATGTGTCGATATTAACTGATAAAATTGTTATCAATGTAGATAATACCAATTTACCAGTTATTGTCTTTACAGGATCTGAAATTCAATATAAATCAAGATGTTCAAATAACTTTATATTGAGAGATTCTATTACAGACGATGATGACATAATGATCATATTAAAGAACTATTTATGGTATAGAGGCTTTATAGGACTAGTAAATATGCGCTATGGTAGAGTATTTAAAGAATTGAGATCGTTCGATAATGATGCAGTGAGTAAATATGGTTCTGTCGATAAAATATTCTCAATGTTAAATCTTAATTCTGAGGATGGGGTAAAAAATTTCAAAAATTTTATGAAATTACAGAAAGATATTTTAAGCAAAAATATTGATGTATATAGCTGTATTGAAATAATAGGATTATGTGCTATGGTTGCGGAACAATGGAAACGCAATAAAAATTGTTTAAATTGGTCAGCCGTCGTCGATGAGATGTTGAAGATTATCCATCCCAATTTGGAACAAATAAAATATCTATTGCAGGATAGACTTGTATATGAAGAATTATTTTAATTATAATTTTTTTACACCTTTTAAAAAATACAAATATAAAGCAAAAAATATAGATGGCTTTATTTTTTAAACTCGTTAATTTATTTATTATAATTAAGTATGTACACGCTATTCATTGTGTTCATAATATAACAACTAAACCGTATAAAGATGTATATCTTTCTTGTAATAAAACAATATCTTTTGATTCTATATTAATAACGTGGAAAAAGAATAATCAATCTATATTATATTATGGGACTATGGGTCCCATAGTCGTGGATAAGTTTAAAACTAAAATTAAGTATATGTCAGATACATTTAATAAATCAATAATATTGATTAAGAATGTTTCAGAAAGCGATAATGGCTGTTACGAATGTACGTTTAATACTTTAAACATTAAATTTAATGATAAAGGTGTTATTTGTGTAAATGTAAGCGATGAAGTATATACCGACGATATTACTATTAATTCTAATTCTTTTACGACAAAAGGTAATAATATATTGACGACCACTTTATATGACGACCCATCTTCTATACAATATATAAATTATACTAATAATGGTAATAGAAATGGGATAAGTATATATCAATATTTAAAAGTTTTTTTAGCGTTATTAATGTTATTATAAAAAGTGATTTTATATAATAAAAATCATAAAATTATGCCTAAAAAAATTAATAATGAAATGTTTGATGAAGGCGAAACATTAACAGATAATACCGGAAGACGATGGAAACTTGGAAATATAATAGGTAAAGGAGGGTTCGGTTTTATATATTTATCTTTTCTATATATTGATGATACACACATCGATACAGAAGAAAGATATGTAATAAAGATAGAACCCAAAAGTAATGGACCATTATTCGTGGAACAAATATTTTATCAAAGAATATGCAAAAAGGAGCTAATAGAAAAGTGGTTAAAGGAAAATAATATCCAATATATAGGTATTCCTACATTTTATGGATTTGGATTTTGTAAAAAAAATAAAATAGAATATAGATTTATAATTATAGATAGATTAGGTTGTGATTTGAATAAAATCATTAGTGTTAATAACAATAAACTTCCTGTTAGGTCTGTATTCCTAATAGCTATAAATATAATAAATACATTAAAATATTTACATAATAACGGATATACACACAGTGATATAAAATCATCTAATATAGCTATTGGGTTACATGATAAAAACAAAATTTACTTGTTAGATTACGGATTATCATATAGATATATGATTAATGGTAAACATGTTGAATATAAAAGAGACCCTAAAAAGATGCATAATGGAACCATAGAATTTACTAGCATCGATATGCATCGTGGAGCATGCCCTTCTAGGCGAGGAGATTTAGAAATATTGGGTTATTGTATGATTACTTGGTTAGGTGGTAAATTACCATGGGAGGATAATTTAAAAAATTGTAATTATGTAATGAATTCAAAAGTAGACCATTTAAAAGACGTAAGATTATTTATTGAAAAATGTTTGGGCGATAATTATCCTAAAAAATTATTAGATTATTTTATCTATATAAACTCTCTCGAATATGACTCCACCCCTGATTATAAAAAACTTATATCATTTTTATCTGTAAAAACATAAAAATCAAATAACGTAATTAAATGAGCCAGGATTATGATATTAATGATTTTATAAAATTAAAATGTGATGATATCGATATTATTATATTAATTGTTAATAGATATATTAATATTACTAAATTATGTAATCCAATGAAGAAACCATTTTATTCATGGTGGAATTCAGTAAAAAATAGACAAATTATCATCAACACAGCTATTGAAGAATGCGTTAAAGTGGATAAATTATTATACCGTATTTATAAAAGTAAATCTACAAAAACCATATATGGCGTATATATTCATTATAGATTATTGGAATATATATTAAATTGGATATCTAATGATTATTGTATAAAAATACTTAATACGATTAACAATTTTAATGCGGATATTTTAAAAAGTAAAAAAGATAACGACAATATTAAACACATATATAATAGACTTAAATATGAAGAAAATATGTATTACGCAATATTAAATAAAAATGATACGAAGAAAAAAAATTATAAAAAATTTAAAAATACAATTCCTTTAATTTTATATGATTTTGAAGAAGATTATGAGTTATCAAAAACGAAAGAATGCAATATATGTATGGAAAATATATATGATAAAGAAAAAATATATAATAGATATTTTGGCATAATATCGTCTTGTAATCATGTTTTCTGTATGGGATGTATAACTATTTGGAGAAAAAATAAAACAACGTGTCCTTTATGTAGGAAAAAATTTATTTTTGTAATTAAGAGTAGATTTTTCAGAAAAATCAAATAAATAAAGCTTAAAAAATAGTCAATAAATATAAACAAAAATATATCGTCACATCATAAAATATAGTCTAATAAATAATTATGAAAATAATATTATATTTATTTATAGGAGTATGTTACGTTCACGGTGTAAAATCCATATATTGCGACAAACCAGACGATATAAGCAATGGTTTTATTACAGAGTTAATGGAAAAATATGAAGTTGGAAAACTAATAGAATATACATGCAATACAGGTTACGCATTAATTGGGGATAGATTTAGAACATGTGTTAAAGATAAAAATAATGCCATATGGAGTAATAAAGCACCATTTTGTATGCTTAAAGAATGTAACGATCCTCCATCCATAATTAATGGAAAAATTTATAATAAAAGGGAAATGTATAAAGTAGGAGATGAAATTTATTATGTATGTAATGAACATAGAGGAGTACAATATTCACTCGTCGGTAATGAAAAAATCACATGCATACAAGACAAAAGTTGGAAACCTGATCCTCCCATATGTAAAATGATTAATTGTAGGTTTCCAGCTCTTCAAAATGGATACATTAATGGAATTCCATCTAATAAAAAATTTTATTATAAGACAAGAGTTGGTTTTTCGTGTAAATCAGGTTTTGACCTGGTAGGTGAAAAATATTCTACTTGTAATATAAATGCGACATGGTTTCCTAGTATTCCAACGTGTGTACGAAATAAACCAATAGATGATATAATTTATCTTAAACCAGTAGATGATAATTTTGATGATTTGGATAACGAGGATAAAATAAATACTATATTACATAATAACGATGCTAATTCAACCAGGATAAATCAAGAAAAAGAAAACGGTAATATTTTTACCGTGATTATACTACTTAGTATTATATCATTTATGTTTATTCTTGGAGTATTGTCATTGTTATGTTCATGTATGTTAAAATCATCTTCAAAAACATCAGTGTATAATAAATTATAAATTAATATTCATTTGATATTTTTCTACAATGGACGAATTTATTTATATAGATACTACTGTGGAAAAAAATATTGTAGATATTTTAAAATATTATATTACTTGGAGGGGATCATCAGATTTTTATGATAAACATGACTGTGGTAAAATATTTAAAAAGCTTATGTTGTTCGACGATAACGCAAGAAAGATAATGGGTGATTACGATTATTTATTTATTAAAAACATGAACCTATCATTGGACGATGGTCCTAGATTAGATAAAATTGATAGTAATATATTATCGAAATTGTCATATAAAGAACTAATTGGTGTATGTGCAGTTTTAGCTGAAAAGGTTGTACACTATCCATATACTATCAAGTGGGAGAAAGTATTTAATACATTATTTAATAGACTAACAAATGAAGACTTGATGGAAATAAAAACATTTTTAAATAAAACATAAAATAAAAATTGTGTATTGAAACAACTAACATGGAACATATAATAAATAATAAATCATCATTTTGGAATATCGTGAAGAAGAAAAAGGATGACAATAACATTACAAAGGCAGAATCTTATATCGATAGAAAATGTATTAATAAAATAAAATATATTAATTCAGAAGATATAGATAAAGAAAATATATTTGTCATTAAGGAAAATGAACAAAATATCATACAAACTGGTATATTTAATGATAAAAAGGTTATAATAAGATCATTTAAAAAGTTTCAAAAAGGTCATAAAGTATTATCCGATATATGTGAAAATGAAATAGAGAATATGAAAAAAATAGATGCGTATAATATTTTAAAAATTTATGGATTTTTCATAGATATAATAGATGAATTACCTAGAGTTTCTTTATTATTAGAATTTTGCGATAGAGGATATCTAAGAGAGGTATTAAATTATGAACAATCATTAAGCTTGCAAACTAGAGTTGATATGGCGATAGATTGTTGTATGTCATTATATAATCTTTATAAATATATTAATAGACCTTATAAGCATATAACAAGCGTTAATTTTTTGGTTAAGGAAAATTATAAAATAAAATTAATAGGACATGGTTTGGAAAAATTATTATCATCCCCTGCATTTAAAAATATCAACGATGTAGTATACAAATCTCCAAAATTATTAAATAATATATTTGAAACATTGTCAATAGAAGATGATATTTATAGTTTAGGAATTGTTTTATGGGAAATTTTTACAGGGAATATACCATTTGATGGATTAAATACAAAAGAAATATACGATTTAATATTATTAAATAATTATTCGTTTAAAGTTGATAATTGTCCACAAATTATTAATTGTGTTATAGAAAGATGTACAAATCATGATGCGATTAAAAGGCCAACTGTAAAAGAAATATTATATAATTTATCATTATATAAGTTTTATTATGATTAAAATAGAAAAAACATATATATTCATAATAAATGGAAAATAATCCATTTAACAAACGTATTCATGATTTTAGTGATTATGATAATGCAGAAAAATATGATAGATTTTTAGATCATTATCAAATTAATGGATTTTTACAATATTATTTGTTATGGAGATCAAATATAAGGCAAGAAGATAACATTGGAAAAATATTTAAAGAATTTTTAAAATATGATCATTTAGCTAGATGGAGATTTTCAGAAAAAGATTTTAACGATGCTAAAGATCTGTTGATAAAAAACGATAGAAATACTTCCTATATCTTAAAAATTCCTGAATCTAATGATATTGATTTATTGATAGATATAAAAGAGGTATTGGGATTTTTAGCAATTTTATTAGAGGAGATTAAGTTGGATATTAACTTCTTTGCTGTATTCAACGTAATTAATTCATTCTCAAAATATGTTAATCAAGAAACATTAGAAATCCTTAAATTAGAATTACAATATCTATATCCATAATATATATAATAAATTGAAAATAAACCAATTTTTATTAATATATAAAATGTATTCATTTTACGAGTTGCAGAAATTTTGTGATATAACAATAATAGTTAATGGAAAAAAAAAAATAAATGCTCATAAAATAATTTTATCCTCTATGTCAAAATATTTTGATATTATGTTTAGTGGAAATTTTATCGAGAATAAGATGAAAGAAATAAATATTATATTAGATATAGAAAATTATGAATCTTTTGATGAAGTTATCAAGTTTATGTATGTTAGGAGATTTAATTATTATATAAATGATTATAATATTTTAAAGGATATGTTAATTTTGGCAAATTATTTTATTATAGATGAATTAATAAACCCATGTATAAATGCCCTTATAAGAATATCTGATTTACGTAATTGTATAGATTTATATAAATTTTCTGAACTTTATAATTATAAAAGATTAACAATATTTTCATATAATCATATTAAAAATAATATAAAAATTATATATAAGTATTGCAATTTTGGAAATTTGGAAACTAATGATATTATAAAATTGCTTTCTGATAAAAAAATTATAGTCGAATCAGAGGAAGATATCGTCGAAATATTATTAACATGGCTTAATTTTAAACAAGATATAAATAGATTTGACTTATATAATTTGATTAAGAAGGTAAGAATTTCTTTATTAAATTTTGATTCAATTGCAAAATTAAAAACTCATCCCTTAATTATAAATAATAATAGGTGTATTTCTATTCTTAATTCAAAAACAAAAATATCCCAACCTAGATATTCTACGCTTGGATCATTGATATATATTACAGATCCAGATAAGTTTGTAAATGATGGACAACTCTATATGAATATCTGTACTTATAATTTTGTAACTGATGAAATAAAAACAATAGATACCATTCCATACGCTTATGATTTTAACTCATTATTTTATAATGATGTATTTTATTTTACAAAGTTTATTTGTAGAAACGGAAGAGTATTAACAGATAAAAGTTTTCATAGTTATGATTTATTAACAAAGCAATGGAATAAATTTCCAGAGTTAATTAATAATAGAAATTATGCAACTACAATTTGTGATGGTAAATTATTTTCAATAGGTGGAATTTTAAACGGCGAATATATAAGTGATGTAAAATATTGGCGTATTGGTGAAAATATTTGGACAAATTCAATACCTATTAAAATACCAAGATCAAATCTATTTTTAGCCATCTATGATGGAGAAATTTATGCACTAGGAGGAAAAAATGGCGAATTATTAGACATTGTAGAAAAATTCGATAAAAATGAGATGAAATGGATAACCTTAGCACCATTACCTATACCACTTATCGATGGATCTGCTATTATTCATGATGGGTTTATATACGTAATAGGTGGAACTTCATATATAGATTTACCTTATGATATTGATCCAACTAATGGTGCTAGCAAAAATATGTTCAGATATGATATAGTAAAAAATACTTGGTCCAGGTTGTCTTCATCTAATTTTAATAAAATTAATGCTAGCTTAACTATTATAAACTGCAAGATATATGTAGTTGGTGGTGACAAAAATAATTATATAGAGGTTTATGATATCAAAAAAGATGAATGGTCATTATTTAGAAAATCCTATTGTACATCCTACTCAAGACAGATGAACATTTTTACAAAAAAAATTTTTATTTAATGTCAAAGAACTGTTTTCATAAAAAAGGAAATAATAACAAGATACTAGTGGATCGGAATAAAAATGTTCCCACTTTATGATTATATCGTCTTTACTAAGTCAAAAACAATAAAATATAAAAATGTATTAAAACTTATTGAAAGTGATAAATCAATATTGGATGACTATAAAAGCAAATACTATATATTATGTGAATATCTTTATAAGAAATATATAAACATTGATGTATTAAATTTATTAATCAATACAGGCATACCCGTTAAAACAAATAACTTAATAAATTTCTGTTTGTCTAGTTTCTTTGCAAACACTAAAATAAAATTTAATATTAATCATGTAAAGGAAATTATAGAAATTCTAATAAAAAATGGAGCCACTTTTAAAAGGAAACCATATTCTACACATCCACTTTTTTACCTTATTTGTAATAAAAAATTTAATTATAGCTCTTTATATGAATATTTAACAAAATATAATATAAATTTTAATATAAAAAATCCAGATGGATTTAATTTATTACATATGTATTTAGATCAAATAGAGGATGTAAAGTTAGATGTTATTAAAACACTATTATCTAATAAAGTAAAGATCAATGCAAAAACAAGATTCAATAGGCTGACTCCCTTACAGATATATCTTCAAAAAAATTTTATACAGGAAAAGGTTATTAATTTTTTAATAGATAATGGATCAGAAATCAATAGTGGTTTCATCGAAACTCCATTATATACATTATTAAATAATTGTAATTCCAATAAAAAATTAAAAAGTTTAACGACAAAATTTATAAAAAAAGGTGCCGATATAAACCAACGGGCGGAAAATGATGGAAGAACACCAATAGTTGGATTTATACTCAATAGTGCTATAATTAATGTAGATAATTTAAAATTCTTATTAGATAATGGTGCAAATCCTCTTGTGACAATTAGGGGGAATAATAATTTATTACATTTATATTTAGAAAGATATAATGTATCAATAAGTATACTATCAATATTATTGGATAGTGGTATAGATATCAATGCTTTTAACTACCAAAATCATAGACCTATACATGTATATTTAGATAAAGAAGCTGAAGATATATATATCATAATAATAGAATTCCTATTGTCAAAAGGCGCCACATTATCCAGAGTAAATGATTCTAATAGATTTTCAGAATCCATTTTAGAAGTTTTCCTAAGAAATAATAAAGATATAACTGTCTCTACATTAACGGTTGTCAATTATTTACTTAAATTATTTCCCATAGATAGCATAGATGAATATGGATATAACCCTCTTTTATCCTCGGTATATACATATAATGTTGAGTTTTTTAATTATTTCATTGATTTGGGTGCGGATATAAATATAATATCAAAAATGGGTGATACATGCTCTTCTATAGCAATTATTAAAGAATATAAATGTATTTTTAATCTATTATTAAAATGTACAGATATATCGGATGATCACATAATACAAACAATTAAATATTTAGAAGATAAAAATTTTGATACACATATTAAGATTAAAATGATGGAACGATATATTCGTTTTATGTTCAATAAAAATCCAGATATATATTTAAAATATAAATATTTATCATTAAAATTTGGTGATACCATAGATGAATGTTTAAAAGATTTAATAAACATGAAAAATACATATTTGAGAAAAACGACAGTATTTAATCTAATATTTAATAAAAATAATACTATGCCAATAGGTTATATATTCTCAAATAATGTTACACAATATTTAACTTCAAAAATATATGGGGAAAAAGTGAAAAGGGTTATTGAAAATTCATTGAAAAGATACAGTCATATAAATACAATATTAAAAAGAATTAATAGTGAATGTGGGGAAAATAATAATATTTGGAATATCCTACCAGATGAAATGAAATTGAAGATTTTGGATTCATTAACATTAGATGATTTATTGAAATTAATGATTCTATTCAAAAAGAGAAAAACTTTACTGTTTTTATAAAATATGTAGAAAAAAATGTAAAAAAAATATTGAACTATTGTGTGGAGTTATTTGTTTTAATCATTGATAAAATGGATAACTCATCTACTACTTTATCATCTACTACTTTATCATCTACTACTTTATCATCTACTACTTTATCTACTATAGAAACATCTATGGATGAATCTACATCGATAATATCAACTATTACTACAATAATTCCAACAATAATTCCAACGTCGCAATCATCATCATCATCATCATCATCATCATCATCATCATCATCATCATCATCATCAATTACATATGATTATGAATATTATAATAATATAACTTATGAATTAATTAATATAAAAAATATGTGTATGTATCCAAGTATAACTGAATATATTAGAATTTTTTACATTATAATATTCATATTGGGATTATTTGGAAATGCAATGATAATAATGATTTTATTTCATAAAAAAATAAAAACAATCACGGATATCTATATATTCAATTTAGCAATTTCTGATTTAATATTTGTTATAGATTTCCCATTCATAATCTATAATGAGTTTGATCAATGGATATTTGGTGATTTTATGTGTAAAGTAATTTCTGTATCTTATTATATAGGATTTTTTAGTAATATGTTTTTGATTACATTAATGAGTATAGATAGATATTTTGCAATTTTATATCCAATAAGTTTTCAAAAATATAGAACATTTAATATTGGATTAATATTATGCATTATTACATGGTCATTATCATTATTGATAACATCTCCAACTTATTTTATATTTGAATCAAGTAATATGATATATAGTAAACAGGATTCAAATGAAACAATATCAAATTATCAATGTACTGTTATAGAGGAAAGAGAAAATACCAATATTTCATTTCTTAAAAGGATGTTACAATTTGAAATTAATATATTGGGAATGCTTATTCCTATAATTATCTTTGCTTTCTGTTATATAAAAATTATTTTAAAATTAAAACAATTAAAAAAATCCAAAACGAAATCTATAAGGATAGTATCAATAATCATTGTATGTTCATTAATTTGTTGGATACCATTAAACATTGTTATTTTAATTGCTACAGTTTATAGTATGCAGAGTTTTAATTCGATAATTAGTGAAAATATTTGTAATTTCATTAAAGTTGGATACGCTATGATGTTAACAGAGGCCATTTCATTAACACATTGTTGTATAAATCCATTAATATATACATTGATTGGTGAAAATTTTAGAATGCATCTTTTAATGATTTTTAGAAATCTATTTACAAATACAAAATTCTCTTTTCGTAAATCATCTATAAGTAGTAGTATTATTTTTTAAAAATAGTTGATTTATTATTAAATATAAATAATGATAAACATTTTTTTTTTTCATATTTGATTGTTATTGTTATTATTTCAACATCATCTATAGATGAAAAAAATAAATATATGCAGGAATTATTCAATAATCGTAAAAAAGAAATATCAGATCTCATATTAAATAAATTAAATTTAAAAAATATACCCACATTGCCACAATCTGATATATTTCCAAGTATTGATATAATAAATTTATATAATGAATCTGTTAATATATTTGGAGATGATAAATATGAAGAAATAGATTATTCTACAGAATTTGAAACATTATTACCGAAAACATATAAAATAACTGAAGATGGATATTCATGTATTGATTTTGATATGACTAATATTCGTATTGAAACAAATAGAGATAGTTCAAGAATATTGAAATCATTATTGATATTAGATTTTTATGAATTATTAATAGAAAATCAAAAAATATTAGTTTTTAAACGATCATCAACAACAGGTAATTTTTTATATTCACAAGATGGCCTTAAAGATCCAGCAACTGATAAAATTATTTTCAATATTTATAATTTTATGTCTTCATCCATAAACCATGAAACAAATTTATTGATGTTTTGTTTTGTATTAAGAGTTAATAAAAAAAGTATAAATGAACGCATTCAAGATATGGCAAAATTAAATATAAGTAATATCAATAATCCACATATATTACTTTTAAAAAAAAAAAATAATAATATTAGAACTGTTAGGCATGTTATGGACTCATGCGAATTATCATCTACATGTTGTTTAGTAGATTTTTATATAGATTTTAAAAAAGATATGGGTTGGAATTGGATTTATAAACCAGAAGGATACCATGCTAATTTATGTATAGGAAATTGTAATCATAAATTAATTAATATGCCATATAATTATGCATTTAAACATAATGTATTTTGTTGTGCACCAAAAAAGATGAAATCATTAATTATTGCATATTATGAAGGACGTAAATATAAGGTTGATAACTTAAAAAATATGAAAATTGTTTCATGTGGTTGTTGAATATATTGGATAATGAAAAAATAGGTATATATTTAATAGGAGGTGATATTGGATTATTCAAATATGTCATCTTTATACGAATATATCGCTTATTCAAAGAATATAAAACAAAAAACATTGAAGTTTCTATTTAAATGTGGTTATGATGTGAATGAAGTATATAGGGGTAACAATATTTTGCTTAGATATTTGAAAAGACATGACATAAAACCAAATATAGTTCAATTATTAATTGATAATGGTGCAGATATTAATTACAAGGGATTAATAGAAACACCACTATGTGCCTTTTTAAATAACAGAGAAATAACGGATATAAAAAAATATAAGAAAATATTAAAAATTTTATTGGATTATGGTATAGATACTAATTTAAAAACTATAAACGGAATATCGCCCATAGTATGCTTTATATATAATTCTACAATAAATAATTCAGAAATATTAAGATTATTATTATCAAAAGGATTAGATATAAATGAAGTAAAAAATTTAAGTGGTTATAATGTATTACATATGTATCTTGAAAATCCATCAATATCCAAAGATGTTATAAATATATTAATAAATTCGGGCATAGATATTTTAGAAAAAACTATATTATTTCATTTAGCACCGATAAATGTCTATATCAGAAATGATATCAACAATATATCAATTGATATGATGAAATTTCTCATCAAAAATGGTTGTAAAATAGAAAATAATGATTTTATATTATCAGAATCTGTTCTTGATTCATTTCTTGATACTCATAAAGCGTTGTATAAAAAGGAGATGAAAATTTTAAATTTTATTTTAAAATATATAAAGATAAATGTAAAAGATAAATTTGGTTTTAATCCATTACTATCGTCAGCAAAATATGATAATTATGAAGCGTTTAAATATTTATTAAATCTAGGAGATGATATAAATTCTGTATCATCAGATGGAGATACATGTGCTACATTTGCTATAAAACATGGAAATATATTAATGCTTAATCATATATTAGGATTAAAACCAAATAATAATTTTATAAAAAATACATTTAATTATTTTTCAAAAAATAATATAGATGATGTATTTTATAGTAGTAAAAAATATATCATGATGATGGTATTGATGGAATATTCATTTACCATATATCCAACATTTTATAAAAATTGTGCTGATATAATAGTTGCATATTCAGATTTTATATCAAGATGTGAGAAAGATTTAAATATTATGAAGAAAGAATTTGTAAGTAAAAATCTTTCTGTTTATGATTTAGTCTTTAATAACAAAAATGATATCATACCGTTTAAATTTTTGACTTGTAAAAACTTAACAAAATTTAAATTTTCTATATTGTATGGAAATAAAATTAATGCATTAATATATGAGTCTTGGCAACATTATAAATATAAAAATAAAGTTAATGATGTTCTTGAGAAATATTGTAATAAGAATAATTATTGGATGAAAATACCAATAGAAATTCGATTATTAATTTTGGATTTCTTAACAGTCAATGATTTTAAAAGAATAATAAAATTTGATAAATCTATACTCAATAGGTTCCGTAGTCAAATATTGAAATAGTACCTTTTTCTTTTAATGAGAGATATTTTTTTTAACAAATGTCTCTTTTATACAACTATATATGTACTTCAAAAACCATCGATATTTCTATTGTAAAATATTATATAGAGAATGATGATATTAAAAAGCACATCGATGAGAATGATATGATGCAAGTCTATCTAAGAAGATCTGATATCACGTTTAAAGTATTTAAATTGTTAGTAGCATATGGTGGTAATTTACATTTTGATAAAGGAATTTTAGATTCTCCTCTTTCAACATTTTTGGCAAATAAACATATAAAATATATACCCTCTAAGGATGTAAAAAAAATAATAAAGTTAATGCTAAACAAAGGCATAGATATAAATAAAATCTCTAGATATGGCCTTAGTCCTTTTATGTACTACATAAGAAATCAAATAATAAAAATTGACATGTTAAATTTTTTAATAAAAAATGGAGCGGACATTACTAAAAAAATAAAAAATGGGAATAATATATTACAAATATATTTAAGTAACGATTCTGTAAATTTTAAAATAGTAAAATATCTTATAGAAATGGGATTAGATCCTGGGGAAAAAAATAAAAATGGATGTAATTCAATAGATATATTCATTAGGAATAATAATTGTAATTGTGATATGAGTATTTTAAATTTATTGTTTTTAAAGATAAATTATGATATATATAAAAAATCGGATATTTATATGTCTGCATTAGATATATTTTTGGAATATAGTGATGAAGATTCGGATTATATAAAATCTTTAAATGTAATAAATTTTATTCTTTCAAACATTTCAATTAATGAAAGAGATAGATTTGGAAAAACTCCTATAATGTATGCTACATGTAATAAAACATTTTTTAGATATTTTATTAAGTTAGGATCTGATATAAATGTATATTCTGATGATGGAACCACATGTGGTTCATTAGCGATAATAAATTGTGATGATTATATATTTGATACATTTATCCATTCTAATCTTAGTTTAGAAACTATAGAAAAAACATTTGAAAATGTATTTTCAAAACATTTATACGCTATTTTAAACTGCAATACAAAAATTAAAATGATAAAAAAATTAATAGTCAAAACTTTTATGTTAGATCCATTATTTTATAATAGATTTGATGTGTTAGATAAATATTTTAAATCATTTATCGATAAATATAAAAAACCAATTGAGAATATGTGCAATGATAAAATAAAAGGCTTATCAGTGTATGATATAATTTTTGGTAACAATGAAATAAGCATGAATATAATCTATACAACTAATTGTTTGATTACAAAATATATCAACAGTGAATACAAAAAATGGGTAATAAAGGCAATTGAAAATTCTAAAAAACGAAAATTTGATATAGATGAAATATTAATGTACATATACAACAGTTATTATTTATCATCGTTACCGATAGAATTACAAATGAAGATTATAGACTTATTGGATGATAAAACATTAAGGAAATTAAAACATGTACTAAAATATTAACATTGAAAAATAAGTTAATGATTTGCAAACGAAAGTTTTTTTTAACAACCATGGCAGTTAGTAATTTGTATAAATATGTAACCTATTCAGATGTGGTTATCTTTAAAACTGTAAAATTACTCATAGGGACGTATAATCCCAGTGAAACACATAAACAATTTTCTATATTTCAGAGATATTTACAACGTCCGAACTTGTCCACCAAAATAATCAAATTATTCATAAAACATGGAGCAGATGTTGACGGATTAGATGCGGAGATGTCTACTCCATTATGTACTATATTAACAAATATAAAAGATTATAAAACTAAACCATTGAATATTATTTTATTATTTATCGAAAATGGTGCAAACATAAACAAAAAAACTTTAGACGGAAATAATCCATTATGTTGTATGTTATCAAATAAATATATAAACTCACTTGAAAATATAATATTTATGATAGAAAATGGAGCGGATGTTTTTGCAAATGATAATAAAAATTTTAATACATTACAAGTATATTTACAATCCGGATGTAATATAGATATAAATGTTATAAAATTATTACTCGATAAAGGTGTTAATATAAATCAACATAATAATGAATATGGATATACTTCATTACATTGTTATTTTAAAACAAATGTAAGTTGTTTAGATGTAGATATTGCAAAATTTTTAATTGACAATGGATTAATTATTAATAAATTTAATAAACAAAATAGAAAAAATTTTATTTATGTGATAGATTTGCTCATACTCAATAAAAAATTTAATAAAGACATATTTGATCTTATATTTTCATATATAGATATAAATGATTATGATGTTTTAAACATTAATCCAATATACTATTCAATTTATTATAATAATAAAAAAGCTTTTAGATACCTATTAAATGCTGGAGGAGATATAAATATCGTTACTAGTCTTGGTAATACTTGCTTATATACAGCATTTGAAAATGAAAGTAAATACATGTTTAACTCTATTTTAAATTCTTTTCCCAATAACAATGTAATGGAACAAACATTTTATAGACTTAATACATATGTATCTAATAAGGAAAATACTACATTTGATGAATTAGAATTATTATTAATAAGAAAATGTATAGCATATTTCATATTATATAATAAAGACTATAATATAAAACTTTATTATCCGTATATTTTTACACATTTCAAATATTTTATAAAATATTGTAAAAAAGTGATTGATGAATTATCTAATACATATGTGGAAAACATTTCCATATTTGATATATTTTTTAAATATAAAAAATTTAAAAGTGTTCCAATAAAGTATGTGAAAAATAAAAAAATAATTGGTTATTCTCAATTGTTTTATTATGGAGAAATTATACAAAAGATTTTAAATCTATCAAAACGCAGATATAATAATATCAATAAAACTATATTATTAATAACTAAAATATGTGACAATGAGTTAAATTATTGGAATTATTTACCAAACGAAATTAAATTTAAAATTATTGATAATTTGTCTAATAATGAAATACTGGAAACTTTTTTTTAAAAAAATAAATAGAAAAATAATAAAAAATAAAGTAAATGGAAATTTTTAAAGATCTATTAAAACATAATCCTAATTCTAATATTTTCTTTTCTCCTATATCTGTATCTTCTGCATTACATTTATTACTATTGGGTACAAATGGTGAAACAGCAAAACAAATTTCGTCTGTATTAGAACCTAAAAATGAAAACCTTAAAAAACTTATTGTTGCAAATAGAATATATTGTGATTGGAGATTAAACATATTAACATCTTTTATAGATAAAGTACGAGATGACTATGTGCTGGTAAACTTTGATCATAATCCCGAGAGCATAATAAATTTAATAAATGATTGGGTCAGAGAAAAAACAAATAATAAAATATGTAAAATAATAAATAATATAGGATTTAATACTAAACTATTAGTTGTAAACGCTACATATTTTAAATCTAAATGGAGGGTTCCATTTTCAAGGTATAATACCCACCAAGCAAAATTTTGGAATAGTAACACTAATTATAAAAATGTATGTATGATGTACAACTTTGGCACATATGCCTTTTCATATATAAAGGAATATAAGATAAAAGTTATAGAAATTCCATATGCGGATGATTATAGTATGGTAATAATATTGCCGGATGAAATAGATGGATTATATTATTTAGAAAATCAATTATCGACAAAAAATATTTTAAAATGGTTAGACACTACAAAACTAAAAGATGTTAATGTCATGATCCCTAAAATTAAGATGGAAAAATATTACGATCTCAAGGATAATTTAAAAAGAATAGGTATTACAGATATATTTACGGATAATGCAAATTTTGAAAATATGACATCGACAGATCATAATAATATTTTCATATCAAAGTTTTGTCACAAAGCATGCATAGAAATTGATGAAGATGGGACAGAAGCAGCCGCAGCAATAGGTATATGTGTCACTGATTGTGCATGTGTTTCTTATAAAGATTTCTATGCAACTCGTCCATTTATATTTATCATTAAAGATGATAGTTCATTTTTATTTATGGGAAAATTTTATTCTCCATAAATATATAAAATGATATCATATATTATAAATCCAATACTAAATATTTTTTATTTTATGATAAGAAAAATTTCTGGGATAATATCTTTATTATTGATGAGAACGATTATCTTTCTCTTTAAGTTAATTAATCCTTATCCAAACTTTCCAAATTTATTATCACCTATGAAAATGCTATCTATAGATAGTTGGAATATATTTGGAGGAAAGCCACAGCCAAAAACTTCGGGATTCTTAAGTTATTTGAACCCGTTTAAGAAGGAGGAACCTCCGAAAAAAGGATTTTTTTCAGGACTATTCGGATAAAAATGAATTTATACTCCATTTAATACGGCAGTCGATTCTGTTGCATCGCATCGAATCGAAATGGATAATACACTACTACTTCTTCTTTTAAATTTTATAGGATTGATTCATTATTCTAATTCTATAGCTATTCAAAGATGTAATGAAGATGAAGAAACAACATGGGAAATAGAGGTAGGGTTATGCATCACTACAATAGATGATTTTAAAGCCTCCAATACTGGATGTAACATGGTATACGGACCAGGAGGTCTAATAAAAGAGGGTAATGGGTTTAGAATTTTCATCCATGACGAATGTGATGACACAAATACGAATGAATTTATTGTAAAAAATGTAGATGAAGCAGTATACGGATTAGGCAGATATGTATATACAGAAATGTACACCAGAAATTTGTCACATATAGAACTAGCACCAAAATGTTCTAAAAAAATACACGTAATAGTGTCTTGTGATGAAGTGAGTAGTGAATTAACATATAGACAAGAAAAGCATGAGTTTGGTGAAAGTGAGGTGGAAGTTACCATTAAAATAGATAATACGTGTATTCAACATAGTTCATCTTTGGTTCAAGTTAGATCGCTTTGTGAAAAGAAATTGAAACCCGTCGCCTCTAAATACATCTTTTCAAGCAATATTGGGAAATTAACTTGTGGATTTGGGACGGTAGAAAATCATAATAAATATCTAAAACCTTGCCATCATGGATCATTTGACAGATCGAAATATAATAAGCATCAACATGAACACATAAAGAAAATTTTTTATTATGATGAATTATAAATTTGATGAAAAAGTATTATATTTTAAATAATAATATAATGTTGGATTTGGGGTTCTGTATCTTGAAATCCTTACACAGATTCAACATTGTTTTTTCTCCAGAATCGTTAAAAGCCTTCCTGCATGTATTATATTTAGGTTCTGAAAGAGAAACAAAAAATGAATTGAGTAAATATATAGGAAGCGCATATTCCCCTATACGGAAAAATCATATTCATAATATTACAAAAGTGTATGTGGATTCTCACCTACCTATACATTCCGCATTCGTAACATCTATGAATGATATGGGAATTGATGTGATACTCGCGGATCTCGCGAGTCACGCAGAACCTATACGGAGATCTATTAATGAATGGGTTTATAAAAAAACAAATATTGTTAACTTTTTACATTATATGCCCGATACGTCTATTTTGATTATAAACACCGTACAGTTTAATGGATTATGGAAATATCCCTTTTTACGTAAAAAAACTACGATGGATATCTTCAATATAGATAAGGTTTCCTTTAAATACGTAAATATGATGACGACGAAAGGTATATTTAATGTGGGTAGATATCATCAGTCTAATATCATTGAAATTCCTTATGGCAATTGTTCACGGTCGCATATGTGGATCGTATTTCCAGACGCTATATCTAACGACCAATTGAATCAACTAGAAAACATGATGCATGGCGATACGCTAAAGGCATTTAAATACGCATCGAGAAAAAAGTATCTAGAGCTCTCCATTCCTAAGTTTAGAATAGAACATTCTTTTAACGCGGAACATTTACTGCCTTCTGCAGGGATTAAAACATTGTTCACAAATCCCAATCTTTCGCGTATGATTACACAAGGGGATAAAGAGGATGATCTATATCCTCTTCCCCCATCCGTATATCAAAAAATTATTCTTGAGATAGATGAAGAAGGAACAAATACAAAAAATATAACAAAGAAAATGAGATATAATACTCAAGAAGATACATACCAACATCTCTTTCGCATTGAATCCATATACGTGAACCGTCCCTTCATCTTTATAATAGAATATGAAAATGAAATTCTCTTTATAGGTAGAATATCCATTCCCCAATAATTATTATATTTCATGTCTAATAAATTATGGCGGAGAAACCTGAGTTTTCTATTTTTTTTTAGTTTGGTGGATTTCCTCCCTCGTTCACAAAATTATTTTTGGGATATGGAAGTGTGTGAGAGGGACGATAGTATTAATTCTTAAGGTTATAGGATTCATCGCATATGCATTGAAAGGATTTTGTCAATTATTGATAAATAGCTTTGCAAAAATCTGCATGCTATGCATATTTTATTTATCTAGATTATGCAATCTAATTATATACAGTCTGTATTCTCTATCGATGTATCCTATGAAAAAATTAATTTCTTTTATGTTTGGAGAACTAAATCCGTTTCATGATGTACTTCCGGATCCACATAAAAAAGATGACGATGCGGAAATCTTTCCCGATGATGAAAAAATATATTTACCCATCATGCCTCCGGAACCGAATCCCACCCCCAATATAAAACCCAAACTTAAGGAACAAGCGGAAAAACCCCCAATATCGGAATCCAACAATGGCGCTGGCGTTGTGGAAAAGGCTATAAAGCCCGAAGAGGATAGATTTAATGGCGTATTTGATTTTATGAAAATGCCTAATCCATTCAAACGATACTACGAATATTGTTACCCTTATCCCTATAAAAAAGCAAAAACTCAACCGAAAAAGGTTGAAGAAAAAATTGAGAAAAGTTTTTTAGAGAAGATGGTTGAAATGGTTGAATAAATAATATAAGATGAAAAATAAATTCGAGACATATACGTTTATAACAGCCTTCCGCTGTTATATTTCTTTTACAATAAACAAATATGGAACATCAATACCATATTGTTAACTATGCATATTGTGATGAATTTACTGAATCCGACGATATAACGGTGGCCATTGCCGATTATTTATATTGGTCATCCAAAGAATTTCGTAGTAGAGATAGAGCCGGAAATGTGTTCGTTGCTCTTGAATCATTTAAACAGGAAGCTATAGAAGTATTTGGTAAAGATTTGACAACATTTGTAAAATTATTATTCTTGGATTCAAAAGAGGGATTTAATCATGCAAAATCTTTTATTGGTCTTTCCTTGGAAAGGGAAAACCTTACACAAGAAGCCTGTGCAATCGTCGGTCTATTAGCAAAAGCCGCAGAATATTGGGGTGGTGAATCTATTCCCACACGCGCCTCTGCTAAGGTTCTAATGTTATTGGGTGAATTATTAACATTCGAAGATTTGACATCTGTAAAGGCAATATTGATTAATAGAATGCTCAAAATATAAATTTTATAAAGTTGTTATACTAAATGTTTTTATTTGATGTATAAATTATCTTTCCCATACCTTCATAAAGGAATAAAACATTTTATCCCTTTCCCATACCTGAATAAAGGAATAAAGGAATAAAACATTTTATCCCTTTCCCATACCTGAATAAAGGAATAAAACATTTTATCCCTTTCCCATACCTGAATAAAGGAATAAAGGAATAAAACATTTTATCCCTTTCCCATACCTGAATAAAGGAATAAAGGAATAAAACATTTTATCCCTTTCCCATACCTGAATAAAGGAATAAAGGAATAAAACATTTTATCCCTTTCCCATACCTGAATAAAGGAATAAAACATTTTATCCCTTTCCCATACCTGAATAAAGGAATAAAGGAATAAAACATTTTATCCCTTTCCCATACCTGAATAAAGGAATAAAGGAATAAAACATTTTATCCCTTTCCCATACCTGAATAAAGGAATAAAGGAATAAAACATTTTATCCCTTTCCCATACCTGAATAAAGGAATAAAGGAATAAAACATTTTATCCCTTTCCCATACCTGAATAAAGGAATAAAGGAATAAAACATTTTATCCCTTTCCCATACCTGAATAAAGGAATAAAGGAATAAAACATTTTATCCCTTTCCCATACCTGAATAAAGGAATAAAACATTTTATCCCTTTCCCATACCTGAATAAAGGAATAAAACATTTTATCCCTTTCCCATACCTGAATAAAGGAATAAAACATTTTATCCCTTTCCCATACCTGAATAAAGGAATAAAACATTTTATCCCTTTCCCATACCTGAATAAAGGAATAAAGGAATAAAACATTTTATCCCTTTCCCATACCTGAATAAAGGAATAAAACATTTTATCCCTTTCCCATACCTGAATAAAGGAATAAAGGAATAAAACATTTTATCCCTTTCCCATACCTGAATAAAGGAATAAAGGAATAAAACATTTTATCCCTTTCCCATACCTGAATAAAGGAATAAAGGAATAAAACATTTTATCCCTTTCCCATACCTGAATAAAGGAATAAAGGAATAAAACATTTTATCCCTTTCCCATACCTGAATAAAGGAATAAAGGAATAAAACATTTTATCCCTTTCCCATACCTGAATAAAGGAATAAAACATTTTATCCCTTTCCCATACCTGAATAAAGGAATAAAACATTTTATCCCTTTCCCATACCTGAATAAAGGAATAAAACATTTTATCCCTTTCCCATACCTGAATAAAGGAATAAAACATTTTATCCCTTTCCCATACCTGAATAAAGGAATAAAACATTTTATCCCTTTCCCATACCTGAATAAAGGAATAAAACATTTTATCCCTTTCCCATACCTGAATAAAGGAATAAAACATTTTATCCCTTTCCCATACCTGAATAAAGGAATAAAACATTTTATCCCTTTCCCATACCTTCATAAAGGAATAAAACATTTTATCCCTTTCCCATACCTGAATAAAGGAATAAAGGAATAAAACATTTTATCCCTTTCCCATACCTGAATAAAGGAATAAAACATTTTATCCCTTTCCCATACCTGAATAAAGGAATAAAGGAATAAAACATTTTATCCCTTTCCCATACCTTCATAAAGGAATAAACCCATCATTCGGGTAGTTTTATTCTATTGTTTTTATCTTTTTTTTAGGTATATAAATTATAAAATTAATAAAAAATAATAGATGTT